ATAAATGATGCTCCAAATATTTTTTCACATTCAAATATACCTTCACTATGGTGTCTAAACATTCTATGTTTACTATGTCCAATCCATGCCTTAGTTTCATCAAACCATTCATGAATAGCCTGATAGTCAGACACTTGACCTCTCCATTTTCTAACAGATGACTTGCAATGCTCTAAAGGATGACTCATTATTTCTTATTTTTCTCAAATAAATTACCAGTATGAATAAACTCTTCATAATCAGTAACTCTTATACTATTTTGAATCTCATAGGTACCTTCTTCTACATCAATATTTACATGTCCAAAGCCACCATCATTGTTCCACCAGTCTTCAATGTCATTTAATAACATCTCTTGACAGTAGTCTTCAAGTAATGTATATAACTCTGAGTTATAATCATTTAAATCAGTTGCATCACTAGTCCATCCTTGGAGGTCATCAAAATCAGTATCTGAATTAGTACTTATTTTTATAGCTTCAATAGATCCCTCATCTCCACCTCCATCATAACTTACACATACCTTTTTAATACCTGCATTTACTAAACCAATCATAATTGATTCTAATTTATTTTCAGCCATAACTTTTTATTATTTAAACTTATAAAATTTACCAAGTATATTCCCATTAAGAAACTCCTCTTTCTCAAGCACTTCATATTTAAATTGATGCTTTACTTCTTGATAAGTCAATTCTGTTGCTGAGTAGCAAATCATTAGAATTTCCCTTTTAATTTTACATCCAGCTTTATGAGCTTCTTTTAATTGTTGATTACTACTATGGTAAGCCATAAAGTTAGGTTTAGTAACCCTAGTGTATTTCTTTAGTCTTTTATCAGTAGTTTGAGCTAATGCTTTTTTACCCATAGGTTTCTTGATATTAGCAAAGAAATTCTTCTTACCAATATATGCATAGCTATTACCATTTAATATTACTGACATATGATATACAAAACCAATAGCTCCTTCAGGAATATGTGAATCATTGAATTCCTGGCCCTTATGTATCCAACTCATAATCTTAATTTTTATGCATCACCTTTTGACATAATCTTAACACCAGCAAATCCTGCATTATTATTCAATAATTCTAATATTTTTCTTTGATCATCATCATCTGCATACTTTTCTAATATTTCTATAAGAGTAGTTACAGCTGATGCAATATGTAATGGTGTTATACCATCAATGTTTACCTTTTTAGTAAATGATCCTGGATTATCTTTTTTGAATTTATATTCAATTACAATCTTGCCTTTCATGTATTGCTTTTTTTAATAGTGGAAATAATTCTTCTTTTACTTTTTGTAACCCGTGCACTTTAATTGAATCTGAGACATCTTTCTCCATATCTAATATGATATAATTAAGACCATATCTTTCTTTATATTTCTTCATAGAACTGATACCTGCTTCATCATTATCAAATAGTACACATATACTTTTATATTTCTCTTTAAGCTTATCTATACTAGATTCTTTAATCATAGTATTTTCACTGTCTGGAGCAATACATTCAACATTGTTAAACATAAGTTTATTAAATGCCATTACATCTTTGAGAGATGACGTGATAACTAAATAGTCTTTAGTCAATGTTAATTGCTGTGAACCTTGAGTATAATTACCCAACTTTAAGAACTTTTTATTCATATTCTTAGGCTGATAAATTTTATACATAGTACCATCACTCTTAAAATAACCATACAGATACAATCCATTAATAGTTATTTCAGATACTGTACCATCAAGTTCAGTTCTTGTCATTTTATAATATTCTAGTGGAGATACATTATATGCTTCTAACATGGTAGAACCTATATAATATTGTCCCCAATACTTTTGATCAAAGTTACTCCAGTGCCTAATAGTATAATCAGATACTTTATAATTTTCATATATTTTAATTTCAGGTTGCTTATAAGATTTATTATCACCAAGATATGTCTTATAATCATTAAGTATCTTAAATGATGCAGATGCTCTATCTTCAATATTAAATATATTCTGTACTAGAGTAATAGAATCACCTTGAATACTTGATGAAAAGTCTTTAAACTTATATGTCATTGTAAAAGCATCCATATAAACTATCATTGATGGAGTCTTCTCTGTTTTAAATACTGATTTAATCTTAATCTGTTGACCATCTAACTGTTCTGTTAGATTTAAATAATGCTCAAAGATCCATGTTGTTGGAACATCTTTGAATTGCATTGCACCTTTTGTAGAAATCATAATATTTAAATTTAATAATAAAAAGGGAGCCCTTTTACTGACTCCCTTTAAACTTATTAGTCTAAATCAAAGTCAGAAGCTACCTTACTTGGTACTGCAAAGTCATCATCACCGTTTCCAAATGATTCAACTTTCTTTGCTTCTAGTTTTTTAAGATGATCAGTTTCACTATATAATAAGTGTTTACCTGATCCAAGTTTAGCAAATGCATAACCATTCTTAGAAGATTTTGGTAAAAATAAGTCATAATTTGTATAACCTGTTTTACCTTCATATTCTTTTCCTGCAATACAGAAATCTAAATACTTATCTTTAAATGGAGCTGTTTCATTAAATGCATTAATGAAATCTTCAATAGTATCATGCACATTATCTTGAGTATCAAACCATTCAGTCATGTCTAATGCTGTACAAACAGATTTTAAGAATACTAATATAGAATTATCTCTATAGATTTGTATTCCAGATTTAGTCTGACCATCAGCAAATGCATACTGACCAGCTTTTACTCTACCAATTTGACCTTTATAATGACCAGCATCTGGCATATCTTTATTCAACATAAAACCTTCAAACCCCTCAATTGGTTCAGTTTCTACGTTTAAAGTTATAACTATTGCTCCTGGTATGAATTTGAAGTCTTCTGCTACTACACTATTGATTTTCAATTTGTGATTACCTGGTGTGATTGTTTTTGGTAATCCACTTCCTCCTGCACTTACGTCTTTAGTTCCTATTGCCATGTTTTCTTATTTTTTATATTATTAATTATTTATATACTTCATCCCAGTGAGTTACTACATCACCTTTATCATTAACTTCACTCAATACTATCTCAGCATTTCTCAAATGATCTGGTCTAGCACCACAAGTAGTCTCTTCATTAGTTTTAAAACTCAAGATAACCTTGTTACCTTTTCTGAACATATAACCAATTGCATCTGCATTTGCGCAGATTAAAGACTTGATCTTACCAGTCAAATCAATATTTGCTGACATTACCATCTCACCTTTATCATCTACCTGCTTATCTTTGATATGCCCAGATAGAATAACGTGCTCTGCAAGAGTATCAACATAGTTTAAAATATCAAAAAATGCTTCTCTTATGTACAAATAACCTGCACCATTAGGTAAAGTAATTACATTATCACCGTCAAAGTTTTTACCCATTGGTGTTGCTCTGTACTTTTTTACTGCTAATGGAGCTACCATTTCTTCTAATGCAGTTACGGTATCAATAGTAATAAACTTATAAGGTTTACCTGCAGCTATTACTTGTTTACCAATCTCTAATAACTCTTTTAAATTATTAGCTTTTACTTTCAGTGCATCTACATAATCAGTCCCATTCTCCAAATCAATGATTAAATTGTTATCCAACCCTGCAAAAGCGGTAGTTTTACCAGTCTTAGGCTTTGAATAGACAATTAATCTCTTTGGATTCACTCTTGTAGCACTTACTTTTTTAGTAGGCAATACTAATCCTTCACTCATACTTTTACTTTATTAAATCATTTAACCATTTCTTATTGCTTACTGGTTTCTGTAATAATATAGCAGCTAGATCTCTTACAGTTAAACTGCTTAGAGGTGCATCTAAATCTGCATCCATTATCCCATCAAAATCAGGAAACAATCCTTCTACTTCAGTCTTTGTAGGTTCAGTCTTCTTAGTTTCAGCCGTTACTTTTATCAATTCAGATACAGGAATTAAATACCTCACATGACCTTGGCCATTTGGTTCAGTAGTTTCATACTCCTCATCATAAAATGGATTATATTTCCATTTATACAGTGTTCTTGTTGGGTCTTCAGACTCAAGAGCTATACTAGTATACTCAGTATAAATATCTTGATCTCTACATAATTCACTTTTAAAGAATCCCATGTGCAATTCATCTTTGCCATAAGGTCTATAAGCACATTTAGGAATATATAATGGATTAGATACTCCTAATGCATTAAATACCTTTTGATGATATTTCATCAATTCTTCAGTCTTCTCTTTTCTGTTAAATCCACTGGTCTGATTACCACCTTCTTTTGTTGTTAATGCCATATATTATTTATTTGGTACCTATTCTTTTCTCTTGCTGTGCTGGAGTATTCATTTCTGCAATCTGCATCTTTTCAAACTCAGCTCTGAAGAAACTTAATCTGGTATCACCATTTCTACATTTAAGAAAGTGTAATACCATTACTCTATCATTTTCTATTATAAATCTATCAGGACCATAGAATCTGATCTTCTGTTTTGCAGGTCTATTAATTCCTATTACAGTATCTGCATGTTGTAATAACGCATCAGCACCAAATATATCTGATTCTAATACATAATTACCATACTTACCGTCCTCTGACCTTTCAGGATTATCAATATTTCTATTCAACTGACTTAATATAATAAAAGCAATAGGATATATTCTTTTGAGACCTGTTAATGCCTCACCAAGATTATTTAACGTTTCATTCTTGTCTTTTTCAGTCTGTGCTTTCTTTATCAGTAAAGAGTGATCTAATGATATTAGAGTTTTCTTATACTTTCTTACACCTTCATCTGATACCTCAGAATAATGTGCCATATACTCATGTATAGTTTTAATAAATTCATCTACAGTACATGGTTTTTCTACAATGTCAATTGGATACTTAACCTTTTCTTTAGCATAATCATAACATTTCTGTAAATCTTCTGGACTTAATGTTCCATCAGCACTACATAGATACTTATATGATCTACCAATGATACTTGAGTATTCTCTAATTGCAGATGATCTTGCAAGCATCTCAAACTGAAACTGCAGAACTCTAAAGTCATCTGCTGGATTAAGTATAAAAGATTCTCTTACAATTTGCTCTACTATTAAAGTCTTACCACTAGCAGGTCTACCACCAATAACAGTCATAGTATTCCATTCAATACCATCAGTCATTGCATCATTAAATTTAGGCCACGGTGTTCTTAGACTTTTAATATCACCAACCATTCTTCCCTTTAGATAATGCAAGGATTCTTGAAAGCCTTCTTTCTGGCTATTCCATTTGAGATTATCTTCTTTTTTCTTAAGGGCCATATACAATTATTAAATAACTTTTACTTTTACTCTGTTGAAAGTAGCATGCATGATGCTAATTATTATCTCAACCACTATAAAATTAATCATACTGATCTCAATAATAAATGCATCAGTAACTACGTATGCAAACAGAGTTCCCACTATTGCACATAGCAATAAGGATAACCTGGACATTTTACGCATTATACAACTTTTTCTTTAAAATGTGTTTGTGACGGATCCTCAGATCCATTTAAGAGCATATCACAATAATTAGCTAACTCAGAGTCATATGTTTTATCTGATCCTTGCTTTCTAATAAAATACTGTGAAGTTCTCATGTACTTGTATCCTGTAGCTTCATACTCATCAACATAAAGCTTAGTAGCATTTAATACAGTTTCCCAACTATAAGCATGAGAATCAAAAAACCACCTAAAATTATTCTCTAAATTCTTCTTGTCTGACCTAGCATACTTACCACTTGGGAGTTTAAATTTAGGAAAAATATCTAGATATTCATCTATGTTTTCTATAAATTTATCACCCATTATTACTGTGCTAGTCTTCTTTTTACTTGTCTTGAAGAATGTTTCTAATTCTTGTATTAGCATTACTGATTTACCGCTTAATGTTACATCAGCTTCTAGCCAATCTCCTGACTCTAAGCGTTTTATCTCTAATGCATCATTTACAAAATCATTAGTTTTGATTTTATATTTAATACAATAGAGTATATACAATTGATTTGGACTCAGGTTTTTCTTAATTAATAGATTGAATATCTCATCCATATTACCATTTTATATCAAAGTTATAATTCTTTTTTGTAAGATCAGCTACCTTGTTGAAAACATCTTTGCAATCCCATTCTTTTAAGTGTGAATATGCAGCTGATGCAGGATGAGATACAAAGAATTTATAACAGTTATCATTAACATGAATTGAGTCTTCTTGTGCTTTCTTACCCATGAATACATAAGTCAATCCTGGATTATATGAATTAAGATAGTCTAATAAATAAGCCATCATAGGTTTCCATAACTCTGAATGAGATCCAGGTTTACCTATGGTACACGTAAAAGCACTATTAATCATAAGAATACCCTGATTACTCCATCTTTTTAGATCAATATCTGTAGATTCTAACTCACCATGGTAAACAGTTCTGTTTACTGCATCAAGTATATATCTAAGACTTGGTAATGCTTTCTTTTCAAAACTACACGAGAATGCTATCCCGTCTGCTTGCTCAATTCCTGAATAAGGATCTTGACCTATTACAACTACTTTAAGATCAGTATAAGGTGTTTCCTCAAATGCTCTAAACAAGTATTTCATAAATGGTGTAAATCTTTTATCCTCTTGTGAGTCTTTAATCAATTTCAATAAAATATTATCAAACTCAGTACTATATAAAAACCCTCTAAGCACTCTAGCCCATCCTGAATCAATAAGTTTTGCGTTTAATTTTTCTTTTATATCATTAATATCTATATTTGTTGTCATATTAATTTTAATTATACATTATGGCTGTTAAAGTAAAAGAACTAAAGGATGATGCTTTATTAAGTGTCCAAGTAAACAAAGCATATTACTTCATGTTGAAGAATACACTTTTTTACTTATTTAATCAGATTCAAGCTCAAGGAGCAGAAGCATCTGAGAAATCTATTGAAACAATTAAAGCTGCTGATTATTCAAAGATGTCACAAGTTGAACAGTGTTTCTACACTACAACTTTAATGATATCAGAAATTGAAAAAATATCTGTTGAACAAAACCTTTTTGATGAAAAAGAGGTTCTTGAACCAGGAGATGAAGGTTATGTAGAACCTACGCTAGATTAATATTATACTCTGCTCCAATTTCAATACATGCTTGAACAGCTTGAGATAACTCATCACTTGAACATTCACCAAATGATTTGCACATCTCAAGCTGTTTACCTTCATCATTTACATCAAAACACAATCCTGCTTGTTTCTTAACAAGCTTTTTCATTTCATCAAATGTATAACCAGACTCTTTTGCCATCTCTCTAATACATACATGTATCTTTGAGATTTGTGCATAAGAACCAGCTGTTCCTTTTATACTAATAAACATATCTAATTCTTCACCCTCTTTGATAGAGTCAACAAAGTTTTTATATGCTAGACCATCTTTCTCTGTAAGATATGTCATTTTTCCCTCTTTCTTCACAAATTTTGCACTGAACATACTTTTAAATTTTATAGGTTTAAACTTATAATGGTATTTTACTCCACTTTTTAAATAAATTGATAAGAGTTATTACATCATCAATATCTGTCATAGCAACACCCCAAGAGTGTTCATATACTTTCCATATATTGTTGTTTATTGTATCACTTTCATTTGATGTAAGAATTACATCAGAATTGATCTCATACTTGTAATAATAATAGTCATTCTTATTACCTGACTCTTCTTTAGATACAAATACTCTTTCAAAACCTGCTTCTTCTAGATCTTCTTTTCTCATTTTCTTGTATTTTTATCTTCTTTTAACAATTTCTCAATATGATCTTCAGCTTCCATTGCTGTAGAAAACAGTATGATAAACCCATCACAATCTTTTACATATTTCCAAAAACTAAAAATCCCTGCTTTAGTTTGCACAAAATACCCACCATATGAGTACTGTGACTTTAAAATTCTAAATCTCTTTTTCATATAACTACTGACCAAAGTATTTAATCAAACTCAGGATTCTTATAAAATCCACTCTTTGCTTTTTCTCTTATTACAGAATTGTTTAACAATCTGTGATTATGTTTTTTAATAATCCTTGAGTTGTTTTCAATACCTTTTCTTATGAGTTTTTTCTTTCTCATCATACTTGCCTTATTTGTTACTCTTTTATTAGCCCACTTCATCATCAATACTACTTTATATAGATCTTCCATAGCTTTAAATTTTAATTATTTACTTGTATACATTTGATATGCAATTATCAATAATGCTAAAATAACTAATATAAATAATTCAATCATGATTATTACTATTATATATTAACAATGTAATCTCATAAATACTTGGTGCACCTACAGTGCCGAATTCTTCATATATCTCTTCCATAATCTCTGAATTTAAAATATAACTCTTTCTCACCTAACTCAAATGCTAGGTTTCTAATATAACTCAACTGGTATATACTAGTTTTATCTACACTTTCCCATAAGTGCATCAATGCTTCTTTATTTGTCATCTTGTGTTAGTTTATCATAATACTTTTCTCCATATTGAGTACCATCAGTACCAAACATATCTTCATATGCAGATGCTGCAGCTTTAATTATCTGTTGTTTCTCCAGTATCATTGCTAATTCCCATACTCTTTGATTATGGTTAAAATCTAATTCAGAATATGGCTCAGATAATAAGTTTTCTTCTAACCATTTTAGTGCTATCTGTTTCATATTATAAAAATAAAGGTTTAGTAGCTAAATATTCTGCATGCTTATCAGCTTGTGTATATCCACCAGGATATGTTCCATCATAAACTTTTACTGTAAACCACATAAATAAAAATCTTACTTGTACATAATACTCAAGATCCTCATCATTTGCTACAAGTCTTACTCTTTTGCTGTATTTATATTCTACGGGATAATTCATCTTCTATATCATTAATTAAATAAACAGATTCAGTCCCTTTATCATTGCGGTACAAAGACTCCTCTCTAACCTTTCTATCCTTTATAATTACTTTCTTATCTGTTACTCCTAATAAGATATAGGATAACAATACTAATACAAATACTTTCATACTAATCTATTTGCTAATGATTTAATATACTCTTCTTCTTCAGTAGTTAATTGCAACAATCCAGTACTAATTTTATTTAAAGCATCTAATACATTTGCCTGATTTATTCCACATTTAGTATTATATCTCTGCATTAACCATTCTTGTACTTCTTCTACTTCAGCATTATCTAGAGTATCTAAATATTCTTCAGGATCAAAGTGTTCAGGTTTAATCTTTTCTCTATCAACTAAATATTCAATCACTTCAGTAATCTCTGAGTCATTACAGTTACCCATAAAATCATATACATCAATATCTACATCTACTACTATATTTACACCTACTTCTGCCATAACTTATTTTTTAAATTGTTCTATCCAACCATTAAACTTATTCTCTCTTGGATTATCCATTTGACCTAAGCAAAAAGCATTATATGCAATGAATCTTATATCATCATAAGTATACATTCTTTCAGCTTGCCATTTAGCACCCCTAATAAAATTCTTCCTTTTATCTCCATGTATGTGTCTATCTGCAGCTTCTTCTAATGTTTCCATACTATTTCTTTTTAGATTCATCAATTGCCATATTAGCAAATACAATATGTAATGTTACATCATCATCACATTTCTCACATCTATAGTTTGCTCTTGATCTTATATACCAACCTGCATTACAACATGCAGTTTTTATATCACTTATCTCCAGTTTCTTCTCTTTCTTCTTCATTTTCTCTTCTTTTAGCTATATAGTCATCCAATTTGATATCTACTGGAATATCATCTACATGTCCATACTGATTAATTAAATCAATATAAATCTCCTTTACTCTTCCCATAATTTTAATACTGATATGATTAATTGCTTTGCTCCATCACTTGGTTTATCAATCTTTTTAGATTTTAAATACCTTGTGAAGCTTGCTAACTGATGATGTGATAATGTTATTGATATAGTTGCTGCAGTAGTATTATAGTCCCGCGTTTTTACATCAAAATTATCAAAATCACATGGATACTTTTGTATTAATTCATTAACGTTTTTCAAAAACAGTTTATCTTTAATCTTATACAATTCAAATGCTGTCCTTTTAGCATGATTGATTGTACTCCTTGAAGTCAAGTTAGTATAAATAATGATTTCTTCCTCAGTTGCTTTAAATGTGTAGTAAAGAATAGCTATTAAATAGTTTCTTTTATCTACAATATGAGGAGCTTTTGTTTTTGGTTTACTGCTGATTTTTAATAGCTCATCAATTATATCCTGTTTGGAATAATTTATCATACTAATTCTAATTCTTCTTCTACTATTTCTACAGCCATATCTTTCTGATCTACCATGTCTTCTGGTAAAAATCTCTTAGCATCATAGAACTCATAAGGAAAACATCCCTCTAAGTTTACCTCCTCAAGATCAAATCCAAGTGTATTGGCTTGTATACCCATTTTTACAACTCTCACTACTGTGTAAGCTTTACCTTTTTCTATCCATTGTGCGGCAGGAATAGAAACTGGTTTTTTGCTGCTATTAATGCACACTACTTTCACTTAATTCTACTTTAAGTTCATACATCTCTAATTTGACCAGTAAGTCATACATGTCATCAAATGACCCTGACTTAATATCATATGATTCTCTTCCATCAACTAAGACTGCACATTGTTCAGCTTGTTCAGGGTTGTGATCACAAAATCTTATAAGACAAGCAATAACATAAAGAAAATCATGTTTGTTGTCATTATATAACGTTAATTTATGTGTCTTTTCCAATACCATAGTGTTTATATTTTAATTTACACATTTTCAGGCTTAGTTCCAACTATTATTGTCTCACCTACCTTGTTCATAGACTCAACAATATCAGTATAACCTTTACCATACGGATCTACATAATTTTTATATGACTTAAAATAACCTTTATTAACCAGATCTTCTATATTAGTAATTAATATTCCCATTCTAGACTTATTATCAGCTCCAAGCTGGATTAAGTCCCATCTTGCTGACTCAATTTTAGCTAAAAATAAGTTTAATCTTGTATTGAATTCACTTTTTATAAAGATTTTATTACTGTAGTCATCAAATAACTCTATCAGATCCATTAAAGCTTTAACATCTGTTTTACCAAATACATTCATAGGTTCTTTGATATATTCTTCAGACCACTCATGCCATTTGCTAACATCTATTTTCATGCTATACTTAAACTTATTACTCTTTTTCATTACATCAATATCATACAGAGCACTGGATATTTTCACCACTGCTCTGATGAATCTGATATTGTCCTGATCATATTCTGACATAATTACAACTTAATATTAAAATTTTTCCACTCTATTTTACTCTGATCAAATCCTGATAATGCTTCAGTAACCCATTTCTCATCTATGGTATCCATATAACATAGAATATGAATAGTAGCTGTTTCATCAACAGATAATCTGAGGCAACGACCTATACGTTGTGAGGCCTTACGCTCATTACCATAAGCATGTAGTATAATACATTGTTTAAGATTAGGAATATTGATACCCTCACTTAATTGTAATACACAAGATAGTTTAGTAATATCACCTGACTTAAACATGTTAAGATTATCACTAGACTCAGGATTATTACTATGATAACTATAATTACATAATTGATCAGCTTGTTCTTGAGTATTTGCAAATATAATACACTTAGATTTAATTGAGTTACTCAATATCTTAGTATATGCTTCTTTACTTGGAAATGCCATCATAGCTTTCATCCTCATTACTCTTGAAATTTGCTGCTCTTTTCCCGGTCTAGAATCCTCTATCCTACTGCACCAATAATTATAATTAGCTAATTCAGTAGTAAAGAATGATTTATACTTACTACCTGCTTTAACATTCTTATTACTATTGTCTAACTTAATTTGATGCACAATGATTTTATAATCATTTAAGATATTATCATTAATAGCATCATCAGTTAAGTATTCATATACTATAGGATAGAACTCTTGCATCATCTCACCTTTTTCACTATTTACCATTTTAGGAGGAGTACCGGTAAGTCCTAAGATCTTACCTTCATACTCATCCAAAAAATCTCTATGTGACGGGAGCAATGAATGTGCTTCATCAAAATATATCATATCATATTCTCTAGGGTCTAGCTTATTCAAACTTAAGTAAGTAGTGAATTGTGCTGTGTCTAGTAAATGTGATTTATTAAACTTAATTGCTTCAGTTCTCCAAGATGTAAAAATACTAAGCTTTGGAGCAACAATAAGCACACTCATTAATGGAGTCAAATTTCTTTCCATATGCATAAGACCTACTAAAGTCTTACCAACTCCAGTGGCTAAACTAAGTCCAGCACGTTTTCTCTTATCAGTAGCTTCTAATGATGCCATTTGTATTTCTTCTCTTGTCATCTTATTCTGATTTTAAATTTTTTAACTCTTCCCGCAACTTAGCTATTTTATCATACATTTCAGTTATTTGCTCAACTGTAGGAAATCCTCCAAGTATACCATATGTAGAATTTGCTTCTATTTTTATGCATGCTATTTCACGTTCTAACTGAGACTTTTTACTTGAATTGCTGTTTTGTATTTCTTCTCTTGTTGTCATCTTTTTATTAGTGTTACATTTTTAGTACCCTTGCATCTTGGATAATTTTTACATCCAAAAAACACCTCATTAGTTTTACCATTTACTCTACGCACCATAGGTGAATCACACCTTGAACATTTAAAAGTAATACCAGATAATACAACTTTCTCCTCTTCAGTTAATTTTTTATCTAAATTCTCAAGTCTTACTTCATCATTCTTTATCTCTGATAAGTGTAATTGTTCAAATTTAGATTTAACATCAGCTTCTCTCAGCAATATTCTACAATGAGGACAAGTAACAAATTTAGCTACTGTTACCTCAATAACATGTGGATGATTGCAATCAATACCTTTAGCATGTCTTAATGTTTTCATATTAAATTAAGTTGAATACCTTTTTTTGTATAAATTCATTAGCAGAAGATGGATCTGACATAACTTTAATTGTCTTGATATGCTTATCAATATTCTTTAAAGTTTCTTTATGATCATATGATTCATATGCTTGAATAAACACATTTAAAAATTGTTTTTTAACCCATCTGTCAGCAACACCAATTTTAATAAATAAATCACTAAAAGCTTTACACATTTCTTTAGCTTTTGGATTGTTAATTTTAAACTCTCCATTTTTAATTTTAGCACTTGAAGTTGCAATAGCATTATATGTGTTTGTATTATTACAAATTGATGCAATCATAAGAGCTTCTAAATGATATAGACCCATATATTCTTGCAAAGTAGCATAATCAGGATTACAATATGAAAATGCATGAATATAATCTTTTAACAACCATGCTTTAGATGAATTATTATAACAAGCCATTGTTTCAACAAGATCTTCTTTGCTAATTATTTCAATATATTCATATCTTACTGGAATACCTTCTCTTCTACAACAGTCTAATAAATGATCACCATCTATTACATATGTTAAATTTGTTCCAGTAAAAAAATCTACTTTACAACATATAACTTGTCTAGTGTTACCTTTTTTACGGACACTTTCTACTAAATCTTGTGTATGCTTAGATCCTGTTGGTCTTTGCATAGGTAATCTGTTAAACATATTATAATTTGTTGTAACAGCAATTTTAATAAAATCATTTTTAGTTTCTTTCATCTTTTCAGTTTTTTAATTTCAGTTATTATTTTTTTTCAGTTTATTTTAGCCAACCCATTGTTCTTGCTTCTGCTGGAGCTAAGTGTATGATATTGTGGCAGTTACGGCAAACAACAAGCCACGTAGACTGAATCAAATAGAATGCATCTCTGTTTGATCCAGCAAAAGTGTGGTGTATGTCACTCCCGATATTAGTACAACCAGTTGTTTTAACTTGACATAGTGGAAACTTTTCCATATGCTTTTTTCTTAGTACTAGATAATCAGCATCAAGTTTCTTTCTCTTAGCTGATACTTGAGGTATAATCTTATGATCTGGATCTTTAGATTGTATTTTACCCCAACAGTTTTTGCAATATTTATTGCTCTCAAAGTTTTTCCAAATATACTGCTCAGAATCACACCCTGAGCAGTACTTTTTTTTCTTTTCCATTAAGCTTTTCTTAATCTTGGTAATGCATTAGTATCTCTCTGCAAACTATGAAAGTTTTTAGGTAAGATACCCTCAGCTACAAATATATTAACTACTTGATCTTTGGTAATACCAAGATCTTTAAATGACAATGTATTTTTAAACTCAACATCTGTCTCTTCAGTCTCCACAAGAAATTGTGTAAGGGGACTTTCAGGAAACAATGTCTTGAATATAAAATTACTATAAGCATTAGTTAACTTTTGCTTATACAGATTAATAATACTTTGACCTTTCATATATACTTTACTTACTCTCTGTTTCTTTTTACTACACATAGTAGCTATTTCTTCTTGAGTAAACGCACTTAAACCATATAAGGCACGTTTATATAAATGATTTTGATAATCATTATAATTATCTTTTTCATATTCTGTATAAGTATTACCCTTATACAATTGGTAAGACTCCATCTTACCTTTATACTCTAAATTCTTTTCTTGTATCTCCATGACCATTAGGATTTTAAATAAAAAAAAGGGATGGCTGTTACACCATCCCTGTATACATTGTTGATTATATATACTTAATCAATATTGAACTCATCAGATGCTGAAGAGTTTATTGCTGATACTTTAATTTTACCAGTATCATTAGCTGCTCTAATCTCATCTACATTATCATGCTTTACTAATTCATCAGATAAATTTACGATGATAGTATAAAGTGTTCTTCTGTAGATTGGATTACCTGCTACTTTACACACTACTCCAGTATTACCTGCAGTTTTAATGTTTTTAGTAGCATCCTTTTTGTTAGTAGGATTTAATGATTCAATGATAACAACTTTTCCTGGTAACTCTTGACCAAGATAATAACCTTCTTGTTTTAAGTCTTCCATTGTACCTTGTATCAATGCACTAACTTTTCTTCTTCTTAAGAAAGAGTTATCATCATACATACTTCTTACTTGCTCTACTCTAACGTATCCATAATCTGGATTGTTAACTGACTGAGTGATAACATTACCTAGTTCATCACCAGTTACTTTGGTTTTTGATTCCATAACACATGTTTTTTACGGTTAAACACTTATTTTATTTTTAATTGATTTTTGTGTATGATTTTAGCTATTCCTTGGTCTACACTCCCAAGTTAAGATTTTAATTATCCAGACTATCTATTCTATCTATATCATCTTGAGTTAAATCTTCAAGTGATATCTCTTTTATTTCTGCTTCATCATCAACATTGAATGTGAAGTCATAAATTTTTTCTTGTTTTTCTGTGGTGTTTTCATCTAGTGCAGAGCCAGTGAAAGGATTGTGAATTGTATCACCTGCATTTGTACATAATAAGTACTGAATATCATTATCACTCATAGACAAATACTGTTCTATTGTGATGTTTATTACACGACCATTTGGTAACTGATATTGCATTATTTTTAAATATGCCTAAAGTTAAGGCTTATATGCAAAATAATGATAATTTCAGTCATAAAGTTGGCATTATATGGCTAAAAATAACAATGGGGAATATATATACTCCCCAAATTATTATTTTTCTGGTCATGTAGTATACTCAGATACTATCTTTAAAATTCCACATTAGATATTTTATCATCTTCCAACCATATAAATTCATCATAGTCTAATCCTGTTGATATAACAGCTATTGCACCTGACTCATTATATGTTGGTAATTCTACTTTAATTGGTGAATAATCAGTATAAGCACATAATCCAGTTACTCTACAAGATACATAACCTTTTAAATCTAGGTCTGTATCCTTTGTAGTATCTTTATTACTGAACCACTGAGTAGACATTTTAAATAAACCCATCTGACCAATTTTTGGTTTAATAGGTAAAGACTCACCTAATAATAACTTACCTAGCATTTGCTTTGACTTATCATTATGATTAAACATGTCTTTGATAAGATCTCTAATACCACCTTGTTTAATAAAAGCATCTAAAGCATTTACTATTGTTTCTTCTTCTACTGAAAATGTTACTCTACTCATAATGACTGCTTTGCTGATCTAAGCTTAAAGAATAACTCCCAGTTAAAGTGATCAAATACCTCAATATCAAGTGTATTGTTAATACATACTTCACTTACTATACCAAATACAGGTGGCATAACTGATCTAGTTACACCTCCTGTAAGTACTTTACCGTCTACCTCAAAGTTACAGGACCTATCAAATCCTATAACTGACATAATTAAATCAGCATTCATTTTGATAAAGATTCAAATAATCTTAATAATGTACCACCTCTATCAGTTTCTCTTTCATGCAATCTACCTAATAATAAAGTAGTATAAGCTACCTCATTCTCATGTTTGCACTCACTAAATACTAAATCAATTGATTGAGATAGTTTTTCTAACTTGATTGCTTCTTTACATAGAGAAGCTAATTGATCTCTTCTACCGTCAGTTATACCTAGTACAACTGATAAATCTGTTGACTCATCATTAATGATGGACAACTTGAACACTCTATTAGTGTTATAATTCTTTTTTCTGAATAATTTAAACATGACCAAATGTTTTATTTGTTTATACTTCTTTTATCTATCTCAATTACTACTATTGCTATCAATAACACAACTGTTATTGAGCAAGTTATTACAATTAGTGTTTCCATATCAGTCTTCTATTGTAAATTCTAAACACATAATTGCATAAGCAATTTCATTCTTGATGTACTCTTTTACGTCCCAAGATGCATTCAATGCATCAACATCATTTAGACTCTCTCTTAGACTTTTCAGTTCCTCTGCCATTTTCTTTTTCTTTATTGTATTTAACTAACCTTTCCATGATTTTCTGGTTCATAGATTGACCATTATCTTTTTCATTACTCATTTATCTTTGATATCAATATAACCTACAATGCAACCTAAACCAGTTATTGCAGATACAGTATATACCATTTCTGCTTTACCTACTGGTTCCCAATTACAATCAAATGCTTTAAAAAGACATTTAAATTCTCCTACTATAGCAGCTACTGTTAAAGCAATTACTATTAATGTTCCTGCTTTCATACTATTTATTTTTAATAATTTCTATTAGTTTATCTATACAAGATGACTCTGCTTCTTCATAAGTTTTTAAAATATCAGAATTAAAAAACTTTTCATCAAATTTATCTATATAAAATCTATATGTACCTTTTGTTGCTTCTTTAAGATAAGAACAATATCCATATTCTTTTCTAAACCACTTGAAGACTTGTTGTTTAAGTGGTACCTTAGCACAATTTTCTATACCTAAGTATGTTTCACAATAGCCTTGTCTAAATAGATTACCTTCCTGATTAGAATACCAACCAAAACAAGGTTCATCAAAACCTAACTCTTTAAGAGCTAAAGCTTGATTATAATTTACAAATTCCTGAGTCATAGTGTATAATATTCAGTTAATTTACATACTGGTACAGTAACAAAACCTGTACTTATTTCTCTATGTTTAGGAAATATTATACCTGCCTTTAACAAAGCATCATATACTCCTTTATTTTCTGAATAGTCTTTTATAGCTATTTCATCTGAGTCAAGACCATCAATGTTAGTTGTAGCAACTACTACCGGCAATCCATCTTCTAAATCTAATAATCTGACTGCTAGATTACCTGTACCATATTTTTGAATCATTACATCACACTTAAATCCCGCAAACTCTACCATTATTCCTCAATTATTATTGTTGTACCATATTTATCATAGTGTCTCAAGCGCACTAACTTATACCTTAATCTTTCTACTTGACTATATATCTCATCTGATTTCCAATAGTCTTCATTTCTTACAGTTCTCCAATCTTCTAAATCAAATCTTGATGTAATAGTTTTGAACTCTTCTTCATCATTGCTCATGTATAGTAATTTGGTTTCTTAATATATCATTTTCAAGCATGACTAATTCAATAGCCATGCATAATTCACCTACAGTAGTACAGTTAACTATCTCAGTAAACGGTAACCTACCTATTGTATAAGTAATACTAAAATTCATTTATATCTAGCATTAAACATTTCTTGAGTAACCTCTTCATAAGAGATACCTTCATTAAATGCTATTTCATTTACATACTCATCATTTTCTGGATTATGTATATCATCAGCATCATACTGATCTGTTGTGGTATGATCTCTACCTAACAACATTATTAATATCAATATCAGTTTCATAATTCTTGTATTTGTTTCATAAACTCAGTTACTTGTTCAGGTGTTAAGTGACCTTCTACATTATTTGTAACAGGTGTGTCATAACATATTTCTGAATACTCCATTTCTGGAGTCATTCTGAGTACTGCAATTTCATACAGTCCTTGTTTACCACCATAACTATATGGTCCTCTTATTACAGAGATACCATAATGATTTGGATACAATTCAAAAGCATGTTCTCCCATTTCATCATGCTCAAATTCTAAGTCTTTAAATTCTTTCATCTTTTCAGTTTTAATTTCAGTTAAAATTATAATCTTCTTCTTGTTGTTCTTTATCATATTCAAGTTTAATCTTGTATTTTATATATTCATATAATTCACGGTTATTAAACTCAAACATTCTTGCATCTTCTGCTAACTTAGCTTGTTTTGCCATCATTAACATATTTGCTAATTCTTCAATGGTGTATTCACATGCTTGTTTTGCAGGTCTTTCAGTACTAATATAAACCTTTGAGTTAGGGTTTGTATCTATACCAATCATTGCTACTAATTCAACAATAGTTGTATTTTTTAGCGTATTAAATCTAATTGCTTTCATAATTTTCAGTTTTAGTTTCAGTTAATAAAAAAGTACCTAACAATGGGGTATCTCATTGCTAGGATTAGTATATTTAGATCCCTCTTCAGGGTGAAGGTATAAGACTTTACTGACCCCTGTAAAGAATATAGAGCCTCACATAATGCGTCCATTACATTACAATCTCTACACCTAGTGTGTTTTACACCTAAAACTTTCAACTTTCTTTAACGTTTCTGAGCATCTATGCTTATTTATGTGCACGGCATAGACTCTAAGTTATATAGTTCTCAAGGTTATAATCCCATACATAAGTTCAATATCTTATGTTTTGACAGGGAAATGATGTACCTTCATTACACGATTTACACGTGCAGTATGATAACTTGAACTACTGTGATTGAAAGAAACTGGTGTCCTCAACATCTTGGAAAGAGTTAAGTTTTTTATAAAAAATGGGAACACTATGGTAGTTCCCAATTCACCCTATGGCTTCACCCACCCTAATTACACACGTGTAATAACTGGTACTCCAAGAGTTTCCCCCCATAGTTGTTGTACTCTTACAAGGTTCTAATCCTTGATACATATCCCGTTACTACACTGATAGCCTTTTATTGACTGTCTTCATAACTTAAGGGTTTAACTAATAAGTTTAACCTGTTTCAGAGGGTAATGCAACTATTGCATAAGAGTAAAATCACAAGCCCTCTTCAAGTCCTGTTAAGGATACTGTTGAGATACTACTCTTGTGATAAATCCAGTAGTGTGGATATTTCCCTCTGTACTCAGTTGTAATAGTCATAGATTTTTAAAGTTTCTCAGGCTTTATCATCTATTTCTTATTGTTTATGAGGTTATATACCAAGTTCTTTACACGTAGTTGAGCTACATACTTAGTTCTTGTAATGTATATACACGCAACAGCCCTCAATCTGATCCTTGACCCACCTTTCATTGGTGTCTAACAGACTATTACAACTGTCTACCCTTGGGAAGTAGAAATGGTACATTAACGAAGGGCTTGATTACCCCTTCTGACCGTTTAGCAGGTTGAAGCTTGCTCCTTATAAATCCTTCCCGTGCACAGAACAAGAAACTGGGGAGACGTTGTTTCTACTTTAGTACTCTCACAAGGTTGCAACCCTTGAATTACTTGCTTAGATGAGAGTAATTATCTTTAATCACTTGTCTTAATTCTTCATCTACCTTTCTAGTATATCTAATACTATCAAAGAACATGTATGTTTTTAAGACTGTACCTATTTCAGGTAACTCAGCAGCAACTAATTGTTCTACTGTTTCAATACCTAATATATTAAGTACTGTACTACTTCTTACTGTTAAGTCTTCCATTGTTTATATTTTTTAGTTGAATTAAAAACTACAATTCAGCATTCAGGAACCTTTAGATATCAATAAGGTATTCCAACTGAGTTTTACAGTGTATCTTTGCTGAACTGTAGTTAATGGTTTTATAAATTTTCAAAAATCTGGATACTATATACTGACCATTTAATGTTTAAGTTAATATATACCCATTTCATATAAGAAGGATGTAACTTACAAGCTTCTTCTACTGTAATATTAATTAGTGCAGGTTTATTACTAAACCAACATTTATCCCATGGTCTAGTTCTTCTTCTTGTACCATAGTTACCTTTATCATTTTTCATATCAAAGTCTTGAAACTCTGGTCTTGCCTTATACTTTATGTATCTAAGGTCTTGCTGAGGAGGTTGTGCTCCAAATGTCATTGTTGAGATTTTCATAGTTGTATATTTTAGTTGAATTATTATTAAACCCGATTTAATGTCTATAATACTATTACTCTTTATATAAGTAATACATAACATAATACTATAACTAGTGTATTTATAGTGTAAAGAGTATAGACTAGTGTATTTAGCTATATAATTTATTATATGTATAGCTGTATCAGTCATTTAGCTGACCGACTTAAAGTGTTAGTTTAGGTGATAGTTTTTCTGTCAATCACATTCTCACCCTCTAACACGTATAATTTATATATATACCCAAAAGTTAACTGACTGATTATCAATATCAAAGTCTACTTGTTACACACGGTGGAGACCGCTGTGTATAATAATCATATTGATTATGTACTACGGGATAGTACTGTCAATTTGATTATAATGATATCAATATGCTGTTAATATATACTTAATGCATCTGACTGAGTATATATGTACTGTAATAACACAATAAAAAACAGTATACTCACACCAATTAAGGCATAAGTATACTGTATAAGGGGACTAGAACTCTACATCTAGGCTTTTAGCCACAGGCTTGAAAGTCATACTAGATACTTTCTCAGCACCTTGACCCGCATGGTGTAGCATCCAACTAGCCTCTCCGTCTTCAGGACTAAACCAACTAACTACTAAGTCATCAGATAGACTAGTAATATCATTAGCAATACGGAAAGTTATTCCCGTATCTGTTGTACCAAATAGTTTACCTGTCTTTGGGTTCTTCAATATCTCTATTGAAGATAGACCGTTAACAGATGCGAACTTGTTGATAGACTGTGTTTTTGAAAATGTGCTCATAATAATTAATTTTTAGTGTTAAACAATTTATATCAATTTCAGTTCTAAAATGGTAAAAGCTGCGTAGCAAAAAAATAATAAACCTCTACCAATCAAGGTAGAGGAATATAATTAGAACTCGTGCAATGTAGCAGGAGCTTTTGCAAAGGACATAGAAGATACAACCTCTGCACCCGCACCTTTCTTATGCAACATATAAGATGCATCACCGTCTTCAGGTGAAAACCAGGATACCTGCAAATCTGTAGTTAATTCTTGGATGTCTTTAGCAACACGGTACGTGTTACCTAAATCATCTACCAAGAAATTAGAACCTGTTTTAGGGTTCTTAAGGATATTCAACTCTGAAATACCTTGTTTCTCTGCGAATGCAGAAATGCTAATTGTTTTTGAAAAACTGCTCATAACTCAAATTTTAAATAGTTAATAAATATATCAATGTCAGTTTTAAAATGGTTAAAGCTGACGCAGTCAAAAAAAAAAGAATGGGTATAACCCACTCTTGTTATTCATTATTACTGATATACTCACGCAATAAATGAACGTGACCCATTAGAGCATCGTGATATCCTTTAATGTAGCCAGTTTCAAATGGATCATTAGTAGTATCTATATGCGAAATCATTGACTTAGCATCATTTTCAAGATCAGCAATTATACTGTTTATAAGTTCTGTATTCATAATCTTTAGTTTTAATTAATATTATTAATAGTTAAAAAATGGTAAAAAATAAAGGGGATGTTATTCCCCCTTAATATTTATATGTCTTTAAACATAGCAACTAAGTCAGCATGGTCATCATTACCATTACTATTCTCTAACTTAGGTAACTTAGGTAAGTTAACGTCTTTACCTGAATATGCATACCAATCTATTGAACCACAACCTGAGCTTTTACTATAGGTCTCTATGACATATTTCTCAAGCATTTTCCATATATCATTACAATACATACCTGTTACTTTATGATATCCATCAATAGTAAGGCCATCAAATCTTGGTACATAACCCATAGTATTCCATGAGTAACCATCTTCAAGTATTCTAACTTTTTCTGCAACAAATGTGATAACAGGAAAAGGTATAGTAGCTTCTACCTCAATCTTTTTTTTATACGTTATTGTTTTCATAATCTTTAATTTAAATTAATATTATTATTAGTTATAAAATGGTCCCCAAAGGGGTAAATAGTGTGCATCATTTGACACACACTATTTTAAACACACCTTGAGTATATCCATTACTCATCAGTTGCTTCTTCTTCCAAAGGGCTAATGCCTTAGAAGGAAACACAAAACTCTCTAAGAGTCTTGTGTTATTGTGGTACTCAAGCCTGTACAACGGATATGATTTTACTACCATCAATCTCAGTATATTCAGTGAACATATCAAAATAGTGGTTAGCATAATTATCCGCATTCATACAACGGCAGGTAACTTTCTGCTCTTCAGGTGAACCATAGAATGAATATGTTAATTCACCCATAGTAAATGAACCCGCATATAACCAACCTCTCTTGATACCACGCATTAAATGTGTACTGTTTAATGCTTTTTCCAATGCTAATCTAATCTCTTCCATAATATATAATTTAATGACAGTTAAAAAATGGTTAAAAAAAGGGGGAATTACCCCCTATTGTTAAAACAAACTAATCTCTGCTTGATTAAGTTCTTCCTGTATTTCATCAGTTACAGGTATGCTAAATACTATATGTCCTGAACATACGTCCATAACATTATCTTTAACATAAAACCCAACACCTGAAGTACAACTGTCTCCATCATCAAGCAACATAACAGTACAAGAATAATGATCCCAACCTACATAATCTGTATCAATGAAGATTGTACCTTCTTTGTATACTGTTTTATGTAGTGATTTAACCTCTCCTGTTACTGTTTCACCAAAGTTATCAGAACCTTGGTTAAATGCTTTTATAGCAATTTCACTTAAATTTTTCATAATAAATAGTTTTAATGACAGTTAAAAAATGGTTTATTAAAAAAAAGAATAACAAGTTAAACATAAAGCTCTCCTTTTTGGAACTTTTTGCATCATTTCTCTACTTGACTTGCAAGCTTGTCAGTGCACCAAGGTGTACAAGCTTCTTGTAGAGAACAAACATTTAACTGTGTTATTCAATATGAGTTATAAAATGGTTGACTAAAAGAGAGATGACCTCTCCTTTCTTTAGAAAGGGAGATCATCATCATCACACGGATAAGTCATATCCGCTTGTTCTATCATCCAAAGAGCAAAGGCTTCTTGCTCTTCAAAGATGAAGTCAGAGAGTTCTTGGTAGAACTCTCTTTCCATACGAGTGTATTCATCTTGTGTCATAATATAAAGTATTAAGTTATAAGGAGTTATAAAATGGTAAAAAAAGGGGTATAATACCCCTTATTTAATCTTAACAAAGCCAAATTCTAACCATCTTTTAATAAAGTCAGTACTGTATGTATTTTTATCAGTAATAATCTCACCTGTAGTTCTATTGTTATTGGCTTTTATAATAACCTCTTCTCTGTCTTTAAAAACAAGTATATTTCCTTTTTTCATAATAATAAGTTTTAATTATAGTTATAAAATGGTGACAAAAAAAGGGGAATAATCCCCTTAATTAATTTTCACTCCAAAACTCTAATATATAATTACCACATATATCTTTTCCCATTCCTCCATATAATTCATATAATTCCTCAACAAAATATTTTTCTCTATCTATTTCATTATTACATTCATCATATATAATTTTATTATACCACATAATCTTTAAATTTAAGTTAATATTAATAACAGTTATAAGATGGTCACAAGAAAAAAACATAAGAGCCATTAGGCTCCTATGTTGTTATTAACTCCAACCTTTATACTTCTTCAAGTATTCAGGTGTATATTTTTCTGAGTCAGGGGTCCTAATGCCTCCGAACCAAAAGATAAATCCTATTACACTGAAGCAAACGCACAGTGTTGGTAGCATCTCTAGGTATGCTTCCACAGCACCACCTAGAAATACACATGATACAAAGATCATGTATCTAAAGTAATTAGTATATTTCATAGCAATTAATTTTAATTAAAGTCAGTTCTAATATGGTCTATCTTGCGTAGCAAGCATAGGGGGTACCACCTCCGGGCTGAGGGGGTGGGGGTGTTGTAGGGAGGGTCCACCTCCTTCTCTTACATACATCATCCCCAAATTCCGTAGTCCCTCTCTTAATGTATTTCACTCAGGAAGAATTACCGGGGAATGTTATCTGGTATCAGTAATTATATATATATTTGTACTGTATCATAAAAACTTATGTTAGGTAAGAAGATCCTCAGACTCCTGTCTGGGGATTTTGTTTTATATTTGTATTTTAAATATGTTATGATGAAATTATATACAGAGAGACCAAGAACTATTGAGGCTATGCAATATGATGGTACAGAGAAAATGGCAATTGAGATTGCTGGTATGAAAAACTTTGAAGGTATGCTAGATTATAAACAGAAAAAGTTTTCTACTTTATGGATTGAGATAGGGGGTAAAGAATTTAAAGTTGACCGGGGGGACTATCTTATACAAGACTGGGAAGAGCAGTTCTCTATAATGTCTGAAAAAATATTTGAAAAATTTTATAAAGAATTGGTATAAAATACTTATCTTTATATCCGTAATGTAGATGTTTACGGTTCATTTATTTTATTTAATTGATTGATGGTTATAAAGCTCTGAATTAAAAACTCAGGGCTTTGTTTTTTTAAAGAGATAGCATGGCAGTATTTGATGGACAGTATAAAAAGATATTAGAAGAAATCTATTATGGAGGATATAAGTATCAGGATCCAAATAGAAAAGGAGTTGAGAGGATAGAGATATCCATGATCAATCTTTATTGCAGACCTAGTATTGGGTTTCCTGCATTGACTACTAAAGAGGTTTATTTTAAAGGAGCAATAGCTGAGTTGATATTCTTTATGTCTGGTTCTACTGATATAAGGAAGCTTTGGGAAATGGGTGTTAGATTCTGGGATAAGGATTGGGCACACTTCCATAACTATTCAGAGGCTGCAGCAAATTATTTATATGAAGGTTGGAAATCAAATAAGGAAGACTACAAGGATGCATCTGTATCAAAAGTTTATGACATGGGTAAGATCTATTCTCATCAGTGGAGAAACGCCAATGGAGTTGATCAGTTATATAAGCTTGTTTCTTCCATGATTAAAACTCCTATGTCAACATCATTAATCGTTAACTCTTGGAATCCCGCAGATCTTCCTGATATGTGTTTGCCTCCGTGTCATTATTCTTTTCAGATTATATGTCAACCTGTAAAAGATACTTACACATTCAATCTTGTATGGAGTCAAAGGTCTACAGATTTTTTCTTGGGTACTCCCGTTAACATAATGTTCTATGCAACCCTTGCTCAAGTGTTAGAGATAATGACGGGATATAAATGTGCAGCAGTTATTGGAGAGTTAAAGAATGTCCATATATATGATAACCAAATTGAGGTAGCTAAAGAGTTAATGTTTAGAGATCCTGAATTATATGGAGAAAGTAAACTTGTAATTGATAAATCTAAGTTTAAACTTTTTTTAGATAATCCTTCAACTTTAAACTTTAATAGTGTAATAAATTCACTATCTTTACAGGACTTTAGTTTGGTTGGCTATAACAGTTATCCAAAGTTGAAAGTAGAAATGTTAAGTTATAATAAAAAACAAGAATCATGAGTACAGCATTTAAGAGCCTAAAAGGACGAAGAGTATTGGTTAATCAACCAGAGATGAAAGAGTCAGCTATCCAATTGAGTGAAGCAGACAAAGCACACATTGAACAAGAGTCAATGAAACAGTGGACACGTTTAGAAGTGTTTGCAGTAGGTGAAGAAGTTAAAACTGTAACAGCAGGTGATTCAGTTTATATTTCAGTTGCAGCAATTAAAGGAGCAGAAGTTATTGAAGTAGATAAAACTATCAAGCTTATGCTTAGTGAGTATGACGTTGCAATTGTTTGGTAAGATGAAGCCTTTAGTTTGTGATGATTATAAAAGGATGGTTGGAAAACCTGAGACAACAAGTACATATAAAAAGAGTTTGAAAATTATGGCTGAGATTGCTGCAAATAAAAACCAAGAAATGTATAATGATTATATCAGGAAAACTACACCAAGTCCTTATGTAGGAAAAGATCCTTTTGCAGGAAAAAAACCTACAGCAGTAAACTTACCTAGTACCGCACTAAGACCTTCTCATTATGGAGGAGCTGATAGTACTTATGAAGTATTCAATGTACTTGAAGCATGGAAACTAGATAAAGACTTTTACTTAGGTAATGTAATTAAGTATATTGCAAGAGCAGGTAAAAAAGATGCTACTAAAGAATTAGAGGATCTGCAAAAAGCTGAAGTGTATTTAAAAAGAAGAATTGCTGAACTGAAAAAATGAAATGTTTGTTGCTTGTATTATTATTGTGTTCCTGCGCTCCCCGTATTATTGGTCCTAACTATAATCAAGGTAGGACTCACAATTCTGATCTAGGTAATAGAGAAAGAACTGTAATGGCAGAGGATGCAAGAATGAAAAATACAATGATAAAACATAGACAACAGGCAAGACGTGGTTTAGTTAAAACAAAAAAAGTTAGAAAAAAGAAAGGTAAAAGGTTTATTAATTAAAATATTATATCTAATATTGCAACTCCTTTTTTGTTCTCAGTTTTTCGCTGGCTGAAGATTTCCCAATAAGTTAATTCTTATTGGGATTTTTTATTTATATTTGCACTGTATCATGCAATACTTACTAGATGAGTTAGGTAAGGAAATCCCGGATAATTAATCTGGGATTTTGTTTTTATATTATTATTATGTATATTATATTATATAATTAAATATAAAAATAAAGTCATGGATATTTTAAATATTATTTCTTGGGTAAAAGGTAAACGTCAAGTAACCTCTGTAGATCCAACTAAATCTCTTATACCAGTAGGAATAAAAGATGACCGCAGAGATGATGGTTACTTAACAGGTGTAATAACCGTTGAAGATTTGTTAGCTGCATCAGCATCAGCAATAGGAGTTAATGGTACATCATTATATTCTACTACTCCATTAGCTGGACCAGTAGGTCCTGATAATAATATTGTATTAGGTGACCAAGCAGGAACTGGTAGTGCAAGTACTGCGTATAATTCAAACTTTTTAGGGCAAACTGCGGGCTATGATAGCAATAATGTTGGGCATTCAAACTTTTTTGGGACAGCTGCAGGAAAAAATTCAAATGTTAACCTATCTAATTTTTTAGGTTATTATGCAGGACACAATGCAACTAATGCCAATTATTCTAACTTTTTAGGACCACAAGCAGGACAAAATGCAACTAGTGCCGACACTTCTAACTTTTTAGGTGTATATACTGGTTATGCTGCAACTAATGCATTCTTTTCAAATTTCTTAGGGTCTCGTGCTGGGTTTCAGGCTGCTAGTGCTTATTTTTCTAACTTTATAGGGGTGGATGCTGGAAGTGGTGCAACTACCGCAAACACTTGTAACTTCTTAGGAAAAGAAGCAGGAATGAACTCTACAGGTGATAATGTAAATGCATTTGGTTATCAAGCACATAAAGGAGGAACACTATCAGGACAAACAGTTTTTGCTAATGGTTCTTTACCTTCTTATACAAATAGAACTGCAGCAACAACCGCTATCAGTATTCCTAATGGAGCTGTATCAGGAAGTACATACTTATATTATAATCAAACAACTTTTGCCATAGAGGCAGTAAGACTTTAATAAATAAATAAAAACATATTATGAAAATCACATTTGAAACACCAAAAGAAGTAGTTATAGTTCAAGAGTTAAAAAGAACTATTGAAGAAATAACAATTGAAGAAGTTATAGATAGCAACTCTAGAAAAGAAGTAAAAGCATATACGCAAGAAGTAGGTGTCTTAGTTCTATGGACTGGAGATGCATATGATGCAATTGGTGAATGGACTGATGCAGATGTAGTTACTAGAGTAAAAGAACTTTATAAATAAATTTAATTAAACTACCACAGATAAAATAAGTCTGTGGTATTTAAATATATATGCATTATGGACATTTTAAATTTTATTTCCTGGATTAAAGCAAAGCGTGTAACTACTACACCTCCAGATGGATCTCTAATTGCAGTTGGTGCACCATCAACTAAAAGAGATGATAAGTATCTTACTGTAGCAATGACATTAAATGATGCAGTACAATCAGGTAATATTGGTAATACTAAACATTATGAGTTAGACATGGCAATTACTAATACTGTAACAGTAGATACTCCCCGTGGTATTATTGATGTTCTTAATACAGGAACACTACCTTTTCTTCCTGATCCAGCTTATGGTAGTTCAGTATTTTTCTTAATTGATAATTTAGATTTAGATCTTACTTTAGCTAATAGAGATAATATATATGTACAGTATTCTGTATATTACAGCCAAGTTTTTGGTGATAATGCTATTCCACATTTAATTGCTTCAGGAGTTTCAACTGGATTAGGATTTCAGCTTTATAATGCTAATCCTGCAATAGCTGATGCTAATAACTGGGATGGTGAGTTGTATGTATATTATGAATTATATACAATTAATTAATAAATAAATACCACAGATATACTATATCTGTGGTATTTTAATATATAAAAAGCTATGTTAAATAATATAACAAACTATACTAACCTTATTAATAAAAGAAAGGTTAGAACACTATTAGAAGCAACAGACTTGTTCACGGTAGGTGTAAGAGATGCAAACTTCTATGGTAATTACCAACCAGCATTAATAACTACAACTGATTTAGTTAGTAGTGTTGCTAGTTTATTACCTCCAACTACTCCTACATGGGGATCTATTATTGGTAACATTAATACTCAAGGTGATTTAATATCTTTATTAAACGCTAAACAGGATGATATTACATTAACTACTGTAGGATCATCTGGTGCAGCTACGTTAATTGGATCAACTTTAAATATTCCTAACTATGCTGGAGGATCCTTACCTTATTGGTTAGAATATGATGGTACAGATCTTACTATTTGGAATAACGGTAAAGGTAATATTGCAACTAATACTTCATATGGTCAATATGCCCTTAATAGTAATACAACAGGATATAGTAATACTGCAGTTGGTGTATCAGCATTAAGAAATAATACTACAGGTGCCACTAATATTGCAGTAGGTTTTGAGGCATTAAAAAATAATATAACTGGAACTTTTAATGTTGCTATTGGTGAATCTTCATTAGCAAATAGTAATAATGCAGCATCACAAAATATTGGAATTGGTGCTTATTCTTTGTACGATAATACAACTGGTTTTGATAATCTTGCAGTAGGTATAAATGCACTTAGAAATAATAATGCGGGTAGGCAAAATATTGCATTTGGTACTAATTCATTAGTAAATAATACAACGGGTATTAATAATATTAGTATAGGAACAACTTCATTAAATAATAATACAACTGGTCTAGGAAATATAGCAGTAGGAGTTAATTCTTTGTTTTATAATACAACTAATAGTGCTAATACTGCAATAGGTCATGAATCATTAAAAAATAATACAGCTGCATTAAATACAGCAGTCGGTTATCAATCATCTTTCTTTAATACATCTGGAACAGAAAATACTACAATAGGTTTTAGTTCAGGATTAAGTACAACTACAGGAAGTTATAATACTGCACTTGGTGCTTATTCATTATATTATAATACTACGGGTAGTGAAAATGTAGCAATAGGTACATCAGCATTGTACAATAATACAACTGGTTTTTTTAATATTGGTTTAGGGATTTTATCACTTGGAGCAACAACTACAGGATATGAAAATATTTCAATTGGTAATTTATCATTACGAAATAATACTACAGGTAATAATAATATAGCTGTAGGTCATCAAGCATTGTATAGAAATACAACAGGTAATACAAATATAGCAATTGGTAATTTCTCATTAGACTCAAATACAACAGGATTAGGTAATTCAGCATTAGGTCAGGGTTCATTAAGTGGTAATATTACAGGTAGTAATAACGTTGCTATTGGAGAAGCTGCAGCAGCATTTAATACTACTGGTAATAATAATACTAGTGTTGGTGTACAGGCATTGTTATTTAATACAATAGGGAATGATAATACTGCTCTTGGAAAGTCTGCTATGTATTCAACAACTACAGGAATTGGCAATACAGCTATAGGTGCAGGAGCATTAAATAATAACACAATAGGACAACAAAATACAGCAATAGGTAGTGGAGCATTAACAAATAATATTACAGGAACTAATAACATTGCTATAGGAAATACAGCTGGAACAACAAATGTATCTGGTAATAATAATACTATGATTGGTGTTGCTACACTTTCAGGTAACTTTAGTGGTTCAGTAATATTAGGTTTTGGAGCAGCTGCTACAGCAGCTAATCAATTTTCAGTAGGATCAGCAGGAACAAATGCAGGTTCAGTAACATCAGAAGTTAACACTTCTTCAAATGTATGGAATGTAGTAATAAATGGTGTAGCAAGAAAAATTTTATTAGCATAATAATTAACTTAAAAATAAATAAAAATGGATATTTTAAATTTTATATCATGGATCAAAGGTAATCATGTAGTAAATACAGTTGATACCTCAAGAACACTTATACCATTAGGATTAAAAGATGCAAGAAGAGGTGATGGATATTTACCTGGTGCAATATCAGTAACTGATTTCTTAGATTTGGTACCAGCTCCAGTTCCTCCAACTGATGCTTTAGGAAACACGTTTGTTGGTGAAGATGCTTTTGCAAATAATGTTAGTGGGTCAGCAAATGCTTTTTTTGGATGGAGAGCAGGTTATACAGGGACAAATCAAGTCTACAATACTGGAATTGGAAGAACTGCATTACATTCTAATACAACAGGTTCTGAAAATACAGCAATTGGTGTTAATTCATCATACAATAATATAAATGGAATTGGTAATGCTTCAGTTGGAAATAATTCTTTGTATTTTAATATCAGTGGTAATAGTAATTCATGCTTAGGAATTTCAACATTATTTTACAACACAACTGGACAAAAAAATATAGCTATCGGTGAAAATTCATTATATGCAAATACAACAGGTCAGTATAATATTGCAATCGGTGCATCTGCTGGAAACAGTAATACAACAGGTCAGTTTAATATTATGATAGGATCTGATATTGATAATCAAAATTATAATAATTGTATAATATTAGGAAAACAAGCTCAAGCAACAGCTAATAATCAATTTGTAGTAGGATCTTCTGGAACTAATGCAGGTACAATTGCTACTGAAGCACTAACACCTACAGTATCTTGGACAGTAAAAATCAATGGTGTTGATTATAAAATACCATTACAAATAGCATAATAAAAAATAAATATATTAACTTTACAAAAAACAAATATCATGGAATTAGAATTAACAGCAGAGCAAGTAGCAAAATCAGTATCAGCAGCATATGATAGTGTAGCATTATTAAATGAGTTAAAAGCTAAAGAGTCTTTAACTATAGAGGAAGTAGATACACAAAGACGTAATGAAGAGCACATCAGAATTATGATGGGTAAAGAATGGTTTGTAGGTGGACTTACTAAAAAACAAGTAACTGAATTGCAAGCAATATGAAAACAGAAGATGCAAAACAAGTAGTTGAACAAGCTTTAAATCAAGCATTCCTTAAAGGAGCATTTAGTTTACAAGATGCAGCTATGATCACACAAGCATTAGGAGTTCTATTTGCAGAACCACAACTAGTTCAAGAAAACTAAATTAAGAGCCACAGAGATGTGGCTTTTCTTTTTATATTTGTATATATAGAAAGTTTTCTGTATATTATTATATATAAATCAATTATTATGTCTGTAGGAAATTTAAAAACATACGGTGGTAAAGGAACAAACATGCCATGGCAATTAAAAATGCTATTTGGTCAAGAGTGTGCATGTGATAACCTTACTGATATTAACACAAATACAAGTAATGTAGATTCATTACTTAACCAAATACTTGCAGCAATACAGGCGGGAGCTGATTATGAAGCAGCTCTTGTACTTGATGCTAATGATGTAACTTGGTTAGAGATAAGACTTTATAATGCTGGTACGGGAACTTTTGATCCACCAGTTTATTATCTTGCAGGAACAAATACTCCAGGTACACCAGTTGCACCAATAACGTATATTAATCCTAATAGTTATTTATCTCAAATAGTAAGTAATACATCAGCTGTTAGTAGAACACCTAATTATATTAGAACATTTGTAGCAGGTACAGTTGCTCCAATAACATATAGCTTTTCTATAGCAAATGTAGGATCAGCTAATGGAACTTTTTTAGGTGCTCCTATTAAACCAGGAGAATCAGTAAGTTTTGGATCTGATGGTATTAATAATTATTATGCTGCTTCTACATTTACATATGACGGAACAGGTACTGAATTACTTATTACTTATAATACATAATACTATATACTAATGAGTACAGAAATTAATATAAAGAAAAAATTAGCAATTCTAGATGAAGGTGTAAGTGTAACTACAGACGCAACTAGTATTGATTTTGTAGGTGCTGGTGTTACTGCAGCTACAGTAGATGGTGATGTTACAATTACTATTCCAGGAGGTGTAGGATCTGTTACGGCTACTGCACCAATACAATCATCTGGAGGAACAACACCAGCTATTAGTATGGCACAATCATCAGCAACAGTAGATGGATATTTATCTTCTTCTGACTGGTCAGTATTTAATGCAAAACAAAATGCAATTACTCTTACTACTACAGGAACATCAGGAGCCGCAACATTAGTTGGTAGTACATTGAATGTACCTAATTACGCAACCAGTACAGGTGGTATATGGGGAATAGCAAATGCAAGTGGTGTTTATACTTATTATGCAACATGGGCTTTAGCGGTTGCATCTGCGACAAGCGGTCAATGTATTGAATTATTTGCGGATATTACTGAAAATGCAGTAGGTTACACGTTAAAAAATGGTGTTAATATTAACGGTAACGGACATACAATTTCATTCTCAATAGTTGACGGATTTATTGCTACTTCTTCACCTACTATTTGTGAAATAAATAACATAGTAGTTAATCAAGCTACAGCAAGTGTTTCTGGTTTATATATTAATGCTACTGGCTCAATAATTGGCGGTAATGCAACATTTAATAGTAATAACGCTTCATCTTATGGTGTATATGGTCGGCTCGTGACTAGAATCTATGGATTTACGTGTAATGGTTATACTCCTATATTTACATCAAGTACAATTTCCCCAAATGCGGTAATAGATAATATTTATGTAGACTCAATTGGGGGTTCAGCCATAACAACTGGAACTTTATCAAATTCTATCATTAAATCAAATACTGCTGGTGTTTCTCCTGTTGGATTATGTTATACAATTAATAACTGTTATATATATGCTAATGGTGGGAGTGCAATTGCTACTACTATTGCAATTGAGGTAAACAACTCTACATTAATATCAGTTACTTCAAGAGTATTAACAGGTTCTGCTGGAGTATTTACACTTAATAATTGTTATGTAAAAACTTCAGCTGGAGATATAGGAATTGGAACATTTAATAATTGCACAATATTATCATTAATTAACCCAATAAATTTTTACATGGCAAGTGGAATATTTAATAATTGTACAATAACCGCAAATGCTTCAGCTGTTTTTTCATTATTGGGTAGTGGAAGTATCAATAATTGCAATGTTATTTGCAACTATAATAACGCTGGAGGTCATGGATTCTATTATTCAACTTGCTCTGTTAATAATTCAATTATTCAATTAGCTAATTCGGGGGCAACAGCTTTTACAAGTGCTGGGGCAATTACTATGTATTTAGCGAATAATTCAATAAAAGGCTCAACAAACTTTAAAAATGCAAATGTAACAAACGGTCAAACAAATACAGCAGATGCACAAGGAAATGTAATTTTACAATAAACTAATTAATAAATAAAAATATGGAAACAGTAGAAATAGGACAGATAATTGCACAGTTGAAAATGACTGAAAACATGAGAATCATCACTCAAGATTTAAACGGTAATAACGTGAAAGTCTTAGTGTGGGAAGACTTTACAGTTGAGGAACAGGCACAATTGGTAGCTTGTGTAAATATGATTGAATCAAAATAAATATAAAAAATTATGGCGGTAGTAACAGTTTCGGGTAATCCCGTAGTAGGTACTAAATACACAGTAACTACAGCATCAAGTGCTGATTGGGCTTCTGTATCAAATAGTACATATTTCTTTGATTTAACAGATAAATTAGTTCATTATAAAGACTCAACAGGAGCTATAATTGAATTATTTGGAGCAGCTGGTGGTTTAACATATTTTACAGAAGCACAAAGTACAGCTTCACCAAATGCTACAGTTAACGTAGATTCATTAACAGCTATAGCTGGTACTACTGATGCGGATTTAGCAATTATTCCTAAAGGAACAGGAGCTTTATTAGGACGTGTTCCAGACGGTACAGCAACTGGAGGAAATAAACGTGGCGCAAATGCCGTAGATTTTCAAACATATATTGACCAACCCGACCACGTAGCAAGTGGAAACTATGCAGTTGTTGTTGGCGGTCAAGGAAATAAAGCCACAGCAATTAATAGTACCGTGGCGGGAGGGTATTACAATAATGCTACGGGTCAATATAGCACAGTTATTGGCGGTTTTGGCAATAGTTCTATCGGTTCATTTTCTGTTACTGGTGGTAGAGATAACATTGCTAGAGGTACAGATGTAATGCTGGGTGAAGGGTGCTCAACCGTTAGTAGCTTAAATCACAACACCGCTATTGGTTATTATAATGTAATTACGGGTGGATACCATTCAGTTGCGTTAGGTGGATATAATTCATGTACAGGACAGATTCACGTAGCTTTAGGCGATAGTAACACTCTTACAGCCCCTTACGGATCAGTTGTTTTAGGTATTAATTGTTTAGATAATGGTTATAGTCGTTTTGTATATGGTAATCAAGGGTGGGTTAAGGGTGATACTCAAAGCTCAAAAATAGTTTTAAATAGAAGAACAACAAATGCAACTCCAACGCCTTTAATTATTCAAACACCTAATGGGTCGGGTGAAGCAACAAATAATCAATTAACGCTAAAAGATAACAACGTATTCAGAGTTAAAGGTTCTATAACAGGTAAACAAAGTGCTTCAACTAACGTGGGAGTTTGGGATATAGATTGTGTAATAGTAAGAGGAACAACCGCCGCATCAACAGTTATAGCAGGCACACCAACGGTTTCACTTGTTGTAAATACAGGTTCTTTTGGAAATCCAACTTTAACTGCAAACACAACATTAGGGTGTTTAACAGTTACAGTTATAGGTCTTGCATCGACTAACGTTCAATGGACTTGTGTAATTGACACTTGTGAAGTTATTTACGCATAATAAAATTATATAACAATGGGAGTAAATAGTAATCAATATCTTCAAGGTATAAATCAAACAACAGGAACAGGTGTTCCGTCACATTCAGCGGTTGCTGGAGATAGATATACAGATACAGCAACAGGTATTACTTATCAATATACTACAAGTTGGCAAACTGTATCTTATAGTGCAGGCGGTTTAACGTACTTTACCGAAGCACAAAACACAACAGCACCTAATGCTACTGTACCTGTAGATAGTTTAACTGCGGTTACAGGTACTACTAATGGTGACTTTGCAATTATACCAAAGGGTGCTGGAGCTTTAATAAGTCAAATTTCAGACGGAACAGCTACAGGTGGGAATAAAAGAGGTGCAAGAGCTGTAGATTTTCAAAGAAGTAGGACTGGAGCTTCTCAGGTTGCAAGTGGTACTGATTCAGCAATATTAAGTGGTATTAATAACGTTGCTTCAAGTACATATTCAGTAGTTTCTGGTGGTAGTGGTAACTCAGCGTTAGGGCAATATAATTTCGTTTTTGGTAGAAATGGATATGCTACTGGTGATTATGTATTTGAGTTTGGAAACAATGGTGGAGGTACAGCAGGCGGTGGTTTTGGTTTTTTATCTGCATCAACAGCAGGCAATGCTACTTCATTTAATGGTACAGCAACTGGAACTGGCTCTTTTGCTAAAAATGGAGTTGCTTCAGGCAACGGAGCTTTTGTTGCTGGCGGCGTTAGTAACGGTGCAAGTGGTATAAATTCATTTGTAACAAATGACACTAATTCCGCAAGTGGAAAATATTCAGCTTGTTTTGGTGTTTATGGATCAACAAAAGGTATTGCTTCAAGAATATCACTAGGTACTTTACAAGATATAGGACCATATTTGCAAGGTAATAGTCAAGTATCAACAGGAGTTGTAGGCACCCAAACATCAACAAATACAGCAATTAGTTTACTTGTTTATAATGGAACAGCAATTGCTTTACCTTTACAAGATAATGAAGCAATAAGAGTAAAGGGTTCAATTATTGGAAAACAGTCAGCAACTACAAATGTTACAAGTTATGACTTTGATTGTGTAATTGTTAGAGGAACAACAGCAGCTAGTACGGTAATTAAAGTAAATAACATGAATTTAGTTTGGGATGATATAGTTTGCACAGTTTTACCAACATTAACAGCGGACACTACAAATGGTGGTTTAGACATTAAATCAGGAGGTAAATTAACAACAACAATTAAATGGAGCTGTAGAATAGACAGCACAGAATCAATTTTAGCATAATAATTAGTAACTTTATAAAAAAAACAATATGAAAATTAAAACATTAGTACCAGTAACGTATAACAACGGAATAGCAGGTCAAGAAACAGGATTAGTAACAGGAAATCTACAAGCTTGTAGTCAACAATTAAGATTTGGATTTGATTCTCAGTATATGTTTGAATATGCATCAGAAAGCGGTCAAACAATTGCTAACAATATGTACCCAGTTAGTGCTGAAGAAACAAACGCCTTATATGAAATAGTAAAAAGTGAAGTACCAACAGGTTTATCTTATACGGATTCAACAACTTATCTTTACTATTTAGGTTTCAGAATACAAATGGCTGCAACTTTTGGAATTACAGTAAATGATATTGAAATAATAATTGATTAATATATAAAAGATGGCCGGGTCATATTGGAGTGAAGATGTTTTAGATACACTGTATCAGAAACCTTCAGAAATATATAGGGGTTTTACTTATAATAATAACTCTACAACTGTACAAGCAGATGGTGGATTAGTTGCTTCAGCTTCTGCTTCTACATTAGCTCAATCTGTTGCATCTACTAATTTTGTATCAAAGCAAATAAGACTTAGATATTATGCATCAATTGTAGCAGGCGGAAGATATACAGGAATAAGAGGATCAGCTTTACTATGGTTTTTACACGGTGGGTTTAGATTTGTTTGTGACTTTAATGTTTCAGATACAGCATATTCTGCAGGTTGTCAACAATTTTATGGTTTAGCTGGTCAAACAACTGACTTAGCTTACGGTACTGTATCTGGTACATTAGTAAGTACATTGACTAACATAATTGGTGTCGGTAGTGAAATTGGTGATACTAACTTACAAGTATTCACCAATGATGCTACAGGTACAGCAACAAAAGTAGATCTTGGTGCAGCTTTTCCTGCTAATAGAGATGCAGGTGCTATAATGACAACTGTATATAGTATAGTATTAGTTAATAAACCAATGTCTACAAGTGTAGTATATAGAGTAACTAACAATGAAACAGGTGCAGTTGCAACAGGTACAATATCAACTGACTTACCAGCAACATCACAAGGATTAAATTTATTTGCTAGTAGATGTATGGCTGTAACTTCTGTAACTAATACAGGACAATTTGATTTAATGAAATTAGGAGTATTCTCACAATTATAAGATATGGAAAAATTTATACTAGTATCATCAATGATTATAGAAGATGACTTAGAAGCAAATGTATGCTTAAGACCTTCAAGTTCATTAATAGAAAACTATATAGCAACATATAGAACTTTTGAAAATGAGGTTGTTGCAATTGCTGAAACACCAGCTTTTATTGCTGAAATGACACCATTACTATTTGCTGAATTTGAACAAATGGATAATGTACCAGTAGAAATAAGAAACCAATTTGAATTATGAAAAAGATAAAAACAACAGCAACAGAATTAAAAACAAGATGGAGTGGTAAGACACCAACCTTTTGGAAAAAGGTACAAAGAATTGGTATTATTGCTGGTTCAATTGGAGCAGCTTTAGTTGCAGCACCAATAACGTTACCCGTTGCTATAGTAACAGGAGCAGGATATTTAATTGCATTAGGAACAGTAACTGCTGCTCTTTCACAATTAACAGTAGAAAAGTGATTTAACTAAGAATTTAATTCTTAGAATAAAAATATTTGCGTATATTATATGTATATATATTTATTAAAATTTAAAACATGGATTCAATACTTACAGTTTCATTATTTGTTATTAGTTTAGTAATAGCAATAATTGGTTATTTTTTAAAAAACACATACAATGATATTAAATCAAGTGTAGATGATTTAAAAGATGACTTTCACAAGCATACTGAAGAACAGGGCAAACTTAAAGGTAAGTTAGAATTAGTTGAACAAGAACACAGATTAAAGTATCAGTTAATACAAGAGGTAACACAACAAGAGATCAAAAACATGGCATCACAGATAGGAAAACTATCTGATACTGTGGGTGAACTTGTGTCCTTTCAAATAAAACAAAACGCTAAATGAATGCTACAGCATTAAAAACAGGAGACATACTACATTGTAGTGGAAAAAAGTTAATTAGTAGATTAATTAAAAAAGCAACAAAATCTGAATTTAGTCACTCAGCTCTATTTGTAGAAATATGGGGACAACCTTATGTGGTAGATGCACAAAAAGATGGTGTAAATGTAAGACCGTGGAATGACTGGTTAGAGATGTATGACTATAAAGTTACAGTACATAGATCATCTGACTTAGTTAATGAGAAAACATTTGCACAAAGAGCCCTTACAAGGGTAGGACATACAGCATATGACTTTGAAGGTTTACTTGTAAGACAACCAATTAAGTTAATACTTGGTGAATGGTTAGAAACTGGTGATACAGAAAAGAAAATGTATTGTTCTGAATATGTAGCTTGGGTATATGGCGTAGAAAAAGCATACAAGTTTTCACCTCAAGATCTTTATGAGTGGTGTAAAACTAATTTCTTTTATGAAATAGTTATATGAGTGAATCAAAAATAACTAGTGTACTTGATCTCTTCTTATCAAAATTAAAAGAGCAATCCTTTACAATAGTATTAATGCTAGGTGGATTATATTACCAGAATAAAATATATGACACTCAGTTAATTAAAGATGAAGCTGAACTAGCAAAAAAAGATTTAATAATAAATGAGTTAATTAATGATCAGATTGAGAGAATGACAATAAGAGAGTCATACTTAATACAACAGAGAGATCATTATGTTGAAGACATAATCACTAATAAACAATAATATGATTTTAAGTCAAGTTAGAAATGCAGTATTGGCCAAAGGATACAAGTGGTTTGAAGATACAGCAGATAAAGGATATGATGTAAACATTGTAGGTATCCGTAACTCCTCAACAGGTAAAGTAGTTACTAACTTATTTGATGATACTATTACCATATCTTACAGAGATGAGAATGGTGTATGGCAATTCAATGAGTGGAAAAATACTACAGAACCAGGTAAGAAAGGAGTACAACAGTATCATAATGTTAATGGTGTAGCTAGATTAGTTCCAGGACAATATAGAGGAGTTTATTCAATTGATTTACATCAAGGTAAATATCAAGCACTATGTCAAAGACTTGGTGCTGTAAAAGTATTCAGAGATACTAATAAAGATCTAGTATATGATGAAGATAATACTGATACAGGAATGTTTGGTATTAATATACACAAAGCTGGACAAGATTCTACATGGGTAGAAAACTGGTCAGAAGGATGTCAAGTGTTCAAAAGAGTTAAAGACTTTGATGCATTCATGAAGATCTGCAAAAAAGCAGCTAAGATACATGGTAATCATTTTACCTATACATTAATTGAATCAAAAGATATAGTATGAAAGTAAGAAATGCATGGAAGATAAAGAATAAACAATGGGACAAAGTCTGTGTAAGATTAAGACTTGGAGCTCTAGATTTATTCACAATTGAGATAGACGTTAGTAGAACCTTCTACATGTTGACAGTTTTAAACTTTACTATTAAAAATAGATAACACTTTCCATAATATAGATTTAACTCAGGCTTTATAGGTCTGAGTTTTTTTGTTTAAATAATTAAAGTTTAAACTTATTTTGTATATTTGTGTAAACATAAATTTATATAAAATGGAAAATGTAAACCAACAAGAGCAAGAAGTAGAGTTAACAGCAGAAGAATTAGCTGAAAAAAAAGAACAGATGCTTAAATTCTACACAGAATCATTACCTTATTTAAGAGCACAAGCAGAGTATGAAAAAACATTGTGTGAAATTGATGAAGCAAGATTCAAAAGAACATCAATCCAGTATCAGTATGCTATGATGGAGCAAAACCAACAAGAGCAACCAACAGGTTCTGATCATGACATTGACAATTCCCCAAACATTCCTGAGCAAGGACAAAAATAATTAGATATGGCATTAGTAAATCAAGTACAGAAACGTATTGTGATGCCAAAATGGGAGATAGTTAAGTTTCAGATTTTAACTCATTGCTATACAAAACGTATAGTAGTGAGTGAATCTGACTTAAACTGTTTAACCTTATTAAGTATCACTGGTCCAATGGAATTAACACACTTTTGTTATGATGCATCATCAGATGAACAGTTAATTTTTAAGTCACCACAAACAGTAAGAAATTCTATCAACAAAGCAATTAAGAATATGCTTGTGATAAAAGAGAATGATGATAAAAAGATCATTAAACTCAACCCTGCATTAATGATACAAACAGAGGGAGATGTATTATTAGACTATAAATTTTTAGGAAGATGATACCAAGAAAACCTAAAGATCTGTATAAGCAAGTTGCTGAGGATATGAATATATCAGAAACTCTTGTAGATAACTTTATGACCTTTTACTATAAAGAAGTTAGAAAGAATCTTACAGAGTTAAAATACTCAAAGATAAACTTAGATGGTTTAGGTGTAATGACTGTAAAGCCAAAAACAGTAGAAGGTTTAATTAATAAATATACATGTAGATTTAAAAAATTAAACACTGATACATTTACAAGTTATTTTAATAAAAAAAGAATTGAGACTAAACTTGACCGTTTAAATTATATTAAGGGTATCTTAGATCAGGAAAAACAATTAAAGGAAAAATTTTTAAAAAGCAAACAAGATGGGAAAGCTGGGAAAGATTTGGGAGAATAGAAAGCAAATCATGGAGGGTTTAAAAAACTCTATCATAAGAGATGCCTTTGTAGAAAAGGTAGCAGCAGAAAGACGTGAGGTATGTAATGTATGTCCAAGAAAAGATGATGAAGGTACAACCTGTGTTATGAAAGGTACACAACCATGTTGTAATTTATGTGGATGTTCATTATCATTTAAAACAAGATCATTATCATCTGAGTGTCCAGACTTAAGATGGCATGCAGTTATCTCAGAAGAAGATGAAGATAAACTTAATACATTATAATTATGGGAGAATGGGTTATAAATTCAATTACTGATAATCATATTGGTAGTAATGGTATGGATTTAGGTAGTACAATTACTACTACATCAACTAAATTTGCAATGGGTGGTGGTAATAGTACTCCACCTTCATATATAGATAGACTTGAGTTAAAAATGTATAAGCAGAGTATACGTATTATTCAACTTGAGAATAAACTAGATTCAGAAGAGTGTGAGAATTTAAAAAAGATGCTAGAGTCAAATGATGAAGCATCTGTAATATTAGCTAAAGAAATAATTGATAATCTTGAGACAGCATGAGTATAGTATTTAAAGCAGATGATCATAGTTATACTAGCATTGAAGGTGAAGAACAAATTCAATGGACTAGTGTAACAAGTCTTATATCAAAAATGAAAAAGCATTTTGATAAAGAGGCAGTAGCTAAAAAGGTTACTAAAAATTCTAAGTCTAAATGGTTTGGATTAGATCCTAAAGCTGTAATACAAATTTGGGATAATGAAGCATTAAGAGCTACAACACTTGGTACATACTACCATAATCAGAGAGAGTCTGATCTGTGCAGTCTATCTTCATTAGAAGTTGATGGTGTTATTATTCCTATTGTACCTCCAGTACCTGAGATTAATAATTTAAAACATGCACCATCTCAAAAACTAGATCCAGGAGTATATCCTGAACATATGGTATTTTTGAAATCAGTAGGGATATGTGGTCAATCAGATTTGGTAGAAGTAGTAAATGACAAGATAAACATTATAGACTACAAGACTAATAAGAAGATAGATACAGAATCTTATAAAAACTGGGATGGTATTAGTGATAAACTACAACATCCAGTATCTCATTTAGATGACTGTAACTTTAATCACTATGCATTACAATTAAGTATTTACATGTATATTATGTTAAAGCACAATCCTAAACTAAAACCAGGAAAGATGTTTATACATCATGTAACATTTGAATTAGAAGGTGAAGATGAGAATGGTTATCCTATTACCAAGTATGATGACGGAGGTGATCCAGTTATCAAACAAGTAATACCAATGGAGATGCCATATTTAAAAGAAGAAGTAATAGCAATTTTAAAAAATTTATAAGATGGTACATGTTTGTAATGGTGTATTGGAAAATACAAGATTGAATGAGATAACAGGATCAGAGCACTTAGTATTTGTACCTACGTGTATTGATCTAGATTATATAGTTAGTATAAGACAATCAGTAAACAATGATAGTGAACCAGAAGAGTATACAGTATTATATACAGATATGGGCACTACTTATTGCATAGATACACCTTATGAAGAATTTCTTGATATATTTATAAAATCTAAAGCAGTAAAAAATGTACACTAAACTATTTGACATTGACAATGGAGTGGTTATACCAACAGAACATTGTTATACTCTAGGTACTCTTAAAAATATAATGGATAAATATCCTGATAATTATCTTAAGATATATCAGTATTTATTTTATATGACTTGTCCTAGTCCAGATTCTAATCCATTTTTTCATACTCCAGAAATAGATAAAGAAGAGATTGTACTACAAGAGATAGAAGCAGATTTTTCAACAGAGGATGAAGCAATCAGAAGAGCAAGAATGTTTTGTGATGATATGTATAGTACTGCAACATCTAGAGCATATAAAGGTATGGCATCTATGTTAGATAGATTAGCTAGATACATGGAGACTACACCAATTACTGCAGGTAGAGATGGAAATATAAACTCATTAGTAGCAGCAGCTAAAAACTTTGACCAGATAAGATTATCTTTCAAGGGTGTATATAAAGACTTACAGGATGAGCAATCTAGTAAAGTAAGAGGTGGAATTGGTTTATCTTATGATAGTTAATTATGGAAAACATATATACAAATATACCAACCTGGGATAATGGTACATGGACTACTACTACATTTGATAGTAGAAAAGATTTTGGTGATTATATAAAGTCAATATTTAAAGAACCTGGTGAGTATGAATTTGATGATAATACTAATACCATATTTAATTCTGAGTCTACAAGATTCAACAGGGACAAGGTATATTGTGTAGCTCCATTTAAATCTAAGGATTTTATTAAATACTGGGATGACCAGAAAGCTAAATGCAGATTAGGTGTAATAGTAAGATCAAAAGATAAGTCTTGGTATCTTACTAGGGATTATTACATGTGGTTAAACTTCTTACCTATCTTTGATAAGGAGGAGCAAAAGTTTGGATTTGCAAAAATAAGAGATGCTCAATATCACATGGCGTTATATGAAATACTTGCAGAGATAAACTACATGCACGTAGCTATTCTTAAAAAACGTCAGATAGCATCATCATACTTTCACGCAGGTAAACTTATTAATCAGTTATGGTTTGAAGCAGGGGTTACTCTAAAGATGGGCGCCTCTCTGAAAGATTATATTAATGAGAAAGGTACATGGAAGTTCTTATCTGAGTACGCAGCATTCTTAAATGAGCACACGGCATGGTATAGACCTATGTCTCCAGACAAGGTAATGATGTGGCAACAAAAGATTGAGATAAGAAAAGGAGATAGAAAAGCTGAAGTAGGACTTAAAGGTACTATGCAAGGTATGTCATTTGAGAAAGATCCAACAAATGGTGTTGGGGGTCCGGTTAAGTTCTTCTTTCATGAAGAGGCAGGAATTGCTCCTAAGATGGATACTACATTTGGATATATCAAACCAGCACTTAAATCAGGTATGATAACTACTGGTTTATTTATAGCAGCAGGATCAGTTGGGGATTTGGATCAATGTGGTCCATTAAAGAAAATGATACTTGATCCTACCAGTAATGATATCTATCCAGTAGACACTAATCTTATAGATAAGGATGGTACACTTGGTCAGTCAGGTTTATTTATACCTGAGCAATGGTCAATGCCACCTTATATTGATGACTATGGTAATTCACTTGTTGAAGAAGCATTAGTAGCATTAGATGAATACTTTGAAGAGATAAAGAGAAACAAGGAAGCTAAAGATTATCAGCTTGAAGTATCTCAGCATCCAAGAAATATAGAAGAGGCATTTGCATTTAGAAAAGCAGCCAAGTTTCCTCCTCACTTAGTTAATGCACAGATAAGAAGAATAGAAGAAAAAGAATATTCATCAGAGCACTTAGATATATCTAGAGATGAGACAGGTAAAGTTAAAGTAAAATCTACAAGTAAATTACCTATATCTGAGTTTCCTATATCTAAAAAAACAGAAGATAAAACTGGTACACTAGTAGTATGGGAAAGACCAGTACCAGATCCTACATATGGAATGTACTATGCATCAATTGACCCGGTTGCAGAGGGTAAGACAACTACCTCAGAATCACTATGTTCCATATATGTAATGAAAGCACCGGTTGAAGTGACTAAGATTACTAATGGTGAACCTGAGACATTTATAGAAAGAGATAAAATTGTAGCAGCATGGTGCGGAAGATTTGATGATATCAATAAAACACATGAGAGACTAGAACTTATTATTGAATGGTATAATGCCTTTACAATTGTAGAGAACAATATCTCACAGTTTATAAATCATATGCTTGCTAGAAAGAAACAAAGATATCTAGTACCAAGAAACCAAATAGTATTCTTAAAAGATGTAGGAGCTAATGCTAATGTATTTCAAGAGTATGGATGGAGAAATACTGGTGTACTATTTAAGAATCATATGATCAGTTATACTCAAGATTTCTTATCTGAAGAGATAGATCATATACAGAAAGATGATGGTACTACTGTTAAGATACATTATGGGGTAGAAAGGATTCCAGATATTATGTTACTCAAAGAGATGCAAGCTTATCAAGACGGGCTCAACGTGGATAGACTTGTAGCTTTTGCTGCATTAGTATCTTTCTTGAAGATACAGCAAGCAAATATAGGTTATGCTAAGAGAGTTGTTATGGATGATGCAAGTTTAAAATTGGATAAGTCAAAAAATTTGTATAAGATGCAACATTCACCATTCCGTCACATGGGAAGAAGCGGGTTAGGTGTTAATCAGAAACTAAACAGATCACCTTTTAAAAACTTAAAATAATGGCTTGTGTATATGAACATATAAGACCAGATACAAATGCTATTTTTTATATTGGTATTGGTAAAAAAAATAATAGAGCTTATAGTAAATACAATAGAAATACATATTGGAAAAATATTGTAAAAAAGTGTAACAATACATTTAATATTAATATTTTACATGATGCTTTATCTTGGGAAGAAGCATGTGAAAAAGAAAAACAATACATTAAACAATATGGAAGAATTGATAACAGTACTGGTATCCTATGTAATATGACAGATGGAGGTGAAGGTATTTTAAATTTACAACACACAGATGAAGCAAAATTAAAAATATCAATTGCTGCTAAAAAAAGATATAAAACAAAGCCACAGTGTAGAAAAGGACAAAGGTTTGTAAACAGGAACAGTAGAAAAGTTGTAATTATGGATTTAAAAACTTATATTATATATAAGTTTAATACATTAATAGAAGTATCTTTATTTTTAAATACAACTGCGTCAAGAGTAAGAAGAGCATGTATTGTAGGTAAATCAATAAAGAATCATTATTTAAAATTTGGGAGTACTTTTAGTAAACAAGATATTGAACAATTAAAAAATAAAAAGATTTATGATTTATCTGTTATGAATATAAATAGGGATTATTCAGTTGTTCAAAAAAAAGTAATTAATACTGAAACTAATAAAATTTATGAATCAATAGCTGAGGTATCAAGACTCTATGGAATTAGAGCAAATACATTAAGTAGATATCTCAATGGGGTTTCTAAAAATAAAACAATATTTAAATTAATATAACATGCAAGTATATAATGCTTTACAGCTTAAAAAAGGAGCCAAAACAGAACACAACAGGTTAGGTAGTATTACTCAACCATTACAGTTCATACCTAAAAAGGAAAAAGATGATAAGTGGGCTGCTTGGAATCTTGACTGGTTAGAGTGGAATGGTCTTAAACAGATTAAAAGAAATGCCCGTAGGTTAATGAAGAACTACAAATTAGCAAAAGGTGTAATTGATAAATCTGATTACATTGTAGAAGAAGACAATGACTACAGAGATATTATTGAGACACTTACTAAAGAAGATGCATCTGCACTTGAGTTAAAGTTTTATCCTATTATCCCAAATGTTATTAATGTTCTTGTAGCTGAGTTTGCTAAAAGAGCAAGTAAGTTATCATACCGTGCAGTTGATGAAGGTTCCTATAATGAGATGATGGAACAAAAAAGACAAATGGTAGAAGATGTACTTATGTCTGATGCAAGTATGAAGATTATTGCTGCAATGGTTGAACAAGGATTAGATCCTGAATCAGAAGAAGCACAACAACAATTAGCACCAGAAAAACTTAAATCATTACCAGAGATTGAACAATTCTTTAAAAAAGATTATAGATCTATGGTAGAACAGTGGGCTACTCACCAACATGAAGTAGATGTTGAAAGATTTAGAATGGATGAGTTAGAAGAAAGAGGCTTCAGAGATATGCTTATTACAGATAGAGAGTTCTGGCACATGCGTATGATGGAAGATGACTATGATGTTGAGTTATGGAATCCTGTACTTACATTCTATCACAAATCTCCTGATGCAAGATATATATCACAATCTAACTGGGTTGGTAAAACAGACATGCTTACAGTAGCGGATGTTATTGATAAGTATGGTTATATGATGAATGAGGATCAGATGGCATCACTTGAAGCTATCTATCCTATTAGATCTGCGGGATATAATATTGGTGGTGTACAAAATGACGGGTCATTTTATGATGCTACTAAGTCTCATGACTGGAATACTAATATGCCTTCACTTGGTATGCGTCAATATTCTACTGCAGCAGCAAATAGTATTTTCAATGGAGGAGATATAGTTAACTATATTCTTAGAGAAGGTGAAGATTATTATGATCAAGGTACTGCATATCTTTTACGTTGTACAACAGCATACTGGAAATCTCAAAGAAAAGTTGGTCACTTAACTAAAGTTACTGACTCAGGTGAAGTAATAACAGAGATTATTACAGAAGACTATAAAGTAACTGATAATCCTATATATGATACAAGACTCTTTAAAAACAAAACTAAAGATAATCTAGTATACGGGGAGCACATAGATTGGATCTGGATTAATGAAGTATGGGGTGGTATTAAAGTTGGACCAAATATTCCATCATTCTGGGGTATGAATAATCCTGGTGGATTTACACCGCTATATATTGGTATTGATAAACAAAACATAGGGCCCTTAAGATTTCAATTTAAAGGTGATAACTCTATCTATGGATGTAAACTACCTGTAGAGGGTGCAGTATTCTCAGACAGAAATACTAAGTCTACAGCATTAATTGATTTAATGAAACCATTCCAGATAGGATACAATATTGTAAACAATCAGATAGCGGATATCCTTGTTGACGAACTAGGTACAGTGATACTACTAGATCAGAATGCATTACCAAGACACTCAATGGGAGAAGATTGGGGTAAGAACAATTTAGCTAAAGCATATGTAGCTATGAAGAATTTTCAGATGCTTCCTTTAGATACCAGTATTACTAATACAGAGAATGCTTTAAACTTCCAACATTTCCAGAAACTAGATCTAGAACAAACTAGTAGGTTAATGTCAAGGATACAATTAGCTACATATATGAAACAACAAGCATATGAAGTTATAGGTATTAATCCACAAAGAATGGGTCAACAACTATCTCAACAAACTGCAACAGGTGTAGAACAAGCTGTAGGTGCATCATATGCACAGACTGAAATGTACTTCATGCAACACTCAGATTATTTAATGCCTAGAGTTCATCAGATGAGAACTGACTTAGCTCAATTCTATCACTCAACAAAACCATCTTCAAGATTAACTTATGTTACTGCAGCAGATGAAAAAGTAAACTTCCAGATTAATGGTACAGATTTGCTTATGAGAGACTTAAATATATTTGCTACAACTAAAGCAAACTATAGAGCAGTACTTGAACAGTTAAAAGGTATGGCTTTAAACAACAATACTACTGGGGCATCTATCTATGACTTAGGTAAATTAGTACAATCAGAAAGTATTGCTGAATTAAATACAGTACTTAAAGATTCTGAGCAAAAAATCAAATCACAGAAAGATCAAGAGATGCAACATCAACAACAAATGCAAGAACAGCAATTACAAGCTAATGCTCAAGCAGAAAAACTTAAAGCTGATCACACAGATCTTCAAGCAGAAAAAGATAGACAAAGAGATATACTTGTTGCAGAAATTAGAGCTGCAGGATTTGGTGCTACTCAAGATATTAATCAAAATCAAATGTCTGACTTTACTGATAGCATGAGAGATATACAAAAGTCTGATCAGTTTACAAGTCAGATGAGTTTAGAAAGACAAAAAGAGTCTAATAGACAAGCAAATGATTCTCAAAAAGCACAACTTGAAAGAGAAAAACTACAAGTTCAACAATCTATTGCAGATAAACAATTACAAATTGCAAGAGAAAACAAGAACTCATTTGATGTAAAAAGTAAAACTGATAATAAAAAGAAATAACACTTAGCTATATAATGCTGAAAATGAAAAAATAAAATCTGCATATTTTAAATTTAAGAAGTTTATTTGTAAAAAAAATAGTTATATTATTTATAGTAACATAAAGACCAACATATGAATACTGATGAGCAAACAACACAAGATAACACTTCCATTTCACAGGTAGATGTAAACTTGGATGAATTATTTGGAATGCCTGGAGCGGATAACGTGATGCTACCAGAAGAGGAAGAAGAGAAAAAATCTCTTTTTTCTAAAAATGAAAAACCTGATTATGATTTTCTTGATAGTAAAACTGGTGTAACAAGTAAACCAGATACTGCAGAGCAAATTATTACTAAGGAAGAGGTTCAAGAAACAATTGATGAATTGGATGGACTTATTGCTCAGGAAGAAGAAGCAGGTAATAAAGGTAGACCTAAAGTAGATAAGTCAGGTTTATTTGAGTTAGCTTCTAAGATGATTGAAGAAGGTACACTTTTTGGATTTGATGATGACAAAGATCTAGAGGAGTATACTACTAAAGATTTTAGAGAGTTGTTTGAAGCTAACTTTCAAGAGAAAGAGAGAAAGATTAAAGAAGATGTGCCAAAAGAGTTCTTCAATGCTTTACCAGATGAATTGAAAACTGCAGCTAAGTATGTAGCAGATGGTGGAACAGATCTTAAAGGTTTATTTAGAACTCTTGCTCAAGTAGAAGAAGTATTTGAATTAGATGCAGATGATGAGAATCACCAAGCAGAAATTGCAAGACAATACTTATACGCTACTAACTTTGGTACACCAGAGGAAATAGAGTCAGAGATTGAAGACTGGGCAGATGTAGATAAGTTAGGGCAAAAAGCTAGACAGTTTAAACCTAAGTTAGACAGAATGCAAGAAGAGATAGTATCTAGAAAACTTGCTGAACAGGAAACTAAAAAAGAACAACAAGTTCAAGCAGCTAAAGTATATACTGATAATGTATATAATGTACTTTCAACTGGAGAACTTGATGGAGTAAAACTTGACAAGAAAACACAAAACATGTTGTACAGTGGATTAGTTCAACCAAACTATCCTTCAATATCAGGTAAACCTACAAATATGTTAGGTCACCTATTAGAGAAGTATCAGTTTGTAGAACCAAGACATGATCTTATTGCTGAAGCACTATGGTTATTAGCAGATCCAGAAGGATACAGAGCTAAGATTAAAGACCAAGGCACTAAGGTGGCAACAGAAAAAACAGTCAGAATGTTAAAAACTGAGGAGGCTAAAAAGATTTCATCTTCTACAGCACCTGATGAAAAACAAACTACAAGAAAAACAACTACAAATAACAGCACAATATCAAGATCATCTGGTAGTGGTATGTTTAAAAGATTTTAAAATAAATAATATAAATAAATAAATAAAAACAAATGGCAACTCCAGTATTAAATAATGGTATTTTCCTACGTGATACAGCATACAATGCTAGTTCACATGTTGATTCTTACCATTTACAAAACATGCTAAAAGATGCAGAACCAATGGATTTAGGTCCAGTAGACTTATGGGCTATGGCTCAAAAAGTTGAAATGCCTTTATATCAGTTGTCTTCTTTTGGTGGAAAAAACGTTATCAATGTAGATAACGCACGTGGTGAGTACAAATGGCAAACTCCTGTTTCACAAGATCTTCCTTACATAGTAGAAGATATTGAGCCTAACAACTCAGCTAAAGGTATTGAAGGTACAACTTTCAAAATCAAACTTAACAAAAGAGAATTTGGACATGGTGATATCATCACTTATGACAAATACAATGGAGTTGAGATGTACATTACTGCTGATGATATCTTACCAATTGGTGACGGATTCATCTATACAGTACAGTTAGTTAACAATGATAACTACAAGTACATTGATAATGCTTATTTAGCTAATGGTACTAAAGTATTCCGTAAAGGTTCTGCTAGAGGTGAGTATGGTGAGAGATTCTCAGACATCCAAACTAACACAGGATTCCGTGAATACTATAACTTTGTTGGTGGTGCTGAAGCTCACGTTCATTACTCTATCTCTTCTAGAGCAGATTTAATGATCAAAGGTGGTATGAATGCAGATGGTACAGTTCCTGTAACTGAAATCTGGAGATCTCACTTAAAAGGATTAGATCCATCTATTTCATCTTTGGATGATATGGTTAAAGTAATGGGTAAAGACTCAGTTAAAAAAGCATTTGATAATGGTGATTTATCAAGAACTTTCTTAACTAACATGGAGGCTGCTCACTTAACTAAGATTGCTTCTGATATTGAGACTTACCTTATGTGGGGTCACGGGGGTAGAGTACGTCAAGACGGACCAGATGATGTAAGATTATCAGTAGGTTTGTGGAAACAGTTAGATAACTCTTTCAAACGTATCTACAACAAAAACAACTTTAACTTAGATTTATTCAGAGGAGAGTTATATAACTTCTTCAATGGTAAAGTTGAGTTCCAAGGACCAGATCCTAAACGTCAACTTGTTGTTCAAACAGGTATGGGTGGTATGAGAATGGTTAATGAAGCAATTAAACAAGAAGCTATTTCTTCAGGTTTATTGATTCAAGCTGCTGATATTGGTGCTATCACTGGTAAAGGTATGGACTTAAATTTTGGTTTCTCTTACACTTCTTACGTTATACCATTCTTGGCTAATGTTAAATTTGTATTGAACCCTGCATTTGACAATGTTCACACTAATGATATTGAGAACCCTATCATTGATGGTTTCCCATTATCTTCTTACTCATTCATTATCTTTGATATCACAGATAACACTAATGACAACATCTACATGTTGAAATTATCTTGGGATAATCAATTGAAATGGTGGTACCAAAATGGAACAATGGATTACATGGGTAGATCTCAAGGATTCCAATCTTCTGGACAATTCAACGGTTACCGTGTAATGATGTCTCAAACAATGCCAGCTATTTGGGTTAAAGATCCAACTAAAGTATTGAAAATTGTTATGAGAAACCCAATCACAGGTGGATCATTCTAATATGTCAAACTAGAAAATAAAAAAAGGAGGGGTTAGTTCTCCTCCTTTTTTTATATATTTACAATTATAAACATTTTAAAACCAACACAAAATGGAATTTACACACGTAGAAGTATTTAACACAAACAAGAGTAACAAGATCTCAATCAAACCTTACTTTGACAATTCAATGTCAAACATGGGATTAGAACATTATGGCCAATCATTATTTGATGGTGTAAAACATTATGAGCAACTTGCTTGTTTAGAGCAAAATGGAGTAGTAAGATATGTAACAGGATTGAATGAATTTGCTCCTGAGATTAGATTATTACCAGCAGAAGAAAAAGCTGCAAAATCAAGAGAAATCAGAATTGCCGTTGCTGAACTAGAGAAAGAACTAGCAGCTAATGTATTGGATGTAGAGAGTCCAACATTCTGGAATGAGGTAAAATTGCTTAAACCAGATAACAAAGAATTCTGGAATAAGATTACAATGTCATGTGGTAATGATCCAGTATTTCTAGATCCTGCAAATCCATATGATAGAATAAAACTATATGCTGTTGAAGCTGGTGGATTCTCACTTATATCAAGAAGTTATGATGATGCAAGATCAAAAGCAGTACCGCCAAAATTTTACTTGGATAAAGTAACTGAAACAAGTGGTATTAAAACTGAATACAAAAAACTTAAAAATAAAGCACTTGCTGAATTACAAAAACTATTTGATAAAAATAGTACTAAGTTATTCTATATTGCTAAGTCTGTTGATACAGCTAGTGTACAGTATAAAAAACATACACCTAATGATGTTATCTATGACAACATGGATAGACATATTAATGGTGAAGGTACAGAAGGTAATAAAGAAAGAGCTGCAAAAGGTTTCTTAGAAGCTGCTGCTTTAGACATGGAGTCATTAAAAATCAAAGCAATTGTTAAAGATTCCATATTTTTTAAGTATATTATAAATAAGGCAGATGGTTATATTTATCATGCTAAGTCTAATAGCTTACTTGGTAGAAATGTATCAGATGTAATTGAGTTTTTGAAAAGTCCTTTAAATGAGGATGTTTTAAAAGACTTAAACGCACAGGTTGAAAAACTGTGGAATATGTAAATAACTCTAGAGTATACCAGTAATGCTGGTATACTTTTTTAAAACTATATATCATGGCTAACGCAAAAGTAAACGCACAAAAAGTTGCAACAGGGAGAGTAGGTGGAACCAACGCTCCAGTATATGCATTAAAAAATGCAGGTGGAAAAACACCAGGTAAAGTTAACAAACCACAAGCTTCACCTAAAATGAAAATGGGTGGTAGTAAAGGTAAAAAATGTTAATCTGAAAGATCATGGCTAGTAAAATTAATCCTAAAGGTATTTCAAACCTTAAACCAAAAGGACCAAATCCAAAGGGTATAAATAAAGTATCTCCTGCAGCAAAAATTAATCCAAAAGGTATTAACCCAAATGGTATTAATCAAACTAGACCTGGAGTTAATTCTGGTGGAATTAATCCTGGTGGAATAAACCCATCTTCATCTAACAGAACTAGTAAACCTGTAAAATCTATGCAAAAACCTGTTAGGTCAAGTGCTAAACCAGTACGCTCAGGATCTACATCTTCTACTAAAGCACCAGCTCCAAAAGCAACTACCGTTACAAAAACAGAACCTTTATCTTCTAAAACTGCAAATAGAACTAGTAGACCAGTAAGATCAGGAGCAAAACCAGTACGTACAGGAAGTAAACCAGTTAGAACAGGAAGTAAACAAATCAAGACTGGTAAAGGTACAAGTTTTAAATCAGCACCAAAACCAGTTTCAGGTTCAACATCAGTAGCACCAAAATCTAATGTAGGAAGTGGAATTAGTAAATTAAAGGGTGCAGCTGGAAAATTAAAAGGTGTTGCAGGTAAAGCAGCAGGTGCCGCAGCATTAGTACAACTTGGTTCAATGGTTTATAATGATGTCAATGAACGTTCAAAAGCAATGTTTAAAAGAGTAAAAGCTAAAGAAGAAAAAGCTAAAAAAGATAAAAAAGCTAATGATAATAATAATGCTGATAAAAGTAAAGTTGCTGGAAAAGATAAATGGGGAAGATCTCCATCAGATAAATGGTATGGATTTAATCCAGAAAAGAAAAAGTATGAAGCTCCAACAGTAAAGAAAGAAGATAATAAAAAATCTGATACTAAAGTTGAAGTTAAAAAACCTGTTGTAACTCCAAAAGTTACTACACCAAAAACTACAACTCCTGCAGTTAAAAAAGCTGAACCAGTTGGTACATTAGCTCCTAAGTCTACTTCAACAATTGCTAGTAAATCATTAGAAGAAGCTAAAACAGTTACACCAGCTAAAACTACTACTACCACTACTCCTGCAAGTACAACAGCTACTACAAGTTCAACTAGTACATCTAGTACAACTTCTCCAACAGTAACAGGTATGCAACCGAGAGCTACAATTGGAAATAAGATTAGAGGTATGTTAAATGAGAGTAGAGAAAGAAGAGCAGGAAGAGCTGCTTCAAGGGGTAATGAAGATAGATCAGAAAGACTAAAAGAAAAGATTTCTGCTACAGAGAAAAAAATGATGATGAAAAAAGGTGGTGTAGTTAAATATAAATCTAAAAAGAAATAATCATGAAAAAGTTAGGATGCGCAAAATGCGGTGGTACTAAAAAAATGAAACTCGGTGGTACTAATAATGTTAATATTAGTAAACCAGGTGCAGGTTTTGCAAAAGAAACCAAAGGTGATACTAATCAAAAGATGGGTATTTATGGTATTGCTCAAACTGGCCCAACTGGTCCAAATAATTCTGGTATTGCTACCATGAAAAAAGGTGGTACTAAAAAAGAACATCCAATTACTACTTTTAGAAAAGCTAATGATGCTAGAAATGCAATGGTAATGAAATCTTTACCTAAAGCAAAAGACGGTGTGTCAACTCTTGCTACTGAATTATATGGTACGAAAAAAGAAACTATTGGTAAAAATGTAAATACCAATAGAGTACTTGATAATAAAGGTAGAATAATAGGTTCTAGACCTACAAAAATGTCTACAAGTTCTAAAATTTCAGGTAATAACTCTAATGTTACTAATACTCCTCTTTTTAAAAAGAAAGGTGGAGTAGTTAAATCTAAAAAGAAATAGTCATGGCAACTACTAATAGAGCAGTTAAAACATCTTGCAAAAATACTAAAGTAAGAACAGCTGCAGGTGCATGTGCTCCTGAAAGAAAACCTATGATGAAATCTGGTGGAACTAGTCCATTTGGTATTCTATCTATTATAGCTGGTATAGATAATAATCCTGGTAAATCTAAAGCAGATAGAATCGCTGGTGCAAAAATGAACAATAAGACAATGAAAGCTGGAGGTACTACACATCCAGGTTTCAAATCTGTACAATCTAAGATTGCTGCTAAACAAGGTGTAAGTAAACAAGCTGCTGGAGCTATACTAGCTTCATCAACTAGAAAAGCTAGTGCTAAAGCTAAATCTGCTAATCCTAGACTTAAAAAAGTAAAATAATTGTTATGCCAAAAGATGCTTGTTATAGTAAAGTAAAATCTTCTTATGCTGTGTTTCCATCAGCAAGAGCTTCTCAAGCTATTGCTAAATGTAGGAAAGGTTCAGGTACTGTTAGAAAAACAGAAGCTGGTACTAAACTTAAAAGATGGCAAGCAGAAAAGTGGCAAGATACAAAATCAGGAAAAGCTTGTGGGGCTGGTGGTAAAAATGAATACTGCCGGCCAACTAAGAAAGTATCTAAGGATACACCTAAAACTAAGTATGAACTTACTCCTTCTAAACTAGCTGCAAAGAAAGCTGAAAAGTCTAAAGTAGGTATGGGTAGAAGAGTTAAAAATGTATAGTTATGGCAACTAAAGTTAAACTTACTACAGGTACTGAAAAGCATGTAGTATATAAAAAGACTACTAAAAGAGGTGAAGGTAAAGTTGGTGATATCATGGTGAATCATACAAATAAAAATAAAGGTTCATATGATACTATTAGCTTAACTAGAACAGCAAATGCTAAAACTGTTAAGCAAGGTGTTAAAGCTGAAAAGGATTGGCATAAGCAAAATGATAAAATACCTAAAGGTTCTCATAAAATGCCTGATGGTACTATTATGAAAAATAGTGCACATAAAATGAAGACTGGAGGAACTACTGCAGCTTGGACACGCAAGGAAGGTAAAAATCAAACAGGTGGTTTAAATGCTAAAGGAGTAGCTTCTTATAGAGCTGCTAATCCTGGTAGTAAACTTAAGATGGCTGTTACAACTAAACCTTCTAAACTTAATCCTGATAGCAAAGATGCTAAGAGACGTAAAAGTTTTTGTGCAAGAATGTCAGGGATGCCAGGTCCTGCTAAAAAACCAAATGGAGAACCAACAAGAAAAACTCTTGCTTTAAGAAAGTGGAACTGTTAAAATAAATAACAAATGCAGAATAGTGTATTAGTAATAAAAGTAAAGCAGCGTTTAAATAAATTGGACAGCCAAGATTACGATAACATAGAGTGCTGGCAAGTTGTAGAGGCGTTTAATAAAGCTCAAGTAGAATGGGTTAGAAGACAACTTCATGGTATTAATATTGTGAAAGAAGGTGATGAGCAATCAACTAGAAGAATAGATGATTTACAAATATTACTAGGAACTATTGATGTGCCATTTGTTAAAGGTGATATATCATCTTACTCTGACTTACCAACTAATTATCTACAATGGAAACGTGTAGATATTATAGCTAAGAAAGGATGTTGTGATGATAGAAGAATGTCAGTGTATCTTGCAGAGGAAGGTAACTTAAATCAGTTACTTTTTGATAATGCTAAAAGACCTAGTTTTGAGTGGGCAGAAACATTTGCTACTTTAAAGAGTAATAAAGTTAATGTATACACTAATAATGATTTTGATATTAGTTCTGGTGCATTAACATATTTTAGACAACCGGTAAGAATAGAAGTACTAGGTTGTGTAGATCCTTATACAAGTGTTCAAACTACAGTAAATGTAGAATGTGAATTTAAAGATGATATTGTAGAAGTACTAATAGATGAAGCAGCAAGTATTCTAGCTGGTGATATTGAATCTGGTAACCAATTCTCTAGAGGAACAGAGACAGCAGAAAGAAACAATTAATATTTATAACAATGGAACAAACAAGAATGCTAAAAAGAAATACTGATACTACAAAAATTAGTAGACCTCAACCTAAAGTTGAGCAAGCTAAACCTGAACCTGTTATAAATTCTGGTGTAGGTGGTAGTTCATTAGATACAATGGTTGCTGCTTGTGCTACTGAATTAATGAATGCAAGAACAAGTATTCATAAATTACATTTAAAAGTAACAGGAGAGGGATCCTTTGCAGCACATACAGCATTGAATGAATTATATGATGCTTTACCAGGACATGCAGATACTCTTGTAGAAGGATATCAAGGAGCAGCTGAAAAAATTCTTTCTTATAGTGAAGTAGCTCCAAGAACTCTTGACACTGTAGTAGATGGTGTAAATTATCTTAGAGACATTTATGCAATGATAAATAAATTACAAGGTAAACTACCTTATTCAGAAATAGTAAATAACCTAGATCTTGTTAAAGATTCTATTAATTCTGCTAAATACAAATTATTATTTTTAAAATAATTTTGCTAAAACAAAATGTTTTAGTATATTATATATATGTTTATAAATTAAAATTAAAAATTATGGCTTATTTTAATCATGCCTTTCAAAAGGCTTTTGTTGGAACACAAGGTTTCACAAATCTTAATGATGGACAATTAGGAACACCAGGTAACATTCTTACTACAGGTGATTTTGCTTTTGTTGATCCAAAAACTTGGGATATTGTTAATATTAACTCAGCACCTTCAGGATGTTGCCCATTAATTCTTGCTTCAGGATCATTGTATTCTAAAGATAAGATTGGTTCTCATGGTGGGTACTTAGAATCTAACAAATCTAAAACTATTAATCCTAAATACATTAATAGATTTTACAGAGTAGATCCTAATCCAGCTCAACAAAATGTAATTAACATTGGATTCACTCCATTTACTGCAGCACAAGGTGGTTCATGTGAGAGAGATTTTTTATGTGATGAGACTTATTCTTTACGTATTGACGTTAAAGGTTCTCCAGCATTAAGATTCTTAAATCACAATGCTTACTTAACTGTTGAAGCTTACACAGGATGTTGTCCAGCAGGTTCAATTGCTCCAGTAGATGTTGATGGTACTTTAGTAATGATCCAATGGGCTCAAGCAATTGTTGGTGAGATTTTACCAAATACAATTGTTAATTCAGCAAGAACAATTATCTCTCCATTTGTATTACCAGTAGTTACTGCTGAAGATAATTCTTTATGGTATGCTCCAGGAACTGTTACTGCAGGTTTAGTAGCTCCAGCTGGTTACACTATCGGTGGTACTTGGGATAACTATGTATCTCCAGGACACGTAGTAGGTCAATACGCAGGTATTACTTTATTTGGTGCTTATGTTGGAACTGATTTCAGTGACTGTACATTCCAAACTTCTGACTTCTTTGAAAAAGAGCCAGTTAAATTGTATGCTTCTTTAGTTGATTATAATGGTGCTCCATGTGAATTTGAAGGATTATGTGTTGTTACTGAGTGTACAGGTTTACAAGCAATGGGTCTTGGTGAATCAGTTGCAAGAGATGTAATCTTATCTGAAAGATACAGACAAAACTTCTTTGCTACAGATTTAAGAATCAGAGAGGTGACTCAAGGAAATGAGATTTTAAATACTATCAATAGAACAGCTTTCTATACAAGATACTATTTACAACATTCAGTTCCACGTTTCAATAACCCAACTGGTACATTTGATAATGATCAATACTTATTAGAGATTATCACTGATGGTCCTGATTCAACATTTGAACAATTTGTTGCTTCATGGACTGATAACTGTGGTCAATGTATTGAGTTAGAAGTAATTGAAGCTATCACAGCTTGTGTTCCTTTAATTGACATTACTGCTTAATAAGTAGATGACTTACAATACTAACAAAGGGAGGTGAATTAGTTTTCCCTCCCTTTTTTTATAAATAATTATGGCACATCATATATTAAGTTTAGAAATACCAACTGTATTAAATACATGTATAATGTCAGTACTTGATACAAGTGTATATACACAATCAATTACTGTATCATGTCCTGCATTAAATGTAACAGTACCAGGATTTAATTACTCAACACAACTTACAATTGTACCAGGAGATAATACAATTCTTACAGCATGTGATTTACAGTTACAAACACAAAACTGTGCAACTGTTTTAAGTGATCTACCAGATGGTATATATGCATTTAAGTATAGTGTATCACCAAATGATTTAGTATTTGTAGAGTATAATCATTTAAGAATATCTAAAGCATTAAATACTTATAATACTATTTTATGTAATTTAGATCTTGCTGCGTGTGAGCCACCAGCAAATATTAAACAAAAGCTGGAAAAATTAAAAATGGCAAAAATGTACTTGGATGCTGCTAAAGCAAAAGTAGAGTTCTGTCATGAACCAGGAAATGGAATGTCTCTTTACAACTATGCTGTAAAGTTGATGAAAAAGATTGAGTGTAAAAATTGTTAACCCTTAAAAACCAACAAGATGGCAAATTGTCCAAACTGCAAAATAAGATTATCATGTGGATGTCAAAAAAGAGTTGCATCAGATAAAACACAAGTATGTACTGCTTGTATTAGTAAATATGAAATTAAACTTAAGCAACAACCAAAAAAATAAAATATAATGGCAGGATCGATGACATTCAGATGTTGTAATATATCAGTTACAACAATATATCAAAGTGACTGTGGTGGAGGTACATCTGCATCATGTCCAATTACTGGTAATGTATATAGATTAATTATTAACAATGTAAGATCAAATGAATGTTGGGAAGCAGTTGATGGTTATTATCCAGAAGCTATAACTGCAATTATTACATATGATGCTTCATATGAACCATATGATTCATGTAATGATTGTTTACAACATAATTATAAATTATATAACTGTTTTGATGATACTATAATATATACTAACTATCTTGAATGCCCCAATTGTATAAATTATATTAATCAAATGATGTATACTAATATTGAACCAAATCCATGTTGGTACATTACTGTTGCATCATTACCAATTGGACCAATAATTCCAGTATTAGAATTAGAGGGTTTTTGTGATCCTTGTGATCCAAGTTGTTATATTATTACGGGTATAGGTGTCATAACTTATTTTAATCAGTACTATGAACTAGCAACAGCAGATGCTCCAGCAAGAGTATGTGCGTCATCTTATCCATCTGTATCAGGAATTAATTATACAATTACTCAAGATGGAGACTGTTCATATAGAAACTCTTGTCCAACTTATTGTTATGAATTAACTAATTGTATAACTGAAGAAGTAATCAGATCAACAAATCAAGATCTTGCATTTCCATTTGTATTAAATGAAACTATTGAGATTGCTGAACGTGATGGTTGTTGGACAATAACTAGAGCATTAGTTGAAATATGCACAGGAGTTATTGAAACTACTATTATAAATACATATGCAAATTGTGAAGATTGTATACCAGCTTTTTATTATAGATTAGAATCATGTGGTAACTCAGAACCAATTATACTTTATACATCTCAAGATTTATCAGCGTATGTTGGTCAAACTGTATCATTAAATGATTATATTGGGTGTTATAATGTAACAATATATCAAGGTCAAGTACCTAATCCAGTAACAATATCATTTAAAAATAATTATCCTGACTGTATTGAATGTGCATTACCAAGATATAAATTAATTGATTGTGATGGTATAAGACCAAGTATATATACTACTACAGATGTATCTGCATATTTATCTTCAGTAATTAAACTTACATTTTATCCTGATACTTGTTGGACGGTTGAAACAACAACTATTAATTCATCAGATGATTTAGTAATTATTGATAAAGAGTTTACAGATTGTCAAGAGTGTTCAATTGATTACCCATGTATATGTAGTACAGTAACAAATAATAGTGATTTTACTCAAACTTTTACATATAGAGATTGTGATGGTAATACAGAAGGTAATGATATTATACTTGCACCAGGTGAAGTAAGTATTAAACACTGTGTATTAAAATGGATATTTCCTGAGTTCTGGACTCTACCAAAAATCATTACTGAGTATGGTGAATGTGTAGAGGGCAAATGTGTTGTTGTATTACCTTTTAGAAGTGTAAGACCAGGTTATAATTCTCCATCATGTTCAGTACAATACTATGAAAGAATTGCATGTGAGTATGCAGAAATACTTTATAGAGATGTAATAGCTCAAAGATATGGTATTGCACCATGTTGTTCTGAAGAAGAATTATACAGAATAGATATTAAATTCCAATTACTTGAATTACAAGCAATTAATAATCTTGATTATTTATGTGCACAATTTAATCCATGTTGTCATAGAGATGATAGTTGTGGATGCGGTTGTAATAATAACTCATGTCAACAAACTACAAATTGCGGATGTGGTTGTAATTCTTAATTAAAATACTTATATTATAATATATACAAAAGATATGAAACCATTAAACTTTGATAATTCTCCATGTAGTCCAACATCTTCAAATTGTGTAATTTGGGGTGGACCGGATTTACCATGTATTAATTTATGTAAAGGAGATAGTATTACAGATGTAATTGAAAAACTTGCTACTGAATTATGTGGAATTTTAGATGTACTAAACATTAGTGCATATGATATAACTTGTTTTAATTTAGCTAATTGTGCTCCACAAACATTTACTGATCTGATTAATTTCTTAATAGTAAAAGTATGTGAACTTGAAAATATTCCACCAGATGGTGGAGGAACTACTCCTTCAACTGGATGCCCTACAGATTGTTTTATAGAAGTAGCACCATGTTTTGTAGTAGGTACTGCAACAACAATGAACTTAATAAATTATGTAAATGTAATTGGTACAAGAATATGTGAGCTTGCAAATACTATTGCATTACAACAAATTGCAATTAACAGTTTAGATAATAGAGTAACTGTATTAGAATCAGCTGGTCCTCCAGTTATTCCAGTATTGTCAATGGTGATGGCTGAGGAATTACCTTCAGTTCCTTCATTGCCTGCAGGAAGTACACAACTTATTCAAACAGTTGTTGATTCATTTGTAAACCAAATATGGTTTCCATTTGTTGCAACAACGGGTGACTCAGGTTTATTAGCTAATGCAATTTCACAACAAACAGTAGCTGCAACTGACTTATCAAAAGTTAATCCAGCTGCACAAATGTCTGCACAGTATGCTGGTTTATGGACAACACCAACAGGAACTATTGCAGGTACAATAAATAACATATGGGCATGTATTAAAGATTTAAGAAATCAAACTCCAGTTACAGTAACAGCATTAGATACTACAACTATTAATATGACTGTTACAGGTGGACCTGCTTATGTAGTTAGTGCAGATGTAATACCTCAAGCTCCATCAGTTGCAGATACAGCTACTGTTAATTTATCAGTAGGTGTAGGACCAACATACACATTAACAGCTGATGTTATTGTACCAGGTGCAATGTTTGCCTATGGTACTCCAAGTGATCTTGCTAACATTACTCCTACAATATCTACTAGTTTATCTGATGGTACTATACAAATAATGTCTGAAGATTATGATGAAGATAATGCATATAATCCATTAACAGGTATATGGACTTGTCCTGCTACAGGCGTATATAATTTAAGCTTTTTTATACAACTTCAAAAACCAGTATCAGGTTTTAATAGTGGTTCTATAATGGCTGGTATAACTGATGTAAGTGCAACAAATATTGAACTAGCATCAACTGTTGCAATAGGAAATATTACAAGACTTGTTTATTTAAACGGTTGTATCTTAGGTCTTAGAATTAATGCAGGTATACAACTATGTCTTAGAATAGTTAATTTTACAGATGCTTCATATGTAGCAAACACAAGTGATACAGCAAGGATGACAATTCAAAAAGTTAAATAAAAAATATTATGAATACATGTATAAAATGCGGTTGTCAAGATGCTTATCCTTCTTTACCACCATGCCCAACTCCAGCGGCTTGTCCTAATCCACAACCATGTGCAGAAGTATTTGATGCACAGTGTATCGTATTTACACTACCTGATATTCTTTGTGGTTTAGATATTGTAGTAGCACAAAATGATTCTTTTGTAGATGCATTAACTGGTATTGTTACTTATTTTTGTCAAAGACTTGTTACAATACAAGGACAAATTGTAATTATACAAGGTGATATAACAACTTTACAAGGAGATGTAACTACTTTACAAACAACTGTAAATGATCTTTCAGCTTGTTGTGAACTTGTAGATGGTTTAGTACAATCTGTAACTGGTTTAAATACTGATAATACTGATCCTCAAAATCCTATTGTTAAAATCTCAGTAGATGGTACAACTATTACTGGTCTTGGTACACCGGCAAGTCCGCTTATTGCAACTGGAGGTGGTGGTACTGTTGGTGGTTCTGGTACAAATAATTACTTAGCTAGATGGACACCAAATTCAACTACTCTAGGAACTAGTGTAATACAAGATAACGGAACCCATGCAGGTATTGGTGGAATAACCACAAATACAACTTTTTATGCAAATTCATTAAATAATGATATATATGCTTTATCAGCAGCTCAAAATGCAAATTTAAATAATAGTTCTGCATTAAGCACTTCATCACAAGTACCAGGGCCATTTTTAAATACTTCAATACGTGCTCAAGCAATTAATACATCAACTGGGGGAACAGTACTTATAGATGCATTTTCAAATACTTCTACAACTGGAACTGGGCAATCAATAGGTTTAAAAGTAAGTTTACAAGGAGCTCTTTCAACAAAATACTCTGCTCAGTTACAAGATGGCACAGAAAGTATTGGTAAAGTTTTAACCTGTATGACTACAGATGGAAAAGCAAATTGGGCAACACCAGCATATAATAATTTACAAAAAGTTATAACAACCACATATATATTAACAGATGCAGATAATGATTATACTATTTTTATAAATAATGGTGTAACTGCAATATCAATTTCTTTAGGTGCTATTACAGTTGCAAACTTTTGTGTAGGATTCATACAAGAAGGTTCAGCAGATGTAACATTTGTAGGTGTAACTAATCCAGTAGGTCTTAAACTTAAAGGACAAGGTTATCAAGCATTCATTGAAAGAAAACTTTCTACTTCTACATATTATTTATTAGGTAATACTAAAGTTTAATGTATGAATAGTTTTAAAAAAAATATTTATAGTACAGCGACTGAAAACTCATGTCCTGATTGTATTGCACCTGATGTAACTATTGGTCTTCAAACTTGGACAGCATGTAATGCAGATGTTTCTACTTATAGAGATGGTACATTTATACCTGAAGTTACTGATCCAACGGCTTGGGCAGGTTTAACTACCGGAGCATGGTGTTGGTATAATAATGATCCAGCTAATGAAGCTACATATGGTAAGTTATATAACTGGTTTGCAGTTAATGATACATTACATGGAGGTTTAGCTCCTATTGGTTATCATGTACCAACCCTTTTGGAATTAACTACATTAGTTGATTTTGCAGGAGGACAACTTATTGCAGGAGGTAAGTTAAAAGAAACAGGATTCTGCTATTGGAATACGCCAAATACAGGGGCTACTGATTTCTATGGTTTTTCTATGCTTGGCGGTGGATTTAGAATTGATACAGGAGTTTTTGATAATCAGGGTAATATTGGTTACTTATGGTCTACTGATCAATTCAGTCTTACTAATGGTTATGGTAAATTTATGAATCATAATGATACTTTTGCAAGCAATTTTAATACCAATAAGAAAGCCGGTATGTCTATAAGATTTGTAAAAGATTGCCCTACATGTGCTGATGGAGTAGTTACAATTGGTACACAGATATGGACAACATGTAATGCAGATGTTATAGAATATACCGATACTACTCCAATACCAGAAGTAACAGACCCTACTGCTTGGGCTGCTTTAACAACTGGAGCATGGTGTCATGTTAATAATAATCCAGCAAATGATGCAATATATGGTAAACTATATAACTGGTATGCAGTTGCAGGTATATATGATGCAGCATCACTTGCTAATCCCGCACTAAGAAAACAGTTTGCACCAAGTGGATACCATGTACCAACTAATCTTGAAATGGCTACATTAATTACTTATCTAGGTGGTGATACAATTGCTGGTAGAAAAATGAAAGAAGTCGGAACCACACATTGGGCTGCTACAAATGATGCTACAAATACTTCATGTTTTACTGCTTTAGGTAGTGGTTATCGTTTTTACGTAACAGGTGTATATGTTCAATTTAATGTATATAGTTACTGGTGGTTAGCAACTGATGTTAATCTTGATACTGCACATACAATATTTATAAGAAATGACGCGCCTAATTGTACACCTGGAACAACTGATAAAAATTATGGATTTTCAGTGAGATTGATGCAAGACTAAAGATATGTCGCAGTTTGTTGGTTTCTGTGACTGACAACAAGACCCCGGTATGTGCTCATTACCGGGGTTATTTTTTATATGTAACTTATAAGTGCTATATTTGTTTTGGCTTGTAAACTTTTATAAGTCTGAAAAATTTAGTATATTAATTATAAGATATGGAAAGCAAAGTATTTAGAGGACCAGATGTAAAAGGCAAAAGATTTAGGCCTGATACACATTTTATATTAACTCCTAAGTTTTTTAAACTGTTTAAAGAAAAGTATCCTAAGTATAGTGACATTGATGATAAAAGCTTAAGACAAATATGTAACAACTTTCATGTACTCTTTTTAGAAACTGTGATAGATAAAAGAGATGGTGTAGAGTTACCAGAAGGTTTAGGTAATATTTTTATAGGTACATGTCAAACAAGTAAGAAAAAAAATATTGACTATGGTAAGTCAAATAAATATGGAGTAATAGTAACAAATACTAACTGGGGTACTGATGGTAAGTTAGCTAAAATATTCTATTCCAATTTTGCTACCAAGTATAACTTTGATAATAGAGAGTGCTGGGCTTTTGTTGGGTGTAGAACATTCAAAAGAACCGTTGCAAAAACATATCCTGATAATTGGCCCATCTATGTACAAGTAGATCCAATGAAGAAAATACGTAAACTGTTTTCAGCTGCTAGACAGAGAGCATATTTTAAAGATGTGGAAGATGAAAAATTAAAAACATATAATGAATTTGACATATGACAACAATTGGTGAAGCAATATCAAGAGTAAGAAATGCTCTTAAAGCAGTTAAGGAAGATCCGTTCTTAACTGATAGAACTATATATTTTGCAATATCTAAATATGGTAAGTCTTTATTAAAAAGAGAAGACAACCAGAATAGGTTAATGAAAATAAGTTCAATATTTTCTACATTGACATATGTAGAATTAATTGATGTGGATAAAGTTGAAGCTGGTTGTGTTGGTGTTACATCAGGTTGTTATATTAAAAGAACTAAAGAGAAGCTACCTAAGTTTTTTGATGGACTTAATGGACCACTTATACGTACTGTATCATCATTAGATACATCAGTAGAATTATTCAGAACTGATCCAGGTACGTATTCTTCTATGACTAAAGTTACAAGTTTTAAATATAATACTAGAAAGTATTTCTGGTATTTGAATGGTTACTTATATATGCCAAATGTACAATGGGAAGCAATTAAAGTTGAAGGTGTATTTGAAGATACAATATCTGGTTTTACATGTGATACTACAGAGGAGTGTAGATTTAGAAATGATGATCAGTTACCTTTTCCAGATTATTTATTTGGGGAGATTGAACAATATGTATTAAAAGAATTAACTATGTCTATTAATGTACCTACTAATGGTCCTGATGATAGTCAAAACTCATTAAGATAATGGACTTTAACTATACACTCAAGCTAAGAACATTTGACCAGCTACTGGAAGATGTTACAATTGATTTAAACACATTTGCTCTTGAAAATATGATAGAGCCTCAACAACTTATTAAAGTTGCTAGGAGAGTAACATATGACTTAGGGTTAAGAATCAATATGACTAAAGAAGTTATATTAGAAGTAGAGCATCATAAGATAAAACTACCTGATGATTTTTTTACTATGAACTTTGGTTCTATATGTGGTTCATTTAAACAACACGTGGGTTATAACATTGGTGGTACTACTACTATAGAAGTACCTTATAATGAAGTACCAAGTACAGTAGATCTATGTGCTCCTCCTACTGTTAACTGTTCAACATGTAATGCTAATCCCTGTAATCATACTGCAGCTTGTCAAGGACATGTTCCAGACTGTTCTCCAGTAGTAGTTCCAGGATATGATCCACTTAATCCATTTGGTGATACTTGTATAAGACCAAGAGTATTTTCTAACTGTAAAGGAGATCAATTTGAGTTAATACAAATTATGCCTACAGGTGAAACAAGAACATATGAAGCTTTAATTCCATTAAGATTTAGAGCATCTCAAGAAATTGAATGTGATTGTCCTAATTTATATATTAATGCAGCTAATGAAGCATGGATTAAAAACGGATTCTTACATACTACATTTGAATGCGGTAAAATATATCTTAATTATCAAGGAGCACTTGAAGATGCTGATGGTAACTTATTAGTTCCGGATCATGATGAGATAAATGAATACTATGAGTATGCATTAAAACAAAGAATATTTGAGAACTTGTATCTTAATGGTGAAGATGTATCACAAAAATTACAACTTATAGAGCAAAGATTAAAAGCTGCTAGAAACTATGCTTTATCAATTGTTAATACTCCAAATTTTGCAGAGATGAAAGGTTTATGGATGGCTAATAGAAGAGCACAATATGCTAAATACTATGACATGTTTAAAAGTTATAACTATAACAGCATGCGTTTATTATAATACTTTATATTATGGCAAAGAAAAATATACAAGATACATCACAGAATAAAACAAATACTTTTGTAAAAGGATTAAATAAAGATTCAGATCCTACATTTGTTGCTGAAGGTATGTGGACACATGCGCGTAATGCTGTAAACAATACTCTTGAAGGTAATATAGGAACTTTATCTAATGAAACATCAAATGTATATTGTGTTGAAGCAGGTGCAACATTACCAGGTAAAAAATATATCATAGGTACAATTCATTTATACAGTGATAAATGGATAATATTTACGGTTGCCTATCCAACTACTGGAGTAGGTACACCTACAGGACATGAAATAGGGTTATTTGAAGAAGATAGATGTACATACAGAATAATTGTACAAGATGATTGTTTAAACTTTGATAAAAGAAATTTAATAACTGGTGCCTCAAGAGAAAAAGAAGATTGCTCATGGGGTGTATATTTTGCTGATGGTAAAAATCCAGATAGATATTTAAACATTGGTGATAATGATTTATGGCCAAGTTCTGATTATGCATGGATTGGAAATAATAAATACGGTAATATTACTAGTGGTGCTACTATGCAATGGCCAGGTGTACAATGGAAACAACTTTGTCATACAGATTCAGGATGTCAACAAGTTTATCCTGATGAATGGCCATTAGGTTGTCCAGGAGCTAATGACTGTATAATATGTGAAGACACAACAATGTTAAGTTGTGAAGATTTAAGATTAGCAAGATTAATGGAAACACCAACAATTCAAGTTAAACCAGGAGTTGGTGGTGGGGTATTAAGAAATGGTTCTTATTTTGCAGTTTTAGCATACACTATTAAAGGTCAGAGAGTTACAGATTATTTTTCACCAAGTAATACTCAACCATTATGGAATGTTGATGATGTTGCAAGTTGTATTGATATATTTATTTCTGCAGATAATAATCATTTTGAAGAATTTGAATTAGTAGTAGTACAAATAATTAATCAAGGAGCAGTTGCTAAAAGAATCGGTATATATTCTACTAATACATCAGTAATACACCTTGACCAAATCAAAGATGATTTAATCACTATACCAATAGAACAAATACCATTAAGAAACATAGTATATGAAACTTCAGATCAGATGACTGAGGTTAATGATTACTTGTTAAGAATTGCTCCAAGATCTAAATTTGATTTTAACTATCAACCTTTAGCTAATCAGATACAATCACAATGGACATCAGTAGAATATCCAGCAAATTACTATGTACAAGGAGGAAGTAATACAAATTACTTAAGAGATGAAGTATATACATTCTTTATAAGATGGGTATATAATACAGGAGATAAAACATCTTCATATCATATACCAGGTAGAGTTGCAGGTACATTCAATGGAATACCAGAAACACAACTTACAGCAGATCAAAATTCTTTAAGTCCAGATGATAGATACTTTGAAGTATATAATACTGCAACAGCAAGTGCAGCACCTGGTACAGTTTTACCTGATGGAGGTATTGTAGTTGCTCAAGGAAGAATGGGTTACTGGGAGTCAACTGAAAAGTATCCAGATAATAGACATGATATATGGGATGCTTCATCTCAATGTTGGTCAGGTACAACTGATCCACAATTTGATTTATGTGGTAAATATATTAGACACCATAAGTTTCCTGATAACATAACTGGAGGAGGTAATTTAACAAATCATTATTCACAAGGTGGTCAAGCTATTAGATTAATGGGTGTTGTTTTTAATAATATTATTTTACCAAAAGATAATGATGGAAATGATATACCAGGTATAGTAGGTTATGAAATACTAAGAGGATCAAGAGAAGGTAATAGATCTATTATTGCTAAAGGTATGTTAAACAATATGCGTACTTATGAACTTAAAGGTAATGATGCAGGTGGTAGAAAAGGATTATATCCTAATTATCCATTTAATACTATTACACCTTTATCATCATCAATTGGTGGACATGTTGCAGGATATAATGATCCTTATATTAGATTAAAAGATGATGTTGCACAGGATATACCACTTAACATGGTAACATTTCACTCACCTGATACTAATTTTAGAACACCCTTTTTATCTACAACTGAATTAAAATTATATGGTAGAGTATCTGGTACATCAACACAGTTTTTTCAAGAACCAGATCAGCATCCTCAATTTAAATTACTTGCTGATTTTGTTATTATTGTTGCAGTTATTGCTGGTGTAATTGAAATGGCAATTCAAAATGGAGGTAAATGGACTATTCAACAAAATGGACCAGTAGCAGCAACAGGCGGTGGAGATGTTAGTGCATTAGCAGCTCGCCCAGCTGCTGGTGTTTTTCAAGGAGTTCAAGCTGCATATGAAATAGGTTTACAAGCTTATTTTGGTCTTGGAGGATTTCTTGCTGATTCACTAGTTCCTTTTCTTAATCCTGCATTAGCCGTTACAAATATTCAAACAATATATGACGCAGCAACTGTTGTAGCTGCAACAGCAGGTGCTACATCTCCTTTAGGAAATACATATACTAAGGAAATTCCTAGATATCAATATGCAGGTCTTATTGGTGCAGGTAATTTTTTACAACAATCAATATCTTATTTTGCTGAAGGTGCTAATACATCAATAAGACTTGCTTATGCTTTAATACCTTATAGACAATTTGCTTTACAATCAATAGCTGAAGGTTTCTATAGTAATTTTAACTCACCTAATTACTCACAAGTTCAAAGATTTAATATTGAAGATAGTTTTTATTTAAAAAACAATATACAAAATGTTAAACCATTTAGTGGTATTAATTATGTAATTAATAATCTTAAAAGACAAACATCAGTTACATTAAGAACATCATCAGGTAGTACAGTTAAAGTTAATAATGGTCCAGATTATATTACAGGACCAGGAGAAGATAAATCATTAGTTACATTAGGTACTGCAATACAAGCAGGTATTGGTTTACCAGTAGATATGACTGATAATAAAACTAATACATTTAGATTACCTATTGCAAGTCACTATGGTGGTATTAAAGTAAGATTGAGAAACCAATATGGTCAATTAGATTCTATTAAACAAATACCAATTACACCTTATGAACAAAAATTTAGTTATAATGGTGAAAATATACCCAGGTCAAGAAGTTCATTTTACTGTACAATAAGTACTCCAAATGGAAATAGAAATGTTGAGGTAACTCTTAAAGTAATATCACAAACACCAGTATTCTTTGGTGGTGATACATATGTAAATAGATATACTGAAAAGAATAATATGTTCTTCTTCTATGACTGGTTGTATGGTCAACCTGATGGATATGAATATAATTATATTCTAAGACACATGATTGCTGAACCTAGATTCTGGGCAAATAGTCAATTATATGATGTAGCAGATGCTACACCAACATCTATTGCTGAGTTAATTGATCCTCCTCCGGGAACTGGTTATAAACCAACAAATTATTATAATTTAGACTATTATGTAGATGATAATAGAAAATATGACTATTATGATGATAAACCAAAACCATTAAGTCCTAGTGATAACTATCCTGGAATATTTGGAGCTAAAAATTCATATTTCTATTTATCTAATTCATCAATAAGAGATTTCTTTGTTGAGTCAGATGTATTAGTAGACTTTAGAGAACCTGGTACTGAAGTATGGGAACAACATTATGACCGTAATACTTATACAAATTTACCTGCAATGTTTAATATGAATCCTGATACTATATCTAAAGGAAACTATTATGCATATGATTATTCATTAAGTATATCTAAAGTATTTACTCAATATTTTTCTCAAGGTAATTTACAATCAAGATATTACAATCCAATTGTATCTAACTTATGTTATACTTACTATCCTGATAGAGTTGTTTACTCATTGCCACAACAGAATGAATCATCTAAAGATTCATGGTTTGTTTATCTAGTTAATAACTATAAAGAATTTAAAAATAGAATTACAAGTATAAAACCATATGCTAAAACTGGTATGTTTATTACATTCCAGAACTCTAGTCCATTAGTATATCAAGGTGTTGATACTCTTGAAACAGATCTAGGTACTAAACTTACTATAGGTGATGGTGGTTTATTTGCAAATCCTCCTCAGAATGTAACTATATCTGATGTAGAATATGAATATGGTTCATCTCAAAATAAGTTTGGTGTAATTGCTACTCCAGCAGGTATGTATTATATATCTCAAAATCAAGGAAGAGTATTTGCATTTGAAGGTGGTCTAAAAGAAATATCTCAACAAGGTATGAAATGGTGGTTTAGTTTATTCTTACCATATAAACTTACTGAAGATTTTCCTGATTATCCACATACTGATAATCCTGTTGCAGGAATTGGTACACAAGCTGTATATGATAACTACAATGGAGTTATTTATTTCTGTAAAAAAGATTATAAATTAAGAAATGATTTAACTCCAGGTACAATTGTTACTTATGATTCATACGGAGATTACTTTTTAGTTAATGGTCAAGCAAGAGTTGAGTTAGGTGATCCTCTTATATTTGAAAATGCATCGTGGACAGCAAGTTTTGACCCTAAGAGTGATTATTGGATTTCATATCATGACTGGCATCCAGATTTTGTGTTACCTGCAAGACAATTCTTTATGACAACTAAAGAAGGTAGATTATGGAAACATAATGTAGCATGTAATAGTTACTGTAATTTCTATGGTGTTCAGCATCCATTTGAAGTTGAGATACCATTAATAACAGGACAAACAATTACTACTCTTAAATCAATGGAGTATATTCTTGAATGTTATAAAAATAGTCCAATAAATTGTATTGATCAGTATCATGTACTTGATTATAACTTTGATAAAGCAGTAGTATATAATTCTGAGCAAGTATCTGGATATTTAAATCTTAATATATTCCCTAAGAATAATATTACACTTGCTAATACCTATCCTAAAGTTAATATAACATCTATTGATGTACTATTTTCTAAAGAGGAAAACAAATATAGATTTAATCAATTCTGGGATATAACTAAAAATAGAGGAGAGTTTCCTATAGGTTCTAATTACCCTCCTACTGGACCATTAGTTCCAGGCACAACTGTACTTGCTGGTAACTATACTCAAGAAGTAATATGGAATACTCAATCTAATGGTTATATTAAAACATTAAATACTACTAACTTAGATTATACTAAGAATCAACTTGAGAGAAAAAAATTCAGACACTATTTAAATTTCTTATATTTGAGCAAAGCTAATTCTCAAGATGTAAATATGATAGTTAAAATTAGTAATAGTAAAAATCAAATATCACTCAGATAATGGGATTTAATAAAAAAGTATTATCTAAAGCTGTATCAGAATTAGGTAAAGCAAAAGCACCTGGTAAACCAAGAGATATAATAACTGATCCTGCTGGTCAATGGAAATACCCAGGTCAGAAAACCAGGATTCCTGGTAGTAGTATTACTATGCAAGGTGTTAATTATCCTGTATGGGCTCAACCTAATGTTGGTCCTGGATCAATGATGCAACCTAATCAAGATTATAACTTTCCTGGTGCATCTTATGTAGATGAAACACCAATTGCTAGAAAAGGTGGTACTCTTAAAAGTCATAGATACTCAAAGAGCATGTCTGCTACTAATAAACTATTTACTAAGAATAGGTTGTTTAAAAACATGAAGAGTAAGATATTTGATCCTAACTCTAAGTTTCAAAAAGGAGGTTCTAAATTGGGCCCTATTAATCTTGATCCTAATCCATTAAGTCACTATGAATTAAACTATGGTTTTAATCTACCTACAGAAGAAGACGGTGGAGAACCATATGCTGAAGAACTAGAGCTTACTGATGAAGAAATACAAGCATATAGAGATGGAGGTTATGTAGTAGAAGAAGTAGCTGAATATAAAATAGGTGGTTATGTACAACATGAACTAGTTAAAGCTCAAAAAGGTCTTACTAAAAAACCATTAGAGATTGCTGATCCTAAAGAATTTGCTTATAGAGATAGAGCTTATAAAGATAGTTTAGATATGTATAAGAATAATCTTCTTGCTACAAAATATTATGACTTAGCAAATAATCCAGCATATGAAGATGACTTTTTTATTAATGCAAAAAAGGGATCTACGTATATTGAAAAAATGAAAAAGATTAAAAAAAATTCTCCTGCAAAATTTAATAGTGTATTTGATAAACAAAAAAAACCAGTACAACCTGTTGTATTTAAAAATGGTATAACAAATATAAACTATACAAAATCTAAACTTACACCATCTAAAAAAGATGATTTTATTAGTATACCTCAAAGAAAAAAAATTGAATCATTAAGCACTCAATTTGAAAAACAAAAAATTGATGATAGAATAATTACTGATACAGATGTAGTACCAGAAGGTTATAGAAGAATAGGTAATTTATATACTGCATCTCGTGATGAAAAAACTGGTAAAGTAACTGAGAAAGAAAAGTTTATGCATGAACTAATTCCTCATCTTAATACAAGACCAATACAACAATTTGCATCTTCAGAGCAAAGTATTATACCAGGAAAACCATATGTTAAACCTAAACCTAATGTAGGACCAAGATATGGTACATTAGCTGGTGATGAAAATTTAGAATTACCAGCAGGTTATACTCAACAAGAAAGAGAAGCAGCTAGAAGACAAAGAGATGCTCAAGAATTTCAACGTAAAACTCTTGAGTACCAACAACAACAAAGAGGTAATTCTCCTGTTGCTCAAATGCGTAAACAAGGTGGTGCAATTACTGAATCTTGGGAAGATGAATTAGATGACCATACTATAGAATTATTAAGAAAAGCAGGTTATACCGTTGAAGAACTTGATTAAACTTTTAATGTTTATTGAGTAAACCAAAAATTATTATATTTAATATATATTATACATTATATGAAAAAGAGAGTAAGAGTATATAAAGCAGGAGGTCAATCAAATGCAGTTTCTCAAGAACAACAGATTGAAGCATATCTTACACAAGAGATGTCAGCTGACACTTATGATGGTGATGTTGATGCATTAAAAGATAACCTACTTAATGCCGGTATTGATGAAGATGTTGCTGATGATTATATAACAAGTGTTAGTGATGATCTTGGTTTAAATCAAGATACTTTATCTACTGAAGAAGAACAACAACTTATTGCTCAACAAGAACAACTAGCTGCAGAAAAAAAACAAGCTTTATTAGAACAAGAAGCTGCTGCAGAAAAAGCAAGAAAAGCACAACTTGCTGCAATATATGATACTGATATTGATATGTCAACTACTGAAGATACAGCAGAAGATGAAGAAAACTATATGAGACAAGGTGGTACTAAACCTAGTAAAAGAAATTTTATAAAACAATATACTAAGTTTGCTAAAATGGCAAGAGGTGGTGATACACCTACTCCAGGTTCTAATGATGTACTTAATGGTAGAGAATCACATGTTAAAGGCTTTTTAGGAGCAGTTAAAAATACTGCCGATGAAGCAGCAATGAGACAAGAAGCGGAAGCTCAATACAATTCTGCATATGGTGCTCCTCAAGTTGGAGCATTTCAAGAAGGTGGTATACATCAAGAAGAAATTGATCCTGAAAATCCATTACACCATTTAAGTACATATGGTACTGATACAAGACATATATTCTCTGATGATATGTATACTCAAAATGATGTTGCAGCAATGGAACAATTTGGAGGTAATACTGGTCAAGGTTTATATAAATTTATTGGTGGAGGAGATAATGAATCTGCTGATGAAGAATACCAAGATGCTGATATAGATTTCAATCAGGAACAATATCAAATGGGTGGATTCAAAATGCCAAAAAGATCAGGTAGACAATATACTCAAGCAGTTAGTTCACCTTACTATACAGCTACAGGTGAAAGAACTCAAGCTCCTAATCTTGCAGGTAGACAAGTATCAAGTGTTAAAGTAACCGATAGAGGTATTTTAGGTAGACCAAAAGCCTATACAATAAACTATGGTAATTCAAATACCACTGGATCTAATGCTACTCCACAAATTAAAATGCCTACTGAAGATCAAGCAAGAACACTTGATGCAAATGCTGCTAGTGGTAAAGATAACTATGTACTTTCAAAAAATCTTGCTGATCAAATGTCTAATAAACAAGCAAGAAACAATAGACAACCAGTTGCTGATTGGATGATGAGATCTGGTATACCAGGTATTAAACAAATGGGAGCACATATGACTAGATCAGGTGCTATTCCTGAAATACCTCAAGGTACACAATCAAATGCAGCTCAAGCACCAGCAAGCAATATGCCTTATTATCCTCCAATGACAGCACGTGCTCAAAGAAGAGAAGCAAGAGATGATAGTAAACTTAATAGATTTTTAGGTAACAATGAGGCTGATGTATTTAATGATCCAAAAGAAGTTGCAAGAATACAAAGAAGTAATCCAGGTTATGTACCCTTTGGTGAAGCAACTCCAAATGAAAATGCACCAGTACCAGTAAACGGTCAGTTAGATCCAAATGTAATGAGTGCTCTTAATGCAGGTAAAAATAACCCAGAAGTAAAAGCTAAAGCTAAATTAGAAGATAAAAAAGAAGAAGCAAAAGCAGTTGAACAAGAAGATGAAAAAGTTGATGCAGTAGTAAATCCGTTATTACAAGCTGAAAGTGTACAAGCTGCAATTGATAACAATACAGCAGGTGGTTTAAATAAAAAAGCATTAAACTATGATTATGCAAATGATCCTGGTGCTAAAGCATTTCAAAATAAATACCCATCTTTTAGTGATGGAAGTGATGGAAGAAATGAAGAGTTTTGGTCTCAACAACAACCACAAGGTGCTAATAAATATTCTCCTGAGAAAGCAGCAAAAATGAAGGCAATGGGCTTAAACCCAGATATATATGGTCATCATTATTTATATCAAAATCCTGATAAATTTAAAGAATACGGTGGTCCAGTAGATTATACAGAATATGCATATGGCGGTGATATTGCCGTACCAGAATTATATAGAGCACAACAGGGTATGCAAGTAGGTTTTGATCCTAATGCTAACAATATGAATATTAGCAATCTTCAAGGATTTTTTGATAAAGCACCTACTAAAGATGTTGCTGGTAATGAAATAACTGCAACAGTTCCGGCAAACATGCAACCAGATAATATTACAATTGATCCAAATCAAGCTAATGCTGAATCAGTAACTGATCAACCAGATAATATTTCTCAAGATTATAAAATCAAAAAAAATTGGGGTAAAATTGGTAGTGATGTAGCTGATGTAGCTGCTATTGGTAAAGTAGGTCTTTTAGCTGGATTAGATACTCTTGATAAAATTAATGCAAGAAAACAAGAGAATCAAATGCTTGCTAATACAACTTCTGCCGAAGCTAATTATGGAGTAAGTAATATAAAAAAGAAAGGTGATTATGATCCTAACTCAGGTTTATTTAGACCAGATCAAATGGGTTCTAATGCAGTTGTTAAATATGGAGGTGGTATTTATGCTATGGGTGGTAACACTGAAGATGAAGATGAGGATATTCAATACATGACTCAAGAAGAGATAGATGACTTCATGGCTAATGGAGGAGAATTAGAATACTTATAATTTTGTATTATGCACTTTAAAGTAAAAATAACTAAGAGATTACCACAAGCAAAATCGGGAGGTTTTACAGGTAACAATTTAAATAAACAAGTAATTAGTTTTGGTGGAGCTGACATGAATGCTGCATCAAGACATCTTGAAAATACAAGATACTTGAAACAAGTTCCAAGAGATGAAGCTAATCTAGAAGCTGAAGGTGGGGAAACCGCATTTGGTGATATCAATGGTGATGGATTCACTGAGCACATGCTTATTGGTGGTAAAAGACATAGTCAAGGTGGAACACCATTAAATTTACCTGATGGTACTTTTATCTTTAGTGATACAGCTTCTATGAAAATTAAAGACCCGGAGATACTTGCTAAGTTTGGTAAAAAATCTGGTTCATTCACTCCTGCTGAATTAGCTAAACCATATGATATCAATAAGTATAGAACTATATTAGAAGATCCTAACTCAGATAAAGTAGATAAAAAAACTGCTGAGTTAATGATTAAGAATATTAATCTTAAACTTGGTGCATTAGCATTAGCTCAAGAAGCTAAAAAAGGTTTCCCTCAAGGTATACCAGAAGTTGCAAAACCATATATGGAAGCAATGAAAATTAGTGAGGAAGATTTAATACCACAAAAACTACAACCTGAAGCTGAGATGAATGCACAAGCAATGCAGAATCCATATGAAAACCAAGGTATGGGTATGCAGTCTCCTGAAGAAGAATCTATGGAGCAAGTTCAAGGTATGCAGAATCCTCAAGAAGAAATGATGGAAGTACCTCCTATGGCTCAATATGGTATAATGACAGGTGATTATAGTTATCCTGGACAACAATTATACAGAAACGGTGGTTCACTAGATAGATATCAAAGTAAAGGTGAAGTAAAATCAAAAGTTTACAGTAAAGATAACTTACCTAAAGATGCCGTTGTAAGAGAAAGAATTACTACTGATACTAGAGCCGGTGACTATGTTAAACAAGAAGATGGAACATACAAGAAAGTAACAGTAGCAACACTTGGTAAAACTCCTACTGCAGATACAAAGTCTTTAGGTATATCAGTAGAAGAATATAAAAAAGAATCTCCTGAGAATGCTAAATTAATTGAAGACGCAAATGCAATTATTGCTAAAGGAATCCAAGCTGGTGGCATCACTACAGATAAAAAAGGTAATGTAAAAATTACAGGTAAGTGGGATGGTAACTTTAGAGATAGAGTAACATTATCAAGAGCTCTTAATGCTACTAATGCTAAAGGTGTATTTGGTACTGATAAATATAAAGTTGTTAGTCAAGGTGCAACAGGCCCTTATTCTAAATTAAACAATGGTAAACTTAAAGGTTCTGGTTCATTTGTTGCAGGATTTACTCCTGACTTATATGAACAAAGATTCATATATGAGCAAGCTAAAGGTTTAGGTATGACAGATGATGAAGCATTTGATGAAACAGACCGTATACAAAAAGATCCTAAATTAAAAGCACAAGCTAGAAGACAATTTGCAGGTACCCTAGGAATCAAAGATGTACCAGAAGATGATAAAGCATTATTATCAGAAGACTTCTATAAAAAGAATTACGCTGATGTTACAAAAGGTATTGAAAATTCATTAGGTGAAGGTGACTATAGACCAGCAATTGGAGATGAACAATTAGCAGGATTTGAGCATTTTGATGCAGTAGGTGGTAAACCTGAGTTTCAATATGAAAATGAAGCACCTGTAACTGAAGATGAAATAGCAAATGAAGAAGCTGCAGTAGCAGAAGAACAACAATATCCAGAAGCAGGAAATCCTGAATGGTGGTTACAAGATAAAGTAAACATGGGACTTGCTGCTAGTGATTATTTTGATGTACAAAAAGCTTTACCATGGGCTGCAAGATATGAACCAGAAATGATGTCTCCTACATTTTATGATCCAACAAGAGAATTAGCTCAACAATCTGAACAAGCAAATATTACTAACAATGCAATGTCTCAATTCTTAGGACCACAAGCTGCATCTGCAAGATCATCATCAGTACAAGGACAAGGAGCTAAACAAGCAGCTGATACTCTTTCTAGATACAATAATCAAAATGTAGGTGTAGCAAATCAATTTGAAGGTAACAATGCTCAAATAATGAATGAAGCACAAAGATTTAATCAAGCACAGAATAAACAATTATATGATCAAAATGTAATTGCTAATCAACAGTATAAAAATACTAAACGTGCATTTAAACATAACCTTGGTGAAGCATTTAACACTGGTACTACTAATATGATGAAAACAGATGCAATGAATCAGATGTATCCTCAATATGCAGTTGATCCAAGAAGTGGCGGTAGAATGCATTTTACTAAAGGTAAAGTAGGTAAACCTGAACTTGCAACATCATTTGATTCATTAGTACAAAAATATATGGGATCTCCTTATTATATGGAAGGAGCAGATGCCATTAAAGCAGCTAAAACAGCTTCAGGATATTCAAGTGGAACTGATGGTGTTGATCCAAATATGATAGCAGCTCAGTATGGTAAAAAAGGTGGGACAACTCAAATGGGATATGTAATGGGTTCTAATGTATTCCCTTTCCAGTTTACTTAAACTTTCCAGGTTTAGTAAACTTATAAAATTTTAATATATTTACAGTATAGACAAACATTAACATTATGGCTACATATATTTCAGGCGTTACCGATTATATACCTCAGTTTCAACCATTTCAACCTGATTTAAACTTTTATGCAAACGCATTGCAGACTAAGCAAAATCAGTATGATACAAACTATAAAGCATTAAACAATGTTTATGGTCAATATTTTTATGCAGATTTAACTCATGGAGATAATCTTAAGAAAAAAGATGAATTAATTAAATCAATTGATTTTAATCTCAAGCGTGTCTCTGGTTTAGACTTATCTCTTGAACAAAATGTTACTCAAGCTCAACAAGTATTTAAACCTTTCTATGAAGATAAAAATCTTATGAAAGATATGGCTTGGACTAAAAATATAAATAGTCAAAAGTCATATGCAGCTGGATTAAAAAATGCAAGAGATGAAAAAATGAGAGCGCAGTATTGGGAAGCTGGTTTAAAAGCACTTGAATATAAAACTGAAGAGTTTAAAAACGCTTCTCTTGAGGAGACAATGTCAATAGGAAATGCAAACTATACTCCTTATGTTAATGTAATGGAGAAAGCTCAAAAGATTGCTAAAGACCAAGGTTTTAAAGTTGAAAGCATGAAACCATCAGCTGACGGAAGATGGATGATAAAAACTACTAATGGTGAAAATATTCTTGAGCCCTTAAATAAATTACTTGAAGCACAATTAGGATCTGATCCAGCTGTTATTGATGTATATAAAACTCAAGCGTATGTAAATAGAAAAGATTATGCTTATTCTAATGCTGCTCAATTTGGTGGAGATCAAAATGCTGCTGAGATGAGTTATCTTTCTGAAAGTTATAAAGCACTTAAAGGTGAAAATGAAGCAAATTATAAAAAATTAAAAAATTCATCTGATACTTATAATAATCAAATTAGTACAGTACAAAAACAAATCACTGATGGTAATGCACAACCAGGAGCTGAAACATACTTAGAAAGATTACAAAAAGCTAAAGGTATTAATGACACTGTACTTTCAAGCACAGAATCAAATCATAATGAATTAAAAGATAAAGTAAGTACTGCAACAACTACAAGTGGTTTTGAAAATCCATATGGTGATATTGAATCATTAAGATATAAAGTTGATAATGCAATGGCTTCTAGATTAATGCAAAAAGATCTAGGTGAAGCTGCAGATGTATATGCAATGTCTCATAGAGAAGTTGATTATGAAGCAAATATATATGCAGTTAAAGCTCAAGAGCATGCATATAGAATGCAAGAAGTTGCATCTGCTAATGCAAGTAGAGAAAGAACTGCACAAATAAGAAATGCAGGTGAAGAAAAAAACATGTTTAATGCTCAAAGACTTGCGTCTGGAGGATACCATGTAGATGATAGACCTAAATTAGAAAATGGACAACCTAATCCTGAATATAACACTGTAGTTCCAAATGAAGACGGTGTCATGATTAATAATAGAGAGCATAGAAGTGGTACAGCTACACCTGAAATTAATATGAAAGTTAAAGGTGCAGAGAATATGAAACGTATGAGTGCTGAATATGCTGAACCAGTGTTTAAAAATATGACTCAAACTCTTGAACAATTAAAAACTCAAGGGTTAATATCTAATGAAGACTTAACATCTATACTAGGATATGATAGATTTAAAAACATTAGTCTTACTAAATTTAAAGACAAGTTATCTACTAATTCATATGGTTTCTTAAATAAAGAAGTAGGTGCTAAAAACTTAGATAATATTTATAATAAATTTAATAGATGGATTAAAGATCATAATGGTAATGGTGCTGTAACAGATGCTTATGAGAAATCAGGATTAGAGACTGCTGGTACTAAATTTACAGGATATAGTAAAAATCTTGCTAATTATGATAAATGGAAAAAAGAAACATCTTCTGTTGTAGAACAAGAATTTTCAAGATCAGAAGATAGTGATGTAAAAAGATATGGTAAATACTTATATACTGAAAGTGGTAGATTAAGAACTCAAAAAGAGTTTGATATATTAAGTAAAGTTGTTGGACAAAAAACTGAAAGATTAATAAATCCAATAAGTGGTTATTCAAGTAGTTCAACAACTGTACAAAATAATAAAGAATTATATGATAAACTTGTTCAAGCAGCAGGTAAAGTTTATAATACATCTTCAAAAATGATTAAAGCTCCTCCAGGAATTAGTGGAACAGGAACTGGACTTGCATCTAAAGAAAACTTTATATCTGTATATCATAATGCATTTGATCATGCAGGTAATGCATTCATGAGAGAAACAGTTAATGACTTAAATAATCTTGATTTAACTGATGATAATCAAGTTAAGATTTCATATGATGGTACAACTAAAATGGCTGGTGCTAAAAATAAACCAGGTGGTGAAGGTGCACAATTAGTAAGAGATTATATAGCTGAATATCAAAATACTAAAGGATTAAATAAACCTTTTGAATTAGGTGCGGTAAACATTGCAGAAAATAATTCTAAAAGAGGTGCAATGATTATTAGACCTGATGATGAATGGTTGAAAAAACAAATATATACACTTGATGCAAGCGGTAAAAGAAAAGCAGGTAGAATAAGTGAATCTGAATATAATGCAATTGTAAAAAATGGTATATCTGTTATTGCAGATTCAAAAAGTTTTAATAATGGTTTATATAAATCAGCTTACTTAGATCCAGTTCAAGCTGTAGTAGCATATGATGGTAAGTATGAATATGTAGATCCATTAGATGAGGAGAACTATAATAAATTTACTATAGTACCAGATAAATTAGGTACAACAGATTATGTTGCTAAAACACAATATAAAGTGTGGGATCCAAATGCAAAAAAATGGGACTATCAAGGAACATATGATGCACTTATTTCAAAAGAAGAAGGGCTTACAAATACTGTAGAATATGCAGAAAACTTTTTTAAATCATTAAGAACTCATAATAAAGATCAGTACAATGTTGACAGATGATAATCAAGAATTTAACTCACTAGATCCACTTGGACCTCAGTTTGGAAAAGCTAATCAACAAGAAATTAGCAGTGAAGCATTAAAACCTTTTGAAGGAGCTCCCATTAAACCAGTTAAAGATTACTTTCCTGTTATTCCTCAGTCAGGTGCATTAACAAGAGGTGACTATGCAGTTAAAGATATTATAACTGGTCAGGCTCCAAATCAACCACCTGCAAGATCTAAACAAAAAGTATCTGCAGCTGATTTTGGTAGAGCAGCTCAACAGCATTTTGATATGCAGTTGAGAACTAATCAAAATAAAAATAATATATCTAAAGTAGCAGCATATAATGCTGGACCTTCAGGTAATTCTTTTTATAAAAGGTATGCTGCATATGGTCAAGAAAAATTTGATAAGATTGGTTTTAGTCCTACAAGAGATAATGAGGCATTATACAATAGTCATACTACTGCATGGAATGATTTCAGCAGAATGATGACTAATTCATTTGTACCATTATTTAGTAGAGGTTTTGTATCAGGTCCTAAGAGTTTAATAAATGCACTAGGTGGAGATTTTAGTGGAGACACTGAAGATGCAAAAATATATGAAGAAGCAGCAGCAATTGGTCAATCTACTAAAGGTGGCTTTTCTGGTTTCTTTAATAATACTGCAATGAACTTTGCTTATACAGCAGGGATCATGACTGAAGCAATTGCAGAAGAAGTTGGTATGATGGCAATTACTGCAGCAACAGGTGGTGCAACATTACCAGCATTGTTTGCAACTACAGCAAACGCAGGTAAAAATATTTTAAGAGGTATAAAAGGACTTGATAAAGTTGGTGATGGTTTTAAAGCTGTTAATAAAACTCTTAAAAGTTTAAATAATATTGATGAAACAAGAAAGTTGTTTACTACAATAAAAGCTGGAGCAAATTCTAAAGTGGGTAAATTTTTAAATCCATTTGAAAATATGACTGAAGCATTTGGTACTATTGCTAAGAATGAAAATAACTTAGAAGGATTAGCAAGAACTGCATCTGCAATAAATAAAACAGCAGGGGGATTGTTTAGAGATGTAAGAAATGCTAACATGGCATTATCTGAAGCAAGACTTGAAGCAGGTATGAATGAAAATGCAGTATATGATAAAATATATACTGAATATTATAAAAAGAATGGTGTACCACCAGATAATGATACTCAATTTCTTATGCTACAAAAAGCAAAAGAAGCGGGAATGAGTACTCTTATTATGAATTCAGCATTAATATTTGGTTCAAATAAAATTGTATTACCAAACATACTTGGACCAAAAGGTGGACCAGCTGGTTTTTTAAGAAGTAAAGTTGATGATGTAATGAATCTTAAAGATGGTAAAGTAGTCTTTGAGCAATTTGGTAAAAAAGCAAAAGAAGGTGTTAAGCAAGTAGGTAAAGGTGAATTTAAATATGTTGAAGATAGTTTAAAAAATACTGCAAAACAAATATTGAAACAACCTGGTAGAGCACTATTAAAAAGTTCTGCGGGTTACTTTAAAGGTAATATAATGGAAGGTGTACAAGAAAACTTACAAGAAGTTATTGCTGGTGCAAATGAAAAATATTACTCAGATGCATTAAGTAATAGAGTACTTGGTACTCACATTAATGAAAGAGGTAAAGCATCAATAATGATGGATGAATTTGGTAAACAATTTACATCACAAGGATTTGAGACTTTTGCTTCAGGTTTCTTTATGGGTATGTTTGCTAAACCATTTAATGCTGCATTGCCTACGTTGTTTAATGGATACAATAGAGTATTTAATAAAGATGAATACTTAAAATATAAAGAGATAAGAAAATCATATGGTGAGGGTTTAACAAATAGATTAAACACTATGTATTCTGACCCTAAAGATTTCTTTAACTCAAAGTTTTTCAACTATGGTGTTCAGAATGAATTAGCAACTACAATTGAAACTGCAGACAGCAAGCTTAAAAAAGATGCTATGGATGAGGCTTTTGGTAATCAAGTAATGACAGCTTTAGAAACAAACACTGTTAACTTTTTTACTGAGCACTTAAGTTCAATGAAGGACATGACACCTGATGAATTTGAAGAAGCATTTAGATTTGAAAAAGGTACTGGTGCAAAATATCAAGGAAGAATTGATGGTATCATTGATACAGCTAAAAATATGGAAAAAAGCTATAAGTATGCTAATGATAGATTTCCAAATCCAATTAACTTAAGCCCATTAAAAAAAGGTACTGAAGAATATAATGAAGCAACTATTTTTTCTAATGCATGGGAACATGGTAAAAAAAATTATGTTTTATTAAATCAAAGTTTTAATGATACCATGGGTAGAATGAGAGATATCATGGGTACTGTTAAAGATAATCCTTCTTTAAAAAATATGGCTCAGGCAGATATTGATTTAATATTTGAACCAAATAAGATTGGTAATGAAGCAGCAATGCTTAAAACTGAAATTGAAGGTTTAAAATTATCTCAAGATCCAGCATCTAAACAACAGGCCGTTGAAAAACAAAATAAACTTGATGCATTAAGCAACTTTTTAGATATACATACTAAACATAATGCATATCATAATAGAGCTGACTATGCAGAAAATATATTTGAAGCATATAAAAAGAAAACGGGTGAGACTGAGTTATCAGATGATACTAAACAATATATACTTGATACCGCATTTGGTGAAAAGAATGATGAAAATACTTTAAAAGCAAACTCTGAACTTGAAGATGTTTATAAAAAATATTTAAAAACAGTTAATGGTGTAGATAACAGTTATGTATTTGATACTGATATTGATGAAAGTTTTAATAAACTATTAGATCATTATTTACTTGATGCTGAGTCTAAAAAACTTGTTACATATATTAATCTATTACATAATCCAAAATCATTTGTTGAACACGTAGAGAAAACAAAACAATGGATGACTAATATGTATAATAACAGAAAAGAGTATTATACAGATATGGTTAATAAACAGTTGGCTGGTATTGAAACAAATGCATTATTAAATCAATTAGCAGATTTAAATGTTTTTGTTGACTTAGATGTATTACAAGACTACATGGAGAATGATGTTATACCTAAAGAATTTTTTGATGAAACTACTAAACAAGTAATACCAAAAGGTACTAAAAAGTATAATGAGATATTTAATATTCTTGCATTAAATAAAAGATTAAAAGCTGAAGATGTAGAAAAACCTACACTTGATGATACACTACAAGAAAAAGTTGATACACTTGAGATACAAGAAAATAAAGAGTTAGATGAACTTGAAAAAGTAGAGGTAGTTAAAGTTATTAAAAAACAAGTTGCAACTACTACTAAATTAACAATTAATGATATATTAAATGATATTGAGGAATATCAATATGTTGATGCTAAATACGATGGTACTGAACAAATAGTTACAATGTATTTTGGATTTGCTGGATTAAAAGCAGATAATAATCAAGGTGAACTACTTGATGCTGATGCTATTAAAGATAAGTTTTCTGAATATACTATCTATAAAAAATCATTACAAGCTGATCCTGAAGAAGTTAAAGCTATTAAGGAAAAGTATAATGCATTAAGAGATCAAGCAGCTGAAGCATTTAATGAAAATAAAGCTAAAACAAAAGCTGATATATATTCTAATTTTACTCCAGTAGAACAATTACCTAAAGATTTAGTAACACAACTAAAGACTGCATTTTCACAAACTGAAGAAGCAATAAAAGCTGATGAAGATGATATAAGTGGTGAAGAACTTGATGATATATTTAAAGTCTTTGTAAAAAATAATTCACTAGCCGATGATATTATTTCAGAATATAATGATAAAAGTAAAGATGCAGTTGAAAAAGAAAAATTAGGTGAGATAGATGACTTTGATTTTGTTTCAAATAATAAAAGATTAAATACTGCTAATTATTCAACAGAAGATATTAAAGTATTAAGAAAACAATTTGAGGAATTGAGAGATAATGCAGATACAACCCTTAAGAAAACTGCTTATCAAGATGTTATTACTAAATTCAACAAGTTAATATCTACAAGAGATGTACAAAACTTTACACCAGAGGTACAAGAGATAATTAAAACATTAAAGAATGAGTTATTTGCTAAACAAAGTGGTATAAATAAACTTGGTGAAGAAGGTTATGCAGTTAAAGGACAAATATTAGCAAGAGTAAGTAATTTTATTGAAAAGTATAAAACTGAAAAATATAGATATACAGGTGCAGATATAGTTAAAGATGCTTATGACATGACAATAGGTAATACAGGGTTTAATGAAAGAGGTATACAATTTTTTATTAATAAATTAAAACTTGACTTACATATTGATTCAGTTAAAAAGAACTATGGTTATACAGATGAAACTGAGGCATTACTTAAAAAACACTTAAAGAATTTATTAGTACAAGATTTAAATAAAGTATTATTTAAAAATAAAGAAGAGTTATTAGAAGATATTCAAGCATTTATAAGTGAAAATACATATGAGGCATCAAGAGATGGTGGTACTTATGTAGATGATGAGTTAAGAAAATTCTTTACAAAAGGTGGAGCACCCGTATTTGATGAGAAAAAAATTACTAGAGAAGCATATGATAATTTATTTGGGCCAACAAGTTTCTTAAAACCTATCAAGCAAAGAATTGATGCTGGTCAATTATATACAGTTGCAACTAATCTTAAAGTATATGATGTAGATTCTAACGTAGCAGGTGAGATGGATTTACTACTTATTGATAAGGAAGGTAAACTACACATCATTGATTTTAAAACAGGTAATGAAACTAAATGGGATGGATTTGTAACGCAGACTAAATTCAGTAAAAATAAACTTGAAGCATATACGCTTCAACAATATACTTATGCAAGGTTGTTAAAAAAGATGACAGGTCTTGATGCTGATATTAATATATTCCCAATAGAAACTACATTAGATCAAAACAGTAAAAAAGTATTAACTGCTGGTGCACCTACTAATACAAAACTTAATGGTCCAGGTAAGTGGTACTTCTCACTTGATCCTAATTTTACAGATGCTAAAGCTAAGATTGATAAAGCAATACCTATTGAAGCACCAGTTATTAAAGTAGCAACATCTATTAACCCAGTGTATAAAAAACAACTTGTAAACTTAGGTTATCCAATTGGTATTATCAATGACTTAACTAAAGAACAAGCAGCTGAACTTACTAAAGATAATGTACCATACAAGGAGTTTATTAAACAAACTAGTGGAGCTAAAATGTCATTTGGTAAAGCAGCTGCTGAAACAGTTACACCTACAGATACTAAAGCTGATATAGAAAAAGAAATAAAAGAAACTCTTAGAAACATAACATATGCTAATGGTACAAAACCTTATGATAATCTTGATATTCAAAATGAATTAGAAATCAATCAAGCATCTAGAAATATAGTAAATGCTTTATCTAAAGATCAACCTCTTACTTTTGAGTTTCTTAAAGCTAATTTAGGTGGAATATTTACAACAACTAATAATAATGTAATTAAGATAAATATTAATAAAGGAACCAGTAATATAGAACTTTCTGAAGTAGGTACTGTTAGAACTATTATTATAGATAAAAATAATAACATATCTTATGATTTTGAAGATAGGGGTAAACAATTAAATCTTAAAGCAGCTAGAGCTATTAGTCAAGCAGAAAGTAAACATCAAGATAAATTAAAAGATATTTTTAAAAAATATGATGCAGAACTAACTTCTTTAACACAATTTACTGAAACTACAACTACTACAGATACTAAAGCTGACTTACTTAATAAGTATAATAAAGACGTAGCTAAAATTACAAATAACTATGCTAAACAAATAGATTCTGTTGGTAAAGCAAGATATAGAAACAATCTTGAAGAAGCTAGGGATAATGAGTTATTAAAATTAAAAGAAGATTATGATGCAGAACTAGCTGCTTTAGAAAAAACTACTGAAAATAAATCAGTTGTTGAATCAGTATTGGATACTAAAGACATAGATAAAAGAAGAAATAAAGCATACGGTAGCATACAGTTTAATTACTCAACTGATGAAGGTTACTATGGTGTATATACTGATGCACAAGGTAAAGAAGAACTTATTGAAAGTGGGAATGAAAAAGCAATTAAAGCAATACTTAAAGAGAAGTATGATGCTGAAGTAGCTGCATTACAACCTCAAACAGGACCAGTTACTAAAGCATCTGAGCTTAATCTACAAAAAGAGGATACAGTAGTTGTTAAAGAACCAATACCTGAATTTGCAGAAAAAGGTGATACATTAACTGTTTTGAAATCTGATGAAAATTCAGTATCTTTTACAAATAAGGGTAAAGAAAAAACCTTATCTTTACAAGAGTTAAATAAACACACAACAACAATGGATATTCTTAAAACAGAGCAAGCAGAATCAACACCAGAAATACTTGATGCTATTGATAAACAGACTATTAATGAGACAGTTAATGCATTGACTGATTTTATTGGTGATAAAAAAGCAATTCAAGATGCTATTAAAAAAGCGGCTTCAAGTAATGTAACTGCTGAAAATCTTACAAATGATTTACTAGACAACTTAGAGTGTCAATAAACTAATTAAATATGAATATTACTTGTGCTTTAACTAAAACGCAAATAGAAAAGCTATTTGCTAAAATTTATAGAGATTTATTTGATTCATTAAATGATAATAAGTCTGTTGATGTAAAGTCTTATATGCAAACTTTATTCAATACAATTGAATCTAAATCAGATGCAGATAAAGCAGCAACATTTTTACAGAATGTACCATCACTATTACATACTGCAATAGGTGATTATAGTTTAGCACGTCTTGAAATTGATGATAGTAGTATTAGACCATTAATTAATAAGTTTCTTAATCCAGAAACGGGTTTATTAGATGTACTACAATACTTTAGACCTAAAGATATTATCAAAGAGATACAGAATGATGTAAATATAAAGAACAATAGTATTAACAGTCCTAAGTTTACTGAGGATGCTGATGTACCAGTATCTCCAAGATATAAAGCATCAAGTGCATTTACAACTACAATGCAACAGTTTATTACTAGAGATCCAAATAATAACTTAACTATTGAAGAAATAGATCCTAATAAGGTAAGAATATATAATACATTAGAAAAACTTAAAAAAGCATTTAATTCAAAAGATAATAGTGTACTAAATCCAAAATACCAAGGTAGACTATTAAAACTTAAAGGTGTAAGATTAGATAGTGTTGCAGCTAGTTTAGATAAAACTACAGCTGCTTTATTAGTTAAAGCAAACTCAATTAAAAAAAAAGGTGGTGTAAACTTTCTTGAAGATGCAATTATATTAATGGTGACTGATGAGTTTGGTACTCCAATAAACTTTAGTAAAGAAGGTGATATTACATCTAAAGAAGAAGGTGGTAAACCTGTGTATCAATTTTTAAGAAATGTTACTGTTGATGAAGAAACAGGTGACTATACTATAAAAGATATTTATGGTAAAGAAGAAAGAATACAATCTGTAGAAGATCAGATTACTAATTATGGATCTAGTATATATGGTACAAAGTCTCTTAATGAATTCAAACAAGTTTTAGAAGCAGAAGGTGAAAGCTATGATGATTTGTATAATGATTTAAAACAACAGCAACAAGCTGACTTTAAAGCTCTTCTAGATGTACATAAAGAAATACTAAAAGAAAAAGAAAAGCTATTTGATATAATGGATGTTAGTGCTGGTATACCACTTGATTTTACAGGTGGTAATATGCCTTTAAATGATTTTTTAAAATTAACCGATAACTTAAATACCAATTATAAATTTACTACACTAAGAACAGAAAGAGATGATATAAAAGCTGGTAATACTGTTATATCTATTAATGATTATGAGATACCAGTTGATAGAAAAAATATGTCTGCGGACTTAATAAATAAAATTGCAGCTGCATTAGTTAGTAGTAAAATGGATGGTAGGGAAAAGTATGCCTTTTATGATCAGTTTTCTCATAATAATATAAACTTTGATGATAAAAAGTTATTTGTAGTTTATAAGCCTGAGTCTGGTTTAGAGGTAAGCTATAAAGAAGATACAAAAAATCCTAAAAGAGAAATAGTTGATTTAACTAATAAAGAAATAGCAAAAGCAATTATTATAAAAGCATTAGGCACTGAAAGAGGTACAGCTAGTAAACCATATTCTGCTAATATGAAAATTAATGCTGACTTATTAGAAAAGAGTACTCAGTTTTTTGATTATGATTTATTAAAGGATGAACCTGTTGAAGCATCATATAGAGAATTTTTAAGTAAAGTAAATCCTACTGTTAAATTTAAAAATAATGAACCAGGTGTATATAACTCATACTTTGCATTTAGAGTTAATGATAACTTAAGTAAAGAGTTAAAGAAGGCTAAAGAAAAAGTTCAAGAGAAAACATATACTACAGACTCTTATATAAGACAAGCTAAAGATGCTTTATTACTTAAACTTACAGAGAATAAAAACATATCTGGTACTGTAACAGGTAGTGTAACAAAAACTACATTTATAATCCAAGTTGATGGTAAGTCTGTTCAAGGTAGATTTGAAGAGGGTTTGTCAATTACATCAGTACCAACAAATTATACTGTAAGATTTTCTGTAGGTGAAGCAATAGTAGATGGTAAAAGAATAACAGATGTTATATCTATCTATGCAGGAGATAAAAAAATTGGTCAAGTAAGTGAAACTGATTATAAAGCTGGAGAAAAACCAAGAACTTATGAAGATGCTAAAATAGCTGATGAAAAAGTAATTAATCCAATTGATGTACCACAACCATCTGATAAAAAAGGTAAGAGAAGTGGAATTAGTAAATTATGGGATAGGTCAAGTAAACTACCAAGTGATGTTACAAGAGAAGAAGTTGATGCTGCTCAAGAGTGGTGGGAGAATTCTCCGTTGTCTAAGTTTATTGAACTTGAGCACATGGCTAACATTGTTAACTCTGATGTTTATGCAAGATTTATTATATCTGGTAAAAGATTAGAAGATACTAAAATACAATTAGATACTGCTACTGGTGGTTCTGCTGTAGATTTATACCATGAAGCTTGGCATGCATTCTCTCAATTGTACTTAACTAAAGATCAAAAGACTAAGTTATATGCTGAGACAAGAAAAAGATTAAATAATAATGACCTTACTCCACTTGAAGTAGAAGAAATAATAGCTGAGGATTTTAGAACTTATGCTAAAAATCCTAAACCAACAGGAGATGCACCAATAAGAAATACTTTATTCAGAAAAATCTGGAACTTTATCAAAGCACTTTTTGGTAAACGTAATACTAAAGATGAGTTATTTAAAGAATTATTCTTTGCAAGTAAAAATCCTAAGCTTTTAAACAAGTATGCACCACTTGTTGATAACGCAATGTTTGACATACTTAATAGAGATAGAGGTATCTTAAATGTTGAAACAAAAGAACTTGAATTAAGCTTTCAAGACTCAATGACTGTATCAAGTCAAATTGATTCTGCTTTATCAGAATTAATTGATGAAATATATACAGATAGAGTAGAGAGAGAAAAGCAAGGAGAAGTAGGTAAAAACAATGTACCAATTAAAGCTACTAGAAATGGTACTATATCTTTATTAACAAATGATAAAGATAAAGCTATAGCTTATCAAGCTATATATGAAAGATTTGAAGACAATCTTACATATTTTCAAGATCAACTTGATACTGTAGATGAAGATGACTATAATAAAGTTACTCTTCTTACAGATAAAATAAGAATATTAAAAGCTGCAATAGATAACTGGGGTGACTCAAAAAGTGGTGTAGTTAAATTCCATATTGATAATAGTACATTTGATTTAATCAAGCAAAACTATATTGAAATAGAAGCTGAAGATGAAGTAGATGAAGATGATGATAATACATCTCCTGAAACAGCAAAAGAGTCAGAACAATTTGCTAATAAAGAAGTAGGTGATAAATCATTATTACAATTAGCTGAGAAAGAAACTCTTTATATCATAAAAAGTCTATTTAAAATAGCTGATGGTAAACAGGTAATGGGTAAACTTGGTTTTCCTGAGCTTGCTGATTTTAGTAAAACATGGAATATTGTTACTAAAGTGATTGGTGGTGAGAAAGATCCAGTTAAAATGTATGAAAAACTTGTTGCAGGTATTAAAAGTTTTCCTGAGTTAAAACAATTAATTGAAAATAAGATACCTGACCCAAGAGAAATACATAACATTGAGGAGTTTAATATTAAAGCTGCTTTCTGGCAAGACTTTAAAAAGACTAAACTTAAATATCTTCAATTAACTGTAGATAACCCAGATGGTACTGAATATAAATCTGAGGTTACTGAAGCATCAATTGAGTTTACAAATGTTATAAATAAGTTTAAAAGTGAATTTAAAGCATCACCAAAAAGTACTTATATCAATAAAGGTGATGATAACAAATCTATATTAAATCTAGACAAGGTAATTGCTGATTTTGATGATAAGAGTTTTGATAGTAGAAAATCAATCCAATTTGCAAGAGCAATTGGAATTAACCTACAAGATTTATCTGCATTAAAAACAGAACTAGATAATAATAAAGATGATTATGGGATTCAATATTTATTTAATGTAACTAAATCTATACATAAAATAAGTAAAGATCCTAATGCAAGTACTGAACATAAAAAGTTTATTAAAAAGTTTTTATCAGATCCAATTGGAGCTTTATATGGTGAAATACCAAAAGGTATCTATAAAGATGTTACATCTGAAAAGAATATAATTCAAAAATTAGCAAAACTACAGAGTGCATTTGGTACTAACTATTCTAGTTTCAGTGTATTAAACCCTGAAAAGAATCTTGTTAATGAGTTTATAGAAGACAATACTGTAAGTATGATTGTTGACGCAATCAATAATGTTTCTACTGGTAATGCTTTATGGACAAGTGATGAATACCAATACATGAGTTACCTTAATCCAGAGATAAATGGATTTACATTACAGTCTCAAATATTAAAAAGTATATTTGAATACAGTAATAATACTTTAAATGAAAGAAAAGGTGATGCTAAGATTGAATTAGCAATGGTTGCAGGTTCACAAATTGTGGATGAAAAAGGTGCAAATACAACTTCTCTTGATGTACAAAGTAAATACATACAAGAATTAAATATGATGCTAAAAGGTGGTATCGTAGAATTCATGAGGCATGCATCTAAGTCTTCATCATTTGGTATGAGATTAGCAAATAGTGTATCAGGTGGTCTTGGTAAAGCCGATCCTAATAGTAGATTGTATGTAGATATTGATATGTTTGGACCTAATGGTAATGCAGATCAGTATGCTGTTAATAATATATTCATAGGATACATACAGGCTGAGTTAACTAGAATACAAAAGTTTAAAGGCAATAAAGAATTATTCAAACAGTATAATGGTTACAATAGAAATGTTGGCACTGAAGAAAATCCTATTTATGCTGGTGAACAATTTACAGCTTTTGATAATGTATTAAAAGACTTTACTACTACAATAAATGATAAAGAAACTACTACAGATTTAAAACAGTACTTGATTGACAATGTAAAAGATGGTGATCTTAAGAATTATTTAAAGTCTAATCCAGAGATTAAAAAAGCTATTACTGAACAAGTAACAAAATATTTTAATGGTCAAACAGATAAAAACTATAAACAATTCTCTGAGTCTCCATTCTATGACCCAGCTTTAATGAATAAGCTTAATGTGTTTACAACTTTGGAAAAAGAAGATAAACATAAGTTACTTGTTAAAGCATATACAATGAATGCTTGGATACATAACTTTGAAACAGCAAGTTTAGTATATGGTGATATAGTACAATATAATCATGCTAAACAAGAGTTACATAAGAGAAACACGGGTTCTACATCTGGTGGAAGAGGTTTTATGGATGATATTTATACTCAACAGTTTTTAAATAGTGATCTTATTAAGAAATCATCTTATGCTTTCAAGCTTGCTAATAAAGCAGGATATGGAGCTGATTACAATACTTTTAATTATAGCAATAAATACAACACTGCAATACTTCAAGATGTAAGTAGAGATTCAGTATACATTGATCATATTGAAAAAACATTAAGAGCTGATTATATTAAAAGAGGTGTAGCTAAAGATGTTATTGAGTATAGATTAAAGAAAGAGTTAAAAGCTTATACAAATATGGAAGAAGGTGATGGTCAAGGTTTTATAGCTATTGATGCATACCGTAATTTAAGATTAGCAGAAAAAAGTTGGAGTGCAGATCAAGAAAAACTATTCCAGGATATTATTAATGAAAAAGAAATCAAAGCAGAAGATGTAGTAAGATTCTTTCCTGTATATAAATTACAACACTTTGGCCATTTAGCTAACACAATGTTACCAGTTAATGCAATGCATAAGTTTGCATTGATGCCATTAATCCCATCAATGATTAAAGGTTCTGACTTAGAGTCTTTACATCATCAGATGATGAAAGGTAATATACAATATGCTACATTCCAAACTGGATCTAAAACAGGTGGTGTTACATCTCAATTAGATAAAAATGGAAAAGCTGTAGCAGATCAAATATATGATGATAAGGGTGTTGAAAAAACATTAAAATCTGATATCAAGTTTACGCCTAATACTATATACTTAGCTAACTTAAAGAATGTTACAGCAGTACCAACTAAGTATAAAGGTAAAACTGTATTCTCAACTCAGTTAAGAAAACTTATTCTTGAAGGTTTATACCAAGATGGAGAAATAGTAAATAAAGATTATGCTCCATATATTAAAGCATATGAAACAGCTATCAAGGATTACACTGATCTTCTTAAAACAGAATTACTTGAGGAGATTGGCTATGAGAAAGTAAACGGTAAATATGTAAGTGGTGATATTAGTAAGTTCATGGATGTAGTTCAAAGAGAGCTAGAAAGAAAGGATTTACCAGAGCACTTAATTAAGTATATACAGGTAGGTAAAGATAATAAGATTACAAAAGATTTGTCTTTACACTTATTAGCTGATGATATTGAAAAAATATTAGTATCTCTTGTAGAAAAAAGAATAGTAAAACAAAAAGTAAAAGGTGAAGCATTAGTACAGGTAGCAAGTTCTATGTCTAATGGATTGTGGGATTCAGGTTTTAAATTTGATAAAGCAAATACTAAAGACATAGAGAAATACTTAGGTAGTAATAACTTACCATTTTACTATCCAGGTGAAGATGGTAAAACAACTGCAATGAAAGTTGCTATTGCATTACAAGGTGACTTTAAAAATCTCTTAAAGCTTAACCATATTGATAAAAAACCTATTGGTACAAGAGAAAGATTAAATGAGATGATCAAGAATGATGAGTGGTTGAATAAAGGTAATAACCGTAAAGCAATCACTATGACAGCTGTAAGGATTCCAGTACAAGGATTAAACTCTATGGAGTTTATGGAAGTGTATGAATTCTTAGATCCGTCTGCAGGTAACATTATTATTCCTCCATCAGAAATAGTTGCTAAGTCAGGAGCAGATTTTGACGTTGATAAGCTTACTACTTTCATGCCTAATATAGATGCAGAAGGTCACTATATAGAAACAAGCATGGATGCTAAGAAATTAGAGACTCAGATTAATGCAGCTAAGAAGAGTGGTGATAAAGGTGAGATGAAAAGATTAATCAAAATGCAAAAAGCTGCATTAGAAAATAGATTAATTGATTCAATCAGAGGTATTCTTGAGTTACCAGATAACTATGCTACATTAGTAAGACCAAATGACACTTACTTATTAAAAGATATAGCTGATGAACTTGTTAATTCATCTCCTGAATATAAAGAATTTAAAACTATTAGTCCAACAAATGTATTAGAGGTAGGTTATAACTTACACAAACATGAGGCTAATATGATTGGTAAAGATGTATTAGGTATTATTGCATTAGAAAATGCATTACATCCGTTGCTTACATCATTAGGTGCAGCATTACCAAAAACATATAAACATCAAACATGGGATGATGAGAATAAAAGATATGTTGAAGTACCAGAGATAGATTATGAAATGAGATTACTACTTAATCATAATAAAACAAATGATGGTAGAATATCTTTATCAAAAATTAACAGTTCTGATAACCAGGATAAGATTGCGGATTTAATATCTCACTTGATGAATGGATCTGTGGATGTTGAGAAAGATGCATGGATATTCTTTATTCAAGCTAATAAAGAAATTGTACCTGTATTACTTTCATTATTAAAAGCAGGTGTACCTAAAAGAGAAGCTATCTATTTTGTGTCTCAACCATTAGTAAAAGAGTATGCAAGACAACAAAGATTAATAGGTAGTGCTTTTGCTAATGTTACTGAAAATGGTGTGTTACCTAATGAAAATGAAAAATATATAGCATTACAAAATACATTAGCTGTATCAGGAATAAGTTTTAGATATCCATACTTATCTAGAGATGCAAGTAACTTAAAAATGTTTGATGCTCTTAAAGCTACTAAAGATAAGGTAAAAGTTAAATTTAAAGATAATAGTTTTAAAGTTTTTGCACCAAAAGAATTACTTAAAGCAATTGCTAATAATACTATTAAAAAGAATAACATATCTGATATATATAATGCAGTAGTAAAATATAAATTAGATGAAGAGGGTAATCCTGAGTTAGATCCGTATACTGGTGACAAAATTCAAATACCTTTATATAAAAAGGTTAGGGCATCTCATTTACTTTCAAATGACAACTGGTATTATGTTACACAAGTTTTAACAAAAGATGTTAATAAATTTAGTGAAGCTGAATTAAAAACAAATATTGATAATAATGATTTTATCAGTGATTCTGCAATAAGAGCATTCTTACACTTTATTGAATTTGAGAAAGAGATAAAAGGCTTATCTAATTTAAAAAGACAAGCTAATCCTGATACTAAGACTTCAAAAACAATACAGGAAGTAACACAAAAGTCTTTATCACTTGAAGAAGCTGCAGATTCATCTAAAATAGAACCTGAATTAGCAAGAAAGCTCCAAGACGAATCTATATTAGGTACCTTCTTTGATAAAATGATTATTACAGATATAGTATCACCATTATTTAATGTAACAAATAATAAAAATGTATCAGATCACATGGTTAAAACCATTACAAGAAAAGGTGGTCAAATAACTACTAAATTTGGTGAAGGTAAAGATGGTGTTGAAGCATACATAACTGCATACAAAAATGCAATAGTGAATTATATCTATCAGAATAAACTAAACAATATTATCACTACTGAGGAATCTTTCCCTGGAATACCAGAGTCATTTACAGATATAGACTCAAAAGAGTATATTGATAATTTTATGATAATGTTGAGTGAGCATTCTCACTTAAAAGAATTGTATCCTATACTTGAACAAATTACTGATATACCAGTAAAAAGTAAGAAAAAAACTGCTGTAGGTACAGAAACTATATATACTGCAACATTAACATTAAATAATAAATCTGCTGTTAAAGGTGCATTAGCCGAGGCTTATCACCAAAACTTAGTTGATCTTGCTGATGATAATATTATTAAAGTAAATGATCCGGAGCAAAACAAAGAGATATCAGACATGTTTAAAATGTTACCTCTTATGTCTATTCTACAAAATGGAGTAGGTAGTACTAAATATGGTTTAAGTTATGTCTTACCAGATACTACATTCTTTGAAATAATAGAGCCTGCATCAAGAGAATTTTTAGCTTTAGATTCTGAGTCAAAAGATAAAACATTAGATATAATAGATAATTTATTATTTGAAAATGGTGTTGGTCAAAATAATTATATTTTATCAAGAGCTTCACGCAAAGCTTCTAACATAAAAGATACAGATGTTGATATAGAAGTTGAAAATGAAAAATATGTACCTAAAGGTGTAGGATTTGCTGGTGGTCAAGGTATGACTTTTGGTGCTAAACCGTCTACTAGTGTTAATAGTAATGATATATATTCTCAATTAGAAAATAAAAATGTAGTTATTTCTAACATTAAAACTAAAGATGGTAAATATGATAGGGATGCTAATATAAAAGAAGCAAAAGCTAATAATAGAGTTTATACTATGGAAATGGTTAGTGATATAAATAGTTTTAGTAATCCTTGGGCTCATTTTATTAGAACAGGTACTATAAAAACTAATACTACCAAAGAAGCAGTTATAAATTATATTGATTGGTTAACTACTGATAAATTTAAAGATGTTAAACCAAAAAGAAAAGCATTTATTCTAGATGTTTTAAAATCAGGTAAATTAAAAGGAAGACAACTGCAATATTATGCAGAACTTGGAGAACCGTCTCATGCTATAGCTTTAGATTATTTAATTAATAAATATGATTGGAATACTCAACAACAACAAGATGTTACAAGTAAAATTAATTTTGAAGAAAATCAAACTGGTGGTTATCCAGCTAGAACTAGAATTAATGCTTCTGCTGATGCAACAATACATATAGCAGATAACTTTGAAACTCCTGGTGAAAAGCTTACTGAAAAATCTGTAAAAGAACAAGGTAAGGTTTATAGAGCAATAGAAACAAATGGTATACCTTTGAATGCAATTAGTAAAGATACTGTGTCATTAGCAATCAATAATATTGTAAAAATATTAAATACTGTAAATGCAAAAAGTTTAAATATTGCAGGGAATGGTATATATGATATGAAAGGCCGTACTCAAGAAGAAGTTGATAAATTTACTTATGACTTACTAAATGGTATAGTTAATTCACCAAACCTTAAAAACAAAATCACATTAATAAGAAGTGGTGGTCAAACAGGATTTGATGAAGCAGGTGCAAAAGCGGGTATGAAATTAGGTATCCCTACTACAGTATTAGCACCAAAAGATTGGGAGTTTAGAACTAATGAAGGTAATGTTAAAAATGAACAAGCTTTTAAAGCTAGATTTAATACTCAACAACAAGCTCCAGTTAATATAAAAACAATATCTGAACCATATGGTGTTGTATCAGTAGAAACTAATCCAACTGATTCTAAAACAAAAGAGTTTATTAGTTTACTACAACCACAGATTAAAAAACAAGCTTATCAAGAAAATGTAACTGGTAATAAAATGTTTATGTATGGTTTAAGATGGACAAGAAAAGGTAAAGCTACTAAACCATTAAATAATAAAAGCTATGCTAATAAGGGATTACCAATTACTGATGCATTAGCAACTGATGGTTATGTTTATGATACTGTAGATCAAAATGGAAATCAATTAGCACCTCTTTCAAATTTACAACCAATTATAAATGAGATACAAAATACATTAGGTATTGATATGTCAAATTATGATGCTGTAATTGGTAATATTTATTTGCCGGGACAGAGAATTGCAACTCATAGAGATACTACTGAAAGTTTAAGTGCTAGAAATTATCCTGTAGTAGTTTATACTATTGGTGCAGGTAACGCTATAAATATTTATGAAAATCAAAAAACACCTGGTTCTGCCTCATTTGCTTCTGACAAGAAAACATCAATACCTACTCAAAATGGTAGTATATACACCTTTGGTATGGGTGGTAAAGGAAGATTTGAATTAGGTCATGATACTCCACATGCGATTCAGAAAGGTGATACCTTAATACCTATTACAATGCCTGACGGTACAGTGATTAAAGACTATACTATTACACTTACATTTAGAAGAGCTGCTGACTTAGAACCAGGAATGCCAACAGCACCTGTTAAAATATCTACTCAATCATCTACTAGTGTTGAAGCTAAACAAGAAAGAATAAAAAAAGTAATTCCAAATACTATAGTTGATAAATTAAAGGGTTATACATTTAATTTACAAGAACTAAATAATGTTAAAAAGATATTTGAAAATACAAATCCATTTAATACAGATCCATTAGATTCAGAAACTATAAAAGATGGAAGAGTTTTTGAAGATCCAGGTCTTAGAGAGTATGGAATGAGTGATCAACAATATAGTTGGGCAAAAAATAATGAACCTATATTGAGTAAACTTAATGAACTATTATACACTGATGAGTACTCAGCAATAAATTTTGAGGACTTAGTCTCTATGTTAATTGATGATAATACAAAGTTAGTAGATACTGCACAGACTAGTTTATTTGATGATGAATCTATTCAACAACAAGCTCCAGTAACTGAAGTTAAAGAAGAAAATAATACTGTTACATATAAACCTACAGGTAAAGAAAAACAAACTTATACTGTTTTAAATAATCAGATCTTTAATAAAAATGGTGATGAAGTATTTAAAGAAGCTAGTGTAGACAGAAATAAAATCCTTGCTAATCTTGCAGTTAAAGAAGGTAGAGCAGTTATAGTAGAATATAAAACATACACAAATAAAGAAGGTGTTGATGTACCAGCTAAATACGTTGTTAATAATAAAGATGTAATTATATCTGTTAGAACAGGTGATATAATGAAATGGCCTGAGAATAATGGTGATAGAAAAGCTGTCATTGCTCTTGCAAAAGCTGCATTTGCTGAAGCTGCCTCTGAAGAACCAGAGATAACTCAAGACATGGAAGCATTCAATGCTGAAGTAACTAAACAAGGTAAGTTACCTACAGAGTTTATAGTTGATCAAAGAAAATGGGTATTAAATAATATGAAACTTTATGATCTAGTTGACAAATCTACAGGTATGATGTTTATGAAAAACATGAATATGTTTACAGGTGCTCAAGTAGAAGAAATTCCATCTAATAAACCAGTTAATAGAAAACAATTAATTAACTTTGAGAAACAATTAGCAAGTGGTATTACAAGTTACAAATTAGATCAAATACTTGCAGTTAAAGGAATAAGTGTTGATGATATATATAATGATATTAGGAATATTACAACTCAGAGTCAATTGAATGATAAAATAAATAAAATACTTAAAGCAATATGTTAACATGCCCAATTAAAACTAGTCAAGAGTATCAAGATATTCTTAAAGAAGCTAATGGTAATGAAGAAAGAGCACTAGAATTATGGACAGAACGTGGATATAATTATGATGCAGATTTAAATGAGTATAAAGAAACTGAACCTGCAACAGGTATAGATCCAGAAGATACTAGAGATGATAAATTGTCAGCTCTTGTAGATAGAATGCGTCTATATGTAAGCAAGGAGATAAAAATGTTTGAGGGTAGAAAAGTTAAAGATCAAGAGGTTTTTAAAAAGAAAAAAGAAAAACTACTTGAGACTCTAAAAGCATTAGATGGTGTTGACTCAATTAATATGTTTGTTAAAGATGCATATGAACAAGCACTACATGCTAAAAAAAGATTTGATTTGATATTAAGCAATGTTGGTTCTGAAGACGGTAAAGATATATTAAATGAGTTAGCATCAATAAATGAATTTGCTAATGGATACTCTATATTAGATGAGATAAATAAACAAGATATATACAATTTTTTCTCTGCTGGAAAAGATGAAAGAGAACCTGGTACAAATATGACCGCACAGGATATGCTTTCAGATGCTGTTACAATAAGAGATAATATTAAGAAAAAATATGTACAAGTAGGTATTCCATTGATGGCTGAGTGGTTGTTACAATACCAAGCAGAAGGTATTGAAGATAAAGTATTACCACATCTTGAAACATTAAAGAAAAGATTAGATGAGCTTAAAGCTTCTACTAATTTATCTGAAAAGAAAAAAGATAAAGAAATTGCTAAACTAGAAGATGCAATTAATACATGGCAAAACTTTTCATTAGATAAAAAATCTCTTGTAGACTTATTAACTAAAGCTAGTCAAGATGAAGGTGTAATAGATTTCTTAATTAGTCCATTAATATCATCAAATGATCAATCACTTGGATTATTTGCAAGAGCTGTTAAAACTGAATTAGAAATTGCTAGACTTACTGATATTGATGTTAAAAGATTAGCAAGTGTAGAATTTGATAAATACAAAGATGCTCAATCAGCTAGTCAAAATAATCCTGCAAAATTTAATGAAGGTTTATATGAGTTTTTAGATTTTACTAAAGAGAAAAGTGATGGTACTGTTGAAGTAACACAAAGAGCAGCCTTTGTTCAAAAGCATGATATTAATAAGTTTAATGCAGCTAAGAAAAAAATGTATGCTTCTCTTGCTGGTTTATCTGATGCTGAACAAAAAAGAGTGAAAAATGATTGGTATAGCAATAATACTGCATCAAAAAGTCAAGAGGAAATAGATAAGATAAAAGCAGCTAAGTTAAAATTAAAAAATGGTAAACTAATAACTAAAGAAGAATATGAAGCTTGGTTAGACAGTGTAGAGGTAATTGGTAAAAATGGTAAAGTATATTATAAAGGTGAGTTAAGTGAGCCATCAATAGATTATATAAACTCAAATTGGCAAGCTTTATATGATAAGGATGGTAAACCAAAAAATGCTAAAGGTGAATATCATAAATATTTAGTTGATATGTATCTTGAAGCTCAAGAGAGATTACCTGATGTACAAAAAAAAGGATATTTATTACCATCAATACTTAAAACTGATCTTGAAAGATTTCAGCAAAATGGTGGAAAAGATTTAGCAAAATATAAATTTAAAGAAGCAACATCTATTACAACAGATGATGTAGATTATGCATTAGGTGATTTATCTGAACAAGGTACTAAGTTCTTACCTGTAGATTATACACGTAATATGGATGCTAAGGATGTAAGTTTAGACTTAGTAAGATCTGTATTAATATTTAACTCAATGACTAATAAATATGAAGCATTGAATAAGATAGGTAATGAGATTAATATGTTTAAAACTATTATTGGTGAAAGAGAAATAACAGCAACTAATTCAAAAGGTAAACCAATCTTTGATGCTTTTGCTAAAAAAATTGGTTTTACTGAGTTTTTAAGACAGAATGGTGAAAGTTATTCTAAAAGACACGTTGATGCATTTATAGATATGGTTGTATATCAAGAAATGCAAAGAGCTGAAGAAATACTTGGATTTTCAGGAGGTAAAATTACTAATACCTTAATGGGGTTTTCAGCTATTACAAGTATTGCAGCTGATGTATTAAAAGGTGTTGCTAATAACTTACAAGGTAATATTCAATTAATTATAGAAGCTAGTTCAGGTGAATTCTTTTCTGTCAAGAATCTTCATACTGGTAAAAAAGAATTTGCTAAAGCTGTACCAGATTTATTTGCTGATTTTGGAAAATCTTCACCTAAATCATGGGTTGGTAAGATGATTGAAGAATTTGATCCAATGCAAGGTGAGTATAAAGATCAGTATGGTAAAAATGTATCACAATCAGCAGTAATTAAACTAATGAGAACAGACACATTATTCTTTAACCAGCATTGGGGTGAATATGAAATACAAGTATCTTCAATGTTTGCATTGATGGCAGCTACAAAAACAATAGATAAAGATACTGGAGAAGAAATAACTGTACTTGATGCATATAAAAAATATGGTCCAGAAGGTATATATGATAATACAGAATTTACATCTAAGAAAAGATTTGATTTACAGAATAAACTACATGCATTAAGTAAAAGATTGCATGGTGTATATAATAACTTTGATAAAGGTACTGTCCAAAGATTTTCATTAGGTAGACTAGGGTTAATGTATAAAAAACATTTGGTACCAGGATATAAAAGAAGGTTTAAAAAAGCATCAATGGATCAAGAGTTAGGTAGTCCTGTTGAAGGTTTTTATAGAACCTTTAATTCTACTATGATAAAAGATATAAAACAAATGAAGTTTAATGTAGCTAAAAACTGGTCAACATATTCTGATTTTGAAAAAGCACAAATAACAAGAACATTAACTGAGTTAACTATTATTTTAACTTTAGCAGGATTATCAGCAATATTAGCTTATGCTTTTAGTGGAGATGATGATGATGATGAGGCAGTAAGAAAAAGTTATGCATATAATTTTTTAATGTATGAGTTAATTAGAATGCGTAGTGAAACTGCAAGTTATATTTGGCCTGGTGATACAATGCGTATTATAAAGTCACCATTAGTTATTACAGGTACACTTGAAAGAACATTACGTCTGGCTAACCAAATATTACCTTGGCATATTTCAGAAACATACAAGAGAGATACTGGTATATGGGAAAAAGGAGATAATAAAGCTTGGGCATATTTCTTAAAACTTATGGGTTTTTCAGGAAATAATATTGATCCAGCTGAAGCAGTTAAAGGATTTGAAAACGTAACAAGATAAAACAATGACAGGTAAAACAACAGGAGGAGCAGGAGCTTCATCAAAAATATCAAGACCAGGTATTCATGCTAAAACTAAAACATCTAAGCTGAAAAGCTCAAAGTTTTATAAAAAAGCTAACCGCGGTCAGGGTAAGTAGGAAAAAAAAAGGGAGAACCGTAGTGGCTCTCCCTTTTTTACTTTAAACTTTTAATATTTAACTCTTCTAAATCTGGCAAGTTTACTTTAAATAAACCTATAAGTTTACTTTTATCATAACTTACTAAAGCATATTCACCATCACTTGATATACGCTTTACATAAACTGTCTTATTGATATACTTTGCTTTCATTCTATTGATACATTATATTCTGAAAAATACTCATGCAATTTATCCCTTAATTCTTGTGCTATCTCAGCTTTATTACCATCCTCACTATACTTGGCAATTGATCTTAAGTGTTGATCCATGTCCCATAGTATAAGCTTAAACTTATAACCATCAACTGCACTGTTGAAATCTTCTGCCTCTTCAGGTAGATCAAATTTTAATATTGCCTCCATTATTTAATGAATTGTTTAAGATTTGGTTTAAAGTAGTTATCACCTTTAAGGATTTTGCCGTCTTCTCTTAATAACGGTTTACCATCAGGTCCTAATTTACTCATATTAGAACTGTGAATCTCAGCAAATACATCCTCAATAATGTTTTGCATACCATGTTTTAATATAGTACCACACAAAATATATAACTGATCACCTAATGCATCAGCAATACCTTCCAGTCTTTGTTTTGCATTCATAACACCTTCTAAAGCTGCTTGAATATACTCATCATTCTCTTCAGCCATAAGTCTATGTCTCAATTGAACTTCATCATGACTGATTAATACTGGTTCAGTACCATTTATTTGTTGAAACCCCTCATGGAAATCCTTCACTGCTTGTAATTGCTTTAACATAATTTTATTTTTTGTAAAGATAAAAAAAAGTGGATACATTTCTGTACCCACTTGATTGATATATTTGTTTAACTATACTCCCTTGGAGCAAGTGTCTTACAAAAAGAATTCACCACCGTGGTCATCCTTTTTAGTATCATCTAAATCAAAATTAAAATCATCATCCCAATCATCAACTACCTTAGTTTCAGTAGGTTTAACCTCTTCTACTTCAACTATTGCTTTAACTTTAGCTTCATCTGCAGCTCTAAGTCCCTCAAGGATAATCTGATCAGTAGTTGGTAAAACTAATTCAGGTTCTGCCTCAACTTCAAGTAACGGTACTTCAAAAGTATTACCTGCTGGATCTTCATATATCATAGATTCACGCATCTCATTTGCTATGAACTCTTCAAAATCATTAGCATCTTGTGCAAGTTGACTAAATTCTGCATCCTCTTCAACTCTTTCTATCTCAGTAAGAATATTTAATTGATTTTCTGGCTCACCATAGTTTAATGCTGATGGATCAACTTCTTCTAATTCAATATCCTCAGTAAAGTTAACTAAATCAAACTCTATTGCAATATACCAATGAAACTTTCTCTGATCATCCATCCAGTTTCTTGGGTGAGCTTTCTTTAAAGCATAAGTAACATGATTATAAAATGCCCATAATGAATTTACTTCACAGTTATAATCATAACTTGGTTTATACATTTGTTGTTTAACAACTGACATTTGCTCATTAGTAAGTATCTCATATTCAGCGTACATTACACCTAACATTTCTGCTTGCTTTCTTTCACTAAGAGTAATCTTTTTCATTATGTCTTTATCATTGACAATTCTATCAAAGTACACATTAGCATTACTGATTTGATCAATGATAGTTTTAACTGTTTCAACATCTGCAGTTCCAAGATGCTTTCTTCCCCATGAACCCATATCTCCGGTAACTACACCATTCATACATATGAAAACATAACCACCAATAGCACACTTAAATCTCATTTGCTTGTTATAACTATTAGACCAGGCAAACATCATCCCAACTTCAGGATCTTTTGCATAGTTTAAATAGTATATACCTTGAGCAATTGATCCATCTGCATTAGCTTTATATGCTTCTTTCTCAATCTCAAAACCATATAACGCTAACTGTTCTTTAGCATGATTAATAATAAATTCATGCGAGATAACCGTATAGCTATCTGCATGAGTTGGTAATGGAATACTAGTTAAATATTCTTTTGTACAATTTTGTGTTCTTACAGCCATTTTAAAATAATTTTAATTGATTAATATTTGGTTCTAGTTGATGGACCTCTTTATAGATTTTTTGTAGATAATACTTATTATTTATCAGATAATCATTAAAAGGCTTTTCTACAAAGTTAATAAATGGAGTTTGCATCCACTTACCACTCTCTACTTGTATTTGTCTACCATCATCTTTATTTTGCTTTACAATCTTGGAGCCTCTTTCAGATATATAATATCTAATAGTATTTTGTAGTTGTGTTACACTATGAATACCATCATCAACTTTCTCTTCAACAAATCCCCAATTGCCTTTTATCTTAACTCCTCCACAATAATCAAAGATATTATTTTGGGTTTTCAGATAATCTTCTGGTGCCGTACCATGTACAAAATAGTTATATATAGTTCTAGGAATAATTAAGAAACTTTTATTCTTATGTAAGGCCAGATTATTAAACTCAAATCTACCTTTACACTTAGTAGCAGCATAATAGAAAGTACCATCACCTTTTTTAAAAAGATAATGTGGATTCTCTTGCTTCATTTCATTATATCTATCTTCATCAACAAGTTTATAATCATGTACGGCTATGTAATTATTTACATCACCTATGATCATTTTACTATATGTATCATGTTCTAGTTGAAGACTTGTAATCTTTTCCCATCTAGCACATATCTCCAAATATTTTTCCTGATATTCTCTTGGTATAATAGTTTCTAAACCATCTGTATTCTGCATTAATGGTACAGCATTTGGAATCTCTTCAATTATCATCTCATATAACATACAAAGACTTAACTGACCATTAATAGTTATTCTCATAGTAAATTCTGGATCATACAGAAAACTATTTGCATCATTACTTAATCCATAAGTTGAATTAAGAATAATCTTATATACATAATTTCTTACATCTTTCTTACTTATCTTCTTTCTCTCATTAAAGAACCATTCATACAGCTCACAGAATTCTACTTTAGGTAAATGTGCAGGAGCCCAATTATTTCTAATAGCTAGATTTGGATAATAACTGACAACATCACTTGACATTATCATCATATCTTCATTAGACTTATAAATACCACTTGTCTTTGCACCATGAATACCACCTAAACCAAAATCAGTTTTAACACCTTTATAGTTTATAGAATACTTGAAGCCTCCTTTTGTATGTTCTGGATATACAACAATATCATTAAATACTGATAATAGCTTTTGAAAGGTTGCAGTCTCAAACTTTACATAATCAAGTATAATATCCTTTACAGGAATACTATCTCTTTTAGTTCTTAACTGTCTTAACTCATATTTTTTAATCCCAGTACTCTCACTCAAGAAATGTAAAAATAACTCTTTACTTATTCTTGGTTCAGATGCACTGAATAAAGGAATATTATACTCCTCTGTCAATGTTTTTCTTAATGCAATTTGATTTTTACTAAGCTGCATTATCTTCTTAGTTGACACAACATCATTGATACAATAATCAACTATCATGTTAATCTGCTCAAATGTGGTCACTATGGTAGTATGATGTAATGGCATATCTTGGATACTAGGCCAATCCATACTATACTGTATCCATTTTAAACTTGATCTCTTAGCAGGATTATCCCAATGATTTAACTTGAATACATCTACTTGCTTGATGCTCATAGTCTTTTCATAAAAATCTAGAAACTCACCAGATCCTTGCTTATTAATCACATATTGAGCTTTACTATAAACCCATTCAGCAATTTCAGATCCGGCCATGAATGATAGACTACCAGCATTCTGTAATATATACTCAGTTATCTGACCATCAAATCCTAAACCATTATAAGATACATGCCACTCACCATGTAATAAATTTCTTTTCAAAAACTCAATATAGTCATCCCAATCATTTTGTAAATCATGCATTACAAATGTTAGTGTTTCTTCAGACTTAACATCCTGAAACACAGCAATAAAACAATTACTCATTGTTTCATAATCCATTACCCAATTCTGTTTCATAATCCATATTCAGTTAAGCTGTTTCCCCTATTTAGTTAAAATCACAGAGCATCAGTAATGACACTCTGTGACTTATTAAATTAATTTGCAGGTTGAACTGCTTTGTCTAACGTAGTCTGAAAGTCAAACTCTTTAGAGTTAATACCTAAATAGTTAACAAGATTTTTAATATCTTCTTTGTTATCTAAGTAATACTCTTGAAATGTTTCACTTGATACTCTTTCCTCTCTTACATTTCTACCATTAGCTCTTAAAGCTTGTGTTCCCATTGGGTCACCATTCTCATCAAGTTTAGGTAACATGTGTAAAGTAGTTTTAGTTACCTTACCTATAATTACAAATAATCCTGATGTTAAATCATAGATACACTCTACATAAGGTGAATCATTAGATACTGGTATCATTCTAAAAGTGTTGTGACCATTCCATTCTGAACTGATCAACGTCATTGTGTTTTCTCCTGTCATATTATTTTATTTAACTGTTCTACTGATACTAAATATATTTCTTTTTCCATGTCCGGTTTAGTACATAACTCACCTACCTCCATTAATACTTCTTCATTTACTCCTAGCAACTCAGAATAAATGTTAAAATACTTTTCAGGAAACAAGAAACTATCCATATACATGTAGTTACTGCCATTTTTATCAAAATGATCTCTTATCTTGCGCTTTATTGTGGGATTCATCTTACTATATCTACCGTTGATCAAATGCATCCAATCTGTTTCCATATCAGAAAAGTCAAAAGTATACAATACTTCAGTATCATTTAGCTTGATGTAATCATTCAGTCTGTTATGCTTCAGTAATACATTCTTTTCAAAATCAACATAATCTTGATCTGTTCTAGCATGAAATACTGTTACAAGTTTCATATCCTCGGGTGTCACATAGTCATTCCAGCCAAAATAAGTTTGGACTGGAGTAACACTTGAACCCTTTTTAATACCTAAGAGCGGATAAACAAATATCTTAGATTTTTGAAAATAATTTCTATAAAGCGCATTAATACTCATAATTTTTACAATTTTACATTCCCGGTTGCTAATTCATATGGTAAAGTAAAGTCCTTATTGGTATAATGATAGTCTACAACTGTCAATATATTTTTAAACTCCTCTTCCCATACCTTCAATGTCTCATCTGATACTTGAAATGGATAAATTAAATTAGCTCTATCAATCACAATAAATGTAATTACAACTTTCCAATCAAGCTTATCTGGTAAATCTTTAAGATATTTACCTAAACTCAATTGTTTATACATAACGGCCTGTATCCAATATTTGTAATATTGCACTGAGTCTGGAAAATCTTGAATGGCTTTACCAGTAGTCTTTAAATCATTAATGAATATAGTCTTAGTATTATGATCCATGACCACATTATCTAATATACCTTTAAAACCAAACTTGTATTTACTTGATTTTAATTGCACACCTTCTTCATTATAGATTTTAATATTCTCATCTCTATCATTATCAAGTTGCATCAAACTTCTTACAGTTGCATGGTTTCTTAGTAACTCTACAGATTCTTTTGCAGTATCTAATGTAGATTGATCTACAATAGTCTTACCTTGTTTTACTTTTAAAAATTCAAAATATTGTGTATTCTGTTCAGTCACCATCTTTGCAATTCTACCCTCATCTGTCTTTAAAGATTGATGAAGATTTATTCCTAATAGCACAGTAATTATGCTATCTGGAAAATCAGCCAATGTTAAATCAGTATCAGGTTGTGATTGAAAAACCTTAAAGACTTCATCTACAAGCAATCTGTTGTTATCTTTTGGTAGATTACTTGGTATTACAATAAATTCATCATTGAACTTATCTGGTTCAAGTAGTAAACAATGTACTACTTTCCCTGCCACTAAATGAGCATCAACCATATCTTCTCTTTGATTTAAGATATAGTGTCTATAAAAAGCTGCTGGTGAATACAACAGCTTATTTATACTTGAGTAACTAAAATAAAAGTCACTATTATAAAATTGATTTAATTCATCATTATAAGAAATAGTCATCATTATTTGTTTTTGATTCTACAATTACATTATCAAAGTCAATGATCTCTTTTGTAGATACATTAATTACTTCTTCAATTGTCTCTACCACTTCTTCAACAGTTTCTTCTACAGTTGCAACTACAGCTTCTTCTTCAAGAGATACTGTTTCTTCTACAACTTCTTCAATCTCAGGAGATTGTGGTATAAAATCACCATGTAATGAATACTCATAGTTTAAATTCAAAACAGCCAACATCTCTTCAGTCATTGTAATTGTTTTAATCTTAAAATACTTTGAGTCACCACCATCAATGATTTTGTCTCCTAGTTTCTTTAGTATTATGTCAACACTTTCTTTAGTCAACTTACTATGCTTTTTCAATCTCTCAATTATTTCATCTATATCTAAATGAAAATAATTGCTTCTGATATCCATTAATGCAAGTAAAGATTTAAAATTCACATGACTTTTACTCCTTGAGTCTTGTATTCTATTATAGTACTTATTAAATAACAAACTTAAATATAAAATACTGTCTTCAAACTGTGAATTAGCCATGATCTCCATAGCTAATGTATGATTATCTCTATCTGAGCTATCAAACATCTCACATAGACTTTCATACATGTTCTCTTCAATAGCTAATGCATCACTACCATTTAAGTACTTTAGTAATTCAGATTCATCATATATTGGACCAGTAAAGTTAAGCATGTCTTTATATGAACTAACATACTCATCACTGATGTATTGCAATCTTTGAGATGAATAACTTACACCTTCAGTTAATCTAAAGGGAATATGAACATCTTCTAATACACTTTTAGTATTATATTCAATAGCAATATATTCATTTTCATAGAACTCTAATGCAGTATTTACTTTATTTGCATAATAATCATCAATATAACCAGCATCAACTGCAGCTTGAAAAAACTCTTTAAACTTTTCAGTTTTTACATAATAATGCCAACGTGCTTCTGTATATTTTGCAGTAGTATTATCTGAAATAAATACTGCACTTGCATCTTCAATCTTTGTTGTAGCTTTTATTTTATAATCTTTTGTAAGATTTTTAAGCTTTACACGAGGTATATTTACACTTTTAGCAAAAAATAACTTATCACCTGTAGTTGGTTCATAACCTGTTGTTACAGGAAACAAGGTTTTTACACTGTTAAATGTAGCATATTGTAAATCAACTTCTGTATTAATATCAAGTAATGATAAATCATGATTATCATAGTAATCTCTATTACTAATCTCTAGTTTTATAATTAATGTATTTTCCATATTTTTAAATTAAAAGCGGCTTTTACACCGCTTTATGTTAATATCTATTTAACTGCCATTTTAATTACATTAGCATTCTGCATTAGTCTAGCAAACTTAGGTTTGTTACCTGCAAGAATCTCTTTTACCATGTAATATTTAAGGTCAGTTGTGAATGCCTCACAATCTGTAGACAATTTAACCAAACGGTTAATCATTGTATCACTTACTGAATGCTCAGATGCATGCTTCAATGAATAATTAATGATTCTTGTAGTAATAATACTACTAATATCAGCTCTGAAATCATCTCCAGTACCTACAGCACCATTCAATGCTCCAACAACATATGCTTCACTAGGATTAGTCATAATATCTTTAGGAGAAATGATTTTATCCATCTTGTTATTAATAAACATAGTGAACATACTTGAGAAATCTGCACCTACAGAACCTTCACCAATCATTTGGATTAATGGTAACTGCTCTTCAAACTTTTCAATAGAACTGATAGCATTGAAGAAAGTAGTAATAGCTCTTGGATTAACTCTTTGAGTTACTACTTCTGGATTCATCAACATAAAGTTGATACATCTACCATCAATACCAACTTCTTCAGCCCACTTAGCCCATACATTGATATCAAACTTAACCTCAACTGAGATAAATCTAGTCTTTTGAGCAACATCTAATGCAGTTACATTATAGTCACCATTGTCTGGATTAGAAGTCAATACAATATGCCAGTTCTTAGGTAATTTCCAAGAAATATATTCTTGCTGATCAATTAATTCCATAGTAGCTTGCATGAATCTGTGATCCGCTCTAGTGTAATCATCTAAGATTAAGAATCCACCTTCACCTTTACCTTGTATCCACTCTGGTGCAGCATGAGACATTCTACTGTTACTTGTTGGTCTATACTTATTCTTGATATAAGTTTCCATCAAGCTTTCTTGAACCCATTTAATAACACCATCTTCTCTCTGCATCTCAAACTCTTTGAATGGAAAACCAATCAAATCACCTAATTCTTCTATCTGAGATAAATTTAACTTAATAATATCCATACCCATCTCAGTTGCTAATTGCTTAACAGCTGAAGTCTTACCAAGACCAGCATCACCTTCTACATTTATTGCAACAGGTACTTTACCTTCACTTTGGATATATTGGTTATTATTAACAATATGTTTTAAGAACCCTTTTAACTCATCTACATTTAATTGAACTTGACTCATCTTTTTAATTTTTTAAATTTCTAACTTGATAACCTTTCCCGGAAGGCTGTTATTCATATGGGATTGCTCAGACAGCACCCATAAAACAGGAGCTTTTGGTTTAACATCAGTATAACATTCACCATCAGTGAAATATACCAAGCTAGTAAATTTTCTTATATTTTCATTATAATACTCAAGGACGGGATCAAATTCAGTCCCACCTCTACCATATATCTTAATCTCATTTTTACCTTTATAAGGTTCTATGCTCTTGATAGCAGTATCACATTGTACAATAGTAATATCTACTCCTTGCTTATAAATGTGATGTATCTCATTCATGAACTCATGCAACTCTTTATCACATACAGAACCTGAAGTATCAATAGCCAACAACATATGTTGTTTCATTTTAATCTTTAGACCAGGATTATCAGAATATCTTCTATTCTCTTTTCTCCTTATCTTTTTAGTATACACTTTAGATGATACACCAGTAAATCTTCTGATATAACCTTTCCAATCAAACTTAGGGGCTGTGATTGCTTCCATTTCAAGTAGTCCCTCAATTTCTCCAGGAACATTACCTCTTTTCTTTTCAGTCATCTCTTTAGCATCATTGAGAATCTTATTCAATTGCTTCTCAATTAGCTTCTGTTCAGCTTCAGTCATGTCTTCAAAGTCAGTCCAAGTTGGGTGATCAGAGTCCATACCTTCTCCAGAATCCATCTGATCACATACTTTGTCATAATTTTCATCACCACTTGTACCTTCTTCACCACCTTTGTCTTTCTTCTCTTTAGCTTGTTGTAGTTTCTCATAATAATATCTACAACCTGCTTTTCTATCTAAGTTTAAATCAGGATAATCATCAATATTAATACCACCTTCAGGTAAATAATCTGAGTTAATATACTGATTAATCTCCATATCCATAGCAACATTAGCAAGCTTTTTGTCACTAAATTTAAAATACATTGTCAAGTGACCAAATGCAATATGCAAGCATTTTTGTTAACTCATGCTTTCACATGAGATCAGACTATACCTTCATCCACTAGGGATGGTCTATTGTAGTCGTTGAACCTCTTTCTTGGTGTATATGTGTCTAAGTAATCAATAAAAACTTGTCTTTTTCTATTTAAACATAGTGTATGATTTTCATACATAAAGTTATATAAATTAAGTGTATCATGCAAAGAATGCTGTGTAATATAACACTCACTACTTTGCTTAATAGTTTTATTTTTTACTGGTAATATTTTTAATAAGTCAATAATAAATTCTTTTGAGCCTGAACAAAAACCTGATTTTAGGATTTTCCAATCACTATTTTTTAAGTTTTTGTAAGCTCCAACTGTACCGTCACCGTCAAAATAACCTCTAATAAAATGATGAACTAATTCATCCTCTAGTATAGGTATTCTTATTGTTTTAGTTTTAGCTGGTGTACATCCTAAATTATTTAAATCATTATACATTTGAGCTGATGTTATTTGAGCTTTCCATATATATTTTTTAAATACTTTTTGATATTCACAATTAGGAGAATTATTTGATCCAACATCTAATAAAAATTGTTCTACCCAATCTTTATCTTTTGATGAAAAAATTATTTGTCCTGATTTACTTGCTTTTTTTGTAATATTACCATCAGCAAAGAGAACACCTAACCAATATGCTTTTTTTTCTGTATCTATTACATTAAAAAAGTCATCTTGACAAGTGTATTTCATTGATGATTCAGACAAAGTTCTTGATTTTATATTATTTCTTTTTAAAATTGCAAATACAGTTTTTACATTTACACGTAATATACTTGCAATCTTTTTACCTGATAAATTATCAGTAACATAATAATCAATTACTTTTTGTTCTAATTCTATTTTCATATATGTAAGTATTTATGTTACAATATACCAAAAATAAACCATATAACCAAGAAATTTGGCTGCGGATTTCCCATTTGGACATCTCTATCTTTTTTACTATACCTGAGTAATTAATTCAGCCACATACTACCTCACGGTGCATGCTTAGTAGATAGAGCTTTAGGGAGTCCCCGTCAATTTAAGACATTTTACACATACATTACTGCATGAGGAGCCCTAGTTGAGCTCATGTTTCAGTAAACCATGCCTATGATCATCACTTAATCCAGTCCAGAAATCCTCATTAATAGTAAGCTGATAATTGATATTATGCTTACTTACACCAGCAGTTGGAACTCTTTTATTATCCCATACTTTATTCAACATAATTAAAAAGAACCCATAATAGGGCTCCTTCAACATTAAATCTTTACTGGTTTTTGCTAAACTGTCTTCTCTACTCTTTGCCATCCTTTAATGTTATTGAATAGTTTAATTTATCTACGGGATAACCCCAACTTTTCATGCTTTTCTTTAGTGTTTCAACATGTAATTGTAAAAACATATCTACTACATCAGATTCAGCCTTTAAATCAATTAATGTTGTCAAAACATTATTAACTGTAGGTTTATATTCACTATAAATACCCATACCTCTTATAACATCAATAACATTAGGTATATTTTCTTCCCAATAATTATTATCTTTATTACTTTCTGCATATAATAAAACTAACCATGCTTTAGATTTCTCAATATCACAGTTATTTACTATCTCATTTGCAACCAACCAATTATCTTTATCAGTTGATGCATACATATCCATTACACTTCTTACACTTTCTTTTGTCAGTACTACCTTTTCCATCAGTCTTCTATTTTAAATAAGTTTATACCAAGTTTAAGATCTTTTATTAATTTTTCACTAAACGGTTTTTCAATACCAGGATGCATACTTTTATTATC